AGGTGTTGGCACGGGCTGGGAAGGCACGGGTAGTCGGGTCGGGTGGGCTTGGGGCGGCGGGGGCAGGGCGGGGTAGGATTGTCGATTCGTGCGGGGTCGGCTGGGGCAGAAATGGGCGGGGCAGGGTAGTCAGCGGCTCGTGATGCTCAGCCACAACTCGGTGAGCTTCGAGTCGTCGTAGTGGTCAGACACGCGGCCCGTGCCGACCTTCTTCGCGAGGGCCCGCAAGAACGCCTCCTGGAGGAGGTTCTCGGCGGCCCGCTTGCCGTAGTCGTCAGCTGCGTAGATCAGCTCCGGCTGCCGCATCTCCGATAGCCGCACCCGCGACCCGTCCTCCACCACGTAGACCGTGGCGAGGAACGCGCTCAGTGGTCCGGCGTCGCCGTCGTCGGCCGCATCGGCGGCATCGCGGAAGACTGAGCGGCCAGCCGTGGCGCGAGCATGAGAACGCTGAGAGCAGTCGCGCAGGTTGATTGCGTGACGAAGGAAGCCGACGGCCTGCATGTCAAGCCAGCCCTGAAGCAGATCGGGGTCGGTGGCGCGGAGCTTCTCCACGATCTGCTCGGCGATGAGCGCCGAGGTGTACGGACCATGGGCGGTCTCGGCGTCCATGACGGCCCGCATGTCGGTCGCAAAGTTCCTGTTCACGACTGCTCCTCTCTGAACTTCGTGGGTGGCGGTGGGGGCGGGGGTGGCGGGAACGGGCAACTGTCGTTGCCGCCCGCGCTCACTTGGACCGCCCGCTCATGCCGCAGCCTTCTTCGGCCGGGCTGGCGCGGTAGGCGTGGTCGGTGCAGCGGGCCGGACCGGGGTGGTTGGCGGAGTGGACGGCGCCTTGGCTGCCACGATCTCCTCGACCGTCAGGCCGAGGTAATTCGCCATGTCGCGGAGCCTGGTCCCGCGGGGCCCGAAGCGCCCTGCGTTCCAGCGCCAGACCGTTTCGCGGCTGACACCGAACAGCTCACCGAGAACAATGTCGCTGACGTCTTCGACTGGGATTTTCAGGATCTGGGCGGCGCGGGGCTTGATGACGTCGAACCGCAGCGTGCTTGCGGGTGTGACGTCTGTTGCGTCTGCCAGTCCATCAAGTGTTGCGGTCACGTCACACAAGCTACAGCGGGATCGGGTGTTGCGCTACCGTCACACCTCACCCGTTCGGATGATTTGCGGCAGACATTGATGAACCCTAGTGTTGCGTTTATGCAACGCGGAGAGAAGCAGGTAACAGCCACAAGAAGGGCACGGCGCGCAACGTTGCGTGGCCATCACGAGACGGGGCCGCAACAGTCCCACCCCAGGTGGGGACCCGACTATGGTCTTTACTCTTTGCGTATGCGCAACACTCGGGGCATCGAACGTGACGACTGGGCCACGTTCGTCGCGCGCGAACGCAAGGCCGCGAAGATGAGCCAGCAGGCACTAGCCACTCTCGTCGGGGTGGCCAGGGAGACGGTATGGCGTTGGGAGACCGGCAAGCAGAAGCCCGAAAGCGTCGAACTCGTCGAGAAGGTCGCCGCCGTACTCAAGGTTGACCCACGGCTCGCGCTGGCCGCCGCTGGCCTACTCGCCAGCGACGAAGAGCCGCCGGCGCTACCCGCACGAGACCCGCGCCTACATGACCTTGATCCGGACGACGTCGTCGTACAGAAGATCATGGCGCTTGACATTGACGAAGACGACCGGGACACGATGCTGAACCGGCACCGACAGAACCTTAGGCACGACCGCGAGCGGTATCTCGCGCAGCTCGCCGAGGACGAAAAGCTATTCAAGCGGCGGCGCCAAGTACCACCACCAGGACGCGAAACAGGGGAAGGCATGGCCTCCCCCGCTTGACTGTCCGTCGCCGCCAAGACCTTGCCCCGGACGCGAACATTCGCATCCGGGGCTTTCTTTGTCAGTAAACCTGCTGGTCAGAGAGTTGTTACTAATCAAACACTGACCCAGGTCGATGTACGATTAGTGACCCAAGCGGAAAAGGGGAATCCATGGCGAAACCTAAAGGCGAACTCATCCTCGACATCTATACCCGCACCAGCCGACTAGGAGACGAACGCCAACGCTCCTCCGAGGGGCAAGCACAGGACTGCAAGGGACGCATCATCGAGCGCGGCGCTCTCGTCGGCGAGACCCTCAGCGACCCAGGGCGCTCCGCCTGGAACCCTCGCGCTAAACGACCGGGCTGGGACGAACTCATGCGCCGGCTTGAAGTCGGGGAGACAGGCGGTGCCGTCGTCTTCGACCTCGCCAGATTCAGCCGCCGCCCAGCCGAAGGCGAGCGGCTGATCGCAGCCGCCGAACGAGGTCTGATCATCCTGGACTCCGAAGGCGAATATGACCTCACCAGCGCATCCGGCAAGAAGCACTTCCGGGAGCAGATGAACAGTGCGGCCTACGAGTCAGATCGGCTCTCCACCCGCGTCCGCAGGGGCAAGAGGCTCAAGGCCATGTCTGGAGAGTCCAACCACACCGTCCGCCCGTACGGATTCGAGCAGGACGGGGTAACCCACCGCCGGGCGGAGGCCGAAGAGCTGCGTTCCATTGCAGCCCGGTTGCTCACTGGGGACTCCCAGAGCGCCATAGCTGTGGATCTGAACGCCCGCGGCGTCCTCACTTCCTACGGCAACGCCTGGGACCTGGTCGCGCTGCGCCAGGTCATTCTCAGACCGCGTAACGCGGGCTTGGTTGAGCACAAGGGGGAGATTGTCGCGACAATGCCGGGCGCCCCGATTCTGGAGAAGGGTGACTGGGAACGGATCTGCGCCATCTATGCGGCTCGGCGGCACGGGCGTCCGGTCTCCCCGATCTACCTGTGCTCTGCGTTTGTGCATTGTGGGCGATGCCAGAACCGGCTTACGGGCAGACCTCGCGGCAACCTGACGCCTTACCCCAACGGGGAGATTCGCCGACAGTACTGGTGCCATCCGCGCCGGGGTGAGGGATGCGGCCGTCTCTCCATTGACCAGCGTGAACTCGACAAGTACATGGGTCAGATCGTCGTGAACATCCTTGCCGACCCTCGACATGCCACGGCGGTTGAGGCCGCCTTGCGGAGTGCCCGCGAACAAAAGAACGATCTTGATAAGCAGATAGCCGAGATCGAACACACGGCAACCGAACTGGCAGCCAGACTGGGGCGCGGAGAGATGGACCTCGCCAGGCATGACGCTGCCGTAGGACCGCTCGACCGGCGCCTAGATGAGCTACGTACGCAGCTGGCCCGGCTCGGCGACATGCCCACGCTGGAAGAAGTGACGCCTGAAATGACCATGGCGTCACACTCTGAGTGGCAGTTGCGGTGGGACAACTCCTCCACTGACCGGAGAAGAGCAATGATCCAACGAGCGTTACGCGGCAAGAAAGTGCTGATTATGCCACTTGACCGCCGCGCACCCCGACGCTTTGACCCGGATCGGGTGGTCATTGAACCAGTCCGCAACGATCGGCCAACCGAATAAAAAGTGACGGTGGCGCAACACCCGGCAGGGCTGTAGCTTTGTGACGTGACCGCAACAGTCGAAAGATTCCAGGGCGCAACAGTCGTCACATCTGACGACGTTCCCCAGCCCCGAATCCGACCCGCACGGCGCCTGACGCCATGGACCGACGCCGAGCTCCAGGAGCGAGCGGCCCAGATCGCCGCGAGCCTTCCGCCGTTCACCGCCACTGAAGCTGCCGCAGCTGGCCAGCTTGCCGCCGTAATCGACGCCGAGCTCGCCGAGGCGGTGCTGGGCAAACAAGACTGACCGCGGTCATCGCATCGGACGACCGCGGCCAGTTTCGCATGCAGCTAGTCCTGATCGAACGGGCTTTGCGGTACGAGGTGTAGTGCCCCTCGCTTCACCGCCGGCTCCCGACCCGACATGCCGTCGACATACGCGCACAGATACCCGTCCGTCTGCCGCTGCTCAACGGCTGCCAGTGTCGTGGCCATCGAGGACAGTTTCGCCGTGATGTCTTCCAGCGCGGTGGACAGCTCGCCGTTGCGGCGTAGCCAGTCCCGCTCTCTGCCTGCAAGATCGGTGCACAGACTTGCGAGAAGCCCTCCGACCCAGGAGGCCAGCAGTCCACAGCAGCCGCCGAGGAGGGTGGAGGTGACGATCAAGAGCGAGGCGGCCAGAATGTACCAGCTTGGAGACCAAGCTTTCGGGGTCCCCGCGAGGGCCCATGTACCGACGACGAAGAGTCCGATGACTCCGACGCTGACGGCGGTTTTGGAGTATGCCTCGATCTTGTTGTGCTGCAACCTGCTGCCTCCTCGTTGAGACAGGCCCCCCGCCCGGACCTGAGTGACCTGAATGAACGAGGTTTCAGCATGCTCTTCACGGATGCATTTGCATATGCACTGTCCGTGAGGGTTGAACGATCACGCGATCATCTGACCTGCGGTTGTTCACGTGGCTGTTACGTCGCATCTCACCGGTTAGGACACCTGACCGTTCGGGGGAGTGTTTCAGTCATGGCTTAATGATCGATGTCCCCGATGCCAGTATTTGCCGGAATCGACATCCGTCAAGGGTCGGCGGGCGTCGTCACCCGTTCGCGTTCACCTTCACTAAACCGGACACCCAGTCCATCACTGTCGGTAACCAGACAGGTGTTAGGTCCGGAACCTGTGCAGATGCGCCCCGAACAACCTGGTCACAGAACCACGACGGACCACGACCGCTATCGACCCAAGCGGCCAGCCGTTTTCGCGACACTCCTCCGACGTTGCCAGGCGCGCCCACCACTCCGAACCCGGCGGCAGCACGATCACCTCACCGTCGTCGCTACGCTGCGCGACCCGGGCTTGCTGACCCGACCGGGTGACGATCACGTCCGCGTCACGCAGAATCGCCAACCCACGCCGGACCGCATCCCGGCCCAGGTCGTACTCATGGCACAGCACAGCCTCCGACGGCAGACGTCCTCCCGGCGCCCACTCGCCGGCCTTGATGCGGCGGCGCAGATCCTGGGCGAGCTGTCGGTATAGGGAGACGCCGGAAGCGCGATCGAGCGCAGCGGCAGGCACTTGCGCAGGCTATGAACGTTTCAGAAGGTAGGGGCCTAGGGCCCTAGGGGCAACAGGTTGACGACCATCGCTTAACCATGCCGGTCACGCCTCACGCAAGGGCATGCCGGCCTTGGCTGCAGCTAGTTCTGCAATCTCGGCCTCGAACTCGGCACGGTCTCGGTAGTCGTACTCCTCGGTGCTAGCCCAGAGGAGTTGACCATCCGGTAGTGCGAGGGTGACGCCTGGATCTCCCTCAAGCCTGATTAAGCCCCGGGGTGAAGGGATGTGCGGCACTTCCCGAACCACGCCAACGGCTTCCCGTGGCTTACTCGACCGCAGCCAGCACGAATCCGCGATCCCCTCGGCAGCAAGCCACGAAGCGGCTGCTTCGGCGCTGGACATCGTCAGGTTCGTGCGACGGGCAATCTGCTGAGGCGTGACCTCGAAGTCAAGAGTTCCCTCCGCATGGCGGCTACGGAGGTCCGCCACGACCCGCATGTACATGGGAGAGGTATTTTTGTGGTTGGCCGGAGCCTCCGACGGGTTCATGTAGGCACCGTGAGCCCGGCCTCGCTGGGACGACCGCCGCGAGTTCACGCCCCACGTCACTGGCTCCAGGTGCCAGGGGTTCACGCATGGCGGGTTGGAGCACAGGTGGTCGAGGCAGAGGTTGTACGGAATGATCTCGGCCCGCATGTACTGATATGACCAACGGTGGGCCGCGACAGTGCGGTTGCGGCCCTCGGCCATGGCGGTGAAGCGCCCGTAGCCTTGAGGGTTCTTCGCCCCAACCCAGAGCCAGCATTCGGCAACGTCTGCCCCAGTGACCTTCACCCAGAAACGCTCCGCCTCCGTCACTGCTCTTTCTTCCTTTCGGCCACGTAGACGCCCTTGCCGTGGAGGCCGACCACGAGGCCGCGTTCCTTCAGCAGCAGGATCACCCGCGCGGCGGTGCCGTGCCCGACCGAGTACAAGGTGCGTAGGTCGGCGTATGTCGGCAATCGGTCGCCTGGTTCCAGCTCGCCCGATTCGATGCGGGCGGTGATGTCTTCGATGATCTGATCAGTGGTCATGGGCAGCGGTTTAGACACGGTGAACCTCCGGAGTCGACGCCCCGATTCGACCATGACTGCTTCTTTGACCGCTACAGCTAGTTGCACTTGTCCATCTTATTCGAATAACCTGACACGCGAGTCCCCGGAGTCGACAACCAGTGGCTCACGCACCCCCTCCGCTCCTGTCCGCGTACCCCGTACGCGTTCCCCGGCGGAGGGGACACCCGAGGTGGCCGGCGTACTTTCATCGAGCGGCCGGCCACCTCGGGCAGAGACCCCGGATTGGCTGACAGGCCTCGCCCGCCATGACGGTCCGGGAACCCGGGGCGGGAAGCGGTCCAAAGATGTGGTGAACCTGCCCCGGCGCCCTGCCCGGTCGTTGCCCAGCTGTACTGCGCTGCCCGGCGGGCCGCGGTGCGGTGAGAGGCGACCGGGCAGGGCACACTCATCCCTGGAGGAGGACGTATGCGCCACCGCATTACTGCCCTGCGCGGCACGCTTGCCCGCGCGTGGGCTCGTTACCTGGCCGACGTGCGCATGTCGCAGGCCGACCGCATGCGTGGCTGGACCGAGCAGGACCACGCCGACGACCAGAGCGCGCCATGACTTCCGCGACGATCCGGATCGGTCATGCCCCACCAGCCCCACCTGCCCCACCCCGGGTGACCGCGTTCCGGATCGGCGCCGGGCCTCCCGCTCCCCCACAGGCGCGTGCTCGCCGGTCGCGCCGGCTGCTGCTTGCCGTCGTGCGGGTTGCGGCATGGTTGCCGCTGCTGTTGTTCGTGGCCCTGGTGTTCGCGGGCTTTCTGTGGTGAGCGCGGGCCGGCTACAGCGAGGCCCGAGGCGGATGCGTGATGATCGGTGGGCGGATGCGAGCAAGGCCGCCTGGGAGGCTGCGGGCATTGTCCGGGCCGCTGCCGCTCAGGCTGACGTGCCGACTGCCGCCGAGGTGCCCCAGGATGGGTCGCGGTGGCCTGAGGGCTGGGCGTTGGGCGACGCAGGGCGCCCGTAGTCGGATTGCCACGGGCGCCCGAAGACACGGTGAAAACTAACCGCCCGCACGTATGGGCTGGTAGGGCATCAGCATCTTCAGCTGCCGTAGCGCCGTGTGACGGACCACAGTCTTGCCTCCAACCTTGACCGTCGGCAACCGGCCCCGAAGCCTGAGATCTTCGACAGCGTCGAACGAAATGCCGAGGGTCTCGGGAGCGTCTGTGATGTCGATCATTCTGGGTTGGGACCTGTTGTAGTAAGCCCAGTCGAGCCGGGGCGCGGGTCTCATCCTGAAAAGCAGCTTCGCCTCGCGCGTGTCCATGATGTCGAACGAGATCAGCGAGTGAAACGGGTTCGCCAGATAGGCAAGCGTGGCGTCGTCGGGACCAACTCGCCGGTCGAAGGTTTCGACCTTGCAAATGATCGTGTTGCATCGGTTGCACACGAATCCACGTACTGCGTGCGACCCGATGCCGTAGTCATGATCTACACAGAGTCGGCGTGACTCCTCGCCACAACGGTCACACCGTCCTTCGGCGCGAGCAATCAGTTGGTTGTAATCGTCGCACGTCAGGCGGTAGATGAGGCGATGTGTGCAGGGTCGGTGGTTCGGGGGCGCCTTGGCCACTGGCTGCCTTTCAGCTGGTTGGCTCCCGACCATCCTCAGCTGCAGCTTCCCGCTTCGCCTTGGCTTTCTTCCCGTCGCTGATCATCGCGGTGATTCGGGCGCGGGACACTCTGAGCCGCTTGGCGAGTGCGACGTTGGTCGTCTGCTTCCGTTCGAGTGCCTGCCTCATGACCTCTCCGCGCTTCTCGATGAGGTAGGTGTGCAGCGCGTCAGCCGTGGGTCTTAGCTCGTCGAGTGCGGCGGCCCGTTCGAGTGGGTCGACGTGCGTGAGGGCTTGTCTGCAGAGGATGCGGCCGAGTACCTCGACCAGCTCGTAGTTCACTGCAGACTCCTCTTTTGCCATGCGCTCAGCGTAGGCGGGTGGGCGGTGCTTGGGGAGATCGGGATGTTGGTGATTCACTCACTATATGTTCACAGTACTGTTGCATGCAATAGCACTATGAACTATGGTGGAGGCATGACCGCGATCGTTGCCCCGGTAACCGCCTCCCCCACCGCGAAGCTCCACCTCGACATCAAGGGCCGCGCCCACTGCGGTGCCGGCGACCGCGTCACGATCTACACCAGCTCCATCCCCCTCGCGAACGCCACCGCCGCCCAGCTGTGCAAGCGCTGCATCAAAGCGATCCGCACGGCAGCCGATGAGGACCTACGCAACTACGCGGGCGGGCACTCCTACTACCGCAGCAGCGGCACCATCGGCAAGCTCCGGGCACTGCGCGAGAAGCTCCGCACCCCGCAGGAGATCCGCAACGACAACGCGTTCAAGGCCGACTACGCCGAACTCGTCGCCACCACGCAACCCGCCGCCGTGACCGCCCCGGCCGTCGAGCTCGTGCCCGCTCTCGCCACCGTCACCCCGCTCACCGCCGGACGCCGCGAGAAGCCGCTATCCCCGTGGGGCCAGATGCTCGCCGCGAACCGCCGCGCCGCCGCTGAAGCCCTCACCGGGCAGCTCGCCAACGCCGCCTGACCCCCACCCCCACCCGAGAGGACCACCCATGCCGCAGACCAGCAGCGCCACCAAGACCGCCGCCCAGCTCGCCTCCGCCCGCAAAACCATGCAGGCGCTCAGCCCAACCTCCCCGGTGCGCGCCCGCCAGGAGCGCCTGATCGACAACCTCAAGGCCAGCCCCCAGAACTGCCGCTGACCCAGCCGCCGGGAGCTACGTGCTCCCGGCTCATCCCACCCGAGAGGACCCGCCATGCCCACCACCAAACTGCCGACCATCATCGACCCGCCGAAAACCGACGCCCGGTACATGGTCACCGCCCCACTGCGACCCGCACGCCGGTAAGCCCTCCCACATCAACGCCTACCTCGTCGGCAAGGGTCAGCCCATCGCGTCCTGGCGGTGCGACGAGGCCGGGCTGATCGCCGCCGGCCTGTGGGCGGTCCAGCACGAGGCGGTCAGTTGCCTCGGGTTCCGCATCCACTCTGTGGAGTCCATGCCGGTCCAGATCGGCGCCGTCTAACCCCAGCCCCGCCCGACCCGCCACCTCACCGAGAAGGACACGACACCGATGACCACCGAGACCGACCAGCCGCCCCTGCACTGGGGGTACCGGATCCTCATCCGCGCCATGTACGGCGTCGGCGTGATCGCAGTCGGCTACAACACCGCTGACAGCTTCTACCGGGCCGGCCTGTGGCTGCCCGCCGCGATCGGCCTGACGCTGTTCCTGGAGGGTTTCGCGGTGACGTTCGCGGCGTACTCCACCCGGGGCAGGCTCCGCGACGAGACCGACATCCTCACCCGGGTCGGCGTCAGCCTCGGTGCGCTCCTGTCCGCCGCCCTTGCGATCTACAACCACGCACACGACCCGACGCTGACCCTCGCCATCGCATTGCCTGCGGCGGCAATCCTGTCGCTGATCCTGTGGCACACCGACGTCAAGGACCGATACGCGCCAGTGTTCGCAGAGTTCCGGCGGAAGCGCCGCGAGCGTCGGGCCGACCGTCGGGCACGTCGTAAGGGCATCGTGACGTACGCGTACGCCAACGGTGTACGACGCACCGTTGCCGAGTGGCGGGATCGTACGGTCGAGCTGGGCACCGCACGACGGGCGACCGACCTCGCACTCGCGCTCGCAGCCGACGATGCCCGACGTTCGGTCATCGTCGGCGAGATCATGCCGACGTCGGTACAGCCGTCGCAGCCCGGCATCGGACGACCAGGCCCGTACCCGCCGAGGATCGATGCGATCAGCCGCCCGGTGTCTGCGATGCCATCGCAGCTGATCCCCGCCGACATCGACGACGAGCATGCGACGGCAATGCGGCAACTGGTGAGCATCTCCGCCTGTGTGCGCTACGCCCTGGACCTGCCGCAGTTCGGTCCTCACGCCCGCCCGATTGATGTGGTGCGGTGGCTGGCCCAGTACCAGTTGTTCATCAAGCCCAACACGGTGTCGCCGATCGTGGCGAAGTACAAGGCGAACACGCTCGCGACAGGTCCGGACGGCGAGCAGCGGCATACCGACGTCGCACCGTTTTCCAGCGGAAACGGTGCTCGTACGAACCAGCAGTCCATCAGCGGGCCAGCCTCCACGTTCGAGCAGGACGCGGACGACCTCCTCGGCGTGCTGTTCGCCGACGAACAGGTGAACGCCGACCAGCGCACCACGTCCGCCTGACAACTCGTACGACACCTACGACACCCACCGGAGGAACCCATGCCCACCGCCCAGCCCCGAATGACGGTCGTACTCCTCAACGGCGAGCGGCACACCTTCGATGTCGGCAGCCAAAACGTACGGCTCGTGGAGAGCTGGCTCAGGGGGACGGGCGGAGTCCTGCGCCTCAACGCCGACACCGGAACCGTGCTCATCCCCGTCCAGGCTGTCGCTTGGATCGAGCACCCCGAAGCCTTCTGACGGCTTCGCGCGGGCCGAGCTCATCACCACGGCCCGACGCGGTGCCCGCCATCGCAGACGACCAGCACCACCCCCACCCCGACCCGACAGGGAGAACAGCATGGCTGGCAACCCGTTCCGCAAGACGACCCCCATCACGCCCGCCCACGTCCACCGCTTCGCCTTCTCCCACGTCGAGAGGGACCGGAACGGCAAGGTCGTGGCCACCATCTCCACCTGCTCCTGCGGTGCCACGCAGAGCCGCTGACCTGGCAGCTTCCGTGCCCCACCAGCCGCGTGCCGGTGGGGTGCGGTGGACGCCAAGCCAGCGCGGCACCAGCACCAGCGTCCGGAACCACCGATCGAGAGGCACTGACGTGGGCTACGAGACCCGCTACGACGAGGACGGCAAGGCCGAGACGGTTTACGTCAAGGAAGAGCCGGACGACGACTACGGCGACAACGAAGACGACGACGGCGTGTACGACGACCGGTGGCGCACGCAGAACTAACCAGCGCAGGGCGCGTCTTTGTCGGAGTGTCGGAGTGTCGGTCCGACAGTCTCAACCACCCCCTCCCACCCCAGTTTCCCCAGCTCAAAGCCTCACCACCCCGCTACTCGGCCCGACACTCCGACAGTCCGACACCGACAACCCGACATCCGGAGGAGCCCATGCCCCAGAACACCAGCCCCGCCCGCAGCCCCCAGGACGGGGCCCAGGGCGGGAGTAACTTGCGTGTCGGCGCCAACATCGCTTCCGGCCTCGCCGGAACCACCGCGTTCCTGCTTGCCGCGATGATCGCAGGCGCTCAGGGCTGGAACGGGCTCTTCGCGCCGGTCCTGGGTGCCGTCATCGTTTTCGCCGGCGCATCCTTCGGTGCCCACGCGCTCGCCCGACGCGCCGACACGCGCCCCTGACCCGCCCGTCAGACACGCCGGATACGAGGAGAACCATGACCGCACCCGCTCAGCCCGGCACCGCCACGAACCCGGCACCGACCGCAGCACCTACCGCGCCCGCAACGGCAACAGCGCCGAACCGGGCGGCGCGGCGATGGCGTCCGACCGGCACCGAGATACTCACAGCCGCGCTGCTACTCGGCAGTGTCGAGCTGGCCCTGTTCCTGTGGCTGGGAATGTGGCTGGCCGCGCTCGCCAACGTCGCCGTGCTCGTTGTCGGAGTCGTTGCCCGGCACTACTTTCGCCGCCGCAACCGCCACGGCGCATCAGGGCCGAGGACGCGCAGCTGGACGAACAGATCCCCGCGTAGCGGCGGCCTGCCCGGCTCCGGCCGCTCCGGCAGCTCCGGCTCTAGCAGCTCCGGCGGCGGAACCCGCACCGGCTCCCCCCGCGGCCTACGCCGGATGCTGGGCCTCAAGTCCAAGAGTGGCACTGGCTCCGGCACTGGCCCGGGAACCGGCCCGCTGGCCAGGTGGCGGCAGCGACAGCCGAAAGGCGGAGCCGGCACGCCGGGAACCGGTGTCGGCAGCCGTGTCGGCACACCGGCACCAGGTCGTCGTGGAAGGCGCGAAACGTTCGCGCCTGGCGGTGGATCCGGCGCACCGATTCGCCGTGGCCACCGCGGCGAATCGCCGTCCAGCCCGTTCTGGGCGGCGTTCAAAGACGGACTCGCCTGGGAGCCGAAGCCGGAGAAGAAAGGCAAGAAAGACAAGAAGGAGGGACAGGAGGAGACCCCGGCCGACGTCGTCCGTGCGCGACGCAGAGACGAGCAGGTGACGCAGGTCGACCCCATCGAGCTCACGCCCCCCGACGACTGGGCCGAAGACGCGAAGCCACGGATCAAGACCAGCATCTTCGACGAAGAAACCCCAACCACCCGCACCAAGGCCAACACAGGAGGAACGATGCCCGGCCCGTACCCGTTTTCGCAGGCGTCCGAGGACGCACGCAACGCAGCATCCGGCTACCACCGCGCCAGCCTGCAGAAGTTCGGCGAGGACCTGAAGTCCCTCCCGCAGGTCGTCGAGGACTTCGCGGCCGTCCTCGCATCCGTGGCCAAACACGGCGAGGAGTTCGAGATCCTGCACCCGGGCATCAAGGACACCCTCAACACGCTGGCCAAGTCAGCCGGAACGCTGGTAGGGATCTCCGAGGCCCTGTACCCGGGCTTCAAGGCCCTGCACGCCGAAGAGGACAAGAAGACCAGCGACCCGCGCGTGTCCCTCGCCGCTGAGGCGCGCGCCGACGTGAGCACCTTCCTGAAGGACAACTGACCCATCCACCGGTCGGGACCACCGCCTGGTGGTCCCGACCGCCACATTCCAGGAGAAGACCATGACGGCTCGTGAAGTCGGCACCTTCAACCACGGCCCGATCTCTGGGCCGATCAACGCCACACTCGGGGCTGTGCTCCTCGGCCTGCTCGGCCTCGCCACCGACATGCCATCACCCGCCCCGCTACTGCCAACGCTGGCAGCAGCAACCGCCACGTACGTCTTCGGCCGCCGCCTCGGCACAGCACCCAGCATCGTCTGGTTCCGCATTGGCTGCTTCCTCGCCGCCGGTGCGTGGGTCGTCTGGCTCCTGAAGGGGGGACCCGAGAACTTCTGGGTCTGGACCGCACTGCCCAGCGTTGCGTTAGCTGCAGGCATCCTCTCGCCGGCGTTCACACCGAACGCCGTCTCCGCCTTCGTCGACCCAGCCCCAGACGAGGGCCGCGCCGCAGACCGCTCGGAGATGGCCGCGGAATGGGCGCAGCGCATCCTGTCTCTCACCCGATACAAGGTGAAGATCGTCGGTATCGAGGCGTGGCCCGACGACACCGGCTACACATTCGACATGGACCCACCGCCCGGGGTGACATGGAAGAACCTTGCCCCCTACGGGCAAAGCCTGGCCGGGGCGGCGAAGCTGGACCTGGGCTGCACGGTGACGTTCCGGGTCGGCGTCAACCAGGGCGCGGTCCTGATGGACGTCATGACCGTGAACGCCCTGGCCGTGGAAGCCCCATTCCCGAGGGACTACCGCCCCACCTCGGTCAACGACCCGAAAGACATCGGCGTCTACAAGAACGGGCAGAAGGTCTACGTCGGGTTCCGGCAGGATTCAAGCCTGACGATCGGAGAGAAGGGGTCAGGCAAAACAACCGTCCTCACCACGATGATCGGCAAATGTGCCACGAACGTGGACTCGATCAGCGTCGTCATCGACCTCAACGCCGGCAGCCTGGCCATGCCGTTCCTGTACCCGCTCGCGATGGGCGTAGTCAAGAAGGCGGTCATCGGCGCTGTCGCCGACAACGTCCAAGAAGGCATTCTGCTAGTGCAGATGCTCATCGACATTGCGCTCGACCGGAAGAAGTCCGCGTTCGAGGTCAAAAGGCAGGCGAACGCCACACTCCTGCCGATCAGCAGGACGTTGCCGGCGTTCGAGGTCTTCGTCGACGAAGGCGCCGAGGTCGTCGGCGAGTCCGGACCGTCATACCAGCTGCGGGCGCTCCTGGAGAAGCTCCAGCGCGTCGGCCGCGATTCCGGGTTCAACGTTCACTTCACCGGCTTGCGGGGGACCGGCGACGTCATCCCGCCCGGTATCCGAGCCCAGTCGTCCGTACGGATCTGCGCCACGGTCGGTGGGGACGAGGAGATCGCGTACGTCATGGGCTGGAACCGCAATCTGTCCTCCGACGACCTGCAGTACCCCGGGAACGCCTTCATCCGGATCAAGAAGGCACCCCCGGTGCAGTACATGGGCTACAACCTCAAGCCCGACCAGATCGTGGAGTTGAGCTCCGCGACCGAGCACCACCACCCCGACCTTGACCCGCGGGCGCTGAAGATCGCGGGAGACCGGTGGACGAAGCGGTGGCACAGGTCCAGGCACATCCTGATCAGCCTCGGCATGCCCGACGACAGCCACGGAGACGACGACGCCCCGGTGTCAGCGGGAAAGGTCAGCGGGGAACCGCTGGACATCAACAGCGCGTTGGGAGCGGCACAGGCGGCAGCCGAGAAGCTCATGCGGATCACGGGCCGGGCCGCGGTCGGCAAACGCGGTCAGGAGTGGTTCGACGCGCAGCTCGACCAGATCGTAGACGGGTTCGAGGTCGAGCCGGCCAGCACCGCTCCCACTGCGGAGCCGACATTCTCCGACCTGATCCAGGCCGGGGCGGACGACTACGCCGACCGCACCGGCACGACCGGAGACGAGGCGCTGATGGGGGCGATCATCGAAGCCGCGACCAACGCTCCCAAGTCGTTCATTGTCGCGTTCGTGCACTCGTTCGGCGCGGACGGCGTGAAGTCCGGCAAGATCGGCGAAGCCATGGACCGGGAAGGGATGACAGTCCACCGCGACACCCGGCAGAAGTACCTGGCGGAGCTCGTCGACGATGGCGTGTTGTGCAAGCCGGGGGTCCAGGGACTCTACGTTCATGCCGACTTTGTCCCGTAGTAGTAAGCACGGAGAAGGGGCCGGCACGGTAGCGCCAGCCCCTTCGTCGCACGAGTGCGCTTACGGGGCACCCTCGATGAGGGCGCGGTTCTGGATCGATGACGGCATCAGGTGCGTGTCGGCCATCGCGGCGGTGACAGTCTGTTGGACGAGGTCGGGCGTGCCACCGACGAGGAGTACGGCCTGCGCCGCTGCACGTAGCTTGGCTACCTGCGCGGCGACCTGGGCGCGTACGGCGGACACATCCTGCGTCTGCGTGGTGCGCAGTTCCACACTGGTCGTCATGGGTCAACTGTTGCCGATGTTTGCGCGGTAGGCAACCCGGGCGAGGTTCCAACCGGACCGCCCCGGGAGTTGGAAGTAGTGACCGAGGTTCCAACCCGAGTTGAGCGAGATGATGAGGCTATGAGCAACGAGACGAGCAGTAACCCGCCCCCGGCCGTGGACAGCCCGACCTGGCGGTGGCAGGAGGAGACGCGCCGCATCATCGAGCCGCCAGCCCGCATGGAGCACCTGGCCCTGCTCTACGACTACCTGCGCCCGCTGGTAAGCGAGGACGAGACTGCTGGGTCTGACCGGTTCAAGCTCGAACGGCCGGACCTGGCAGACCGAATCGTGCCCGGTGTCGAGTACCCGCCCGCTGGCGAGACGAAGGATCCGTCATGAACAATGACCTGGTTACCCGCGTCCGGGCCGCGATGGACGAGACTGAACGTCTCGCCTCAGCCGCGCTCAACCACCCCGATGCGATCGACTCCGGCGCGAGGCTCGACGACGGGGTGTGGGAAGACCACGGGGAGTGCGTCGACAGCCCGAACATTCCGTGGGGTTCTGGCATCAACCTGATGAGTAAGCCAGGCGGCGTGACGGGCGAACAGGCTCAGCACATCGCCCACCACGACCCGAAGCGCGAGCTGCGGAAGGTAGCAGTTGACCGCCGCCTGCTCGACCACGCCGTTGCCCACTGCGCGAAGTACGACGAACGCGCGGAGGCGGGCGACCGGTCCCAGATCGAGCACGGTGCCGCCATGTACGAGATCGTCGTGCAGCTCGCCGCTGGGTACGGCATTGAACTACCGGAGGTGGCGTGGTGAGCGACCTTGCCGGGCAGATCCGGGCCGCGCTCGCCGAGACCGAGCGGTTAGCCCAGTCCGCGGCAGCGCTTCACCCGGACCCGAACCACTGGTTCACCGCCCGCGACCTGTGGTCCATGGACCACTTCGACACCGCCGACGCAAAACACATGGCCCGCTGGAGCCCGCACGTAGCGCTGGAGCAGGTTGCCGCTCTCCGCGAGTCGCTCGACGACGTCCTGGCCGAGACGCACCTGGTCGTCGAGGGCGACAGCTGGTTCACCTGCGCCGTGGCCACCGAGGAGGTCGACGGCGGAACCTGCGCCGACGACGATGCCGGAGACGTCTGCAACTGCGGCAGGGATGTCCGGGTGGAACGCCGGCTGCGGATGCTCGCGCGGGCGGTAGGGGTGTCGTGGTAGGCGGCAGGTTGCCAGATCCGGGGCCGGACGCGCGCTGCGCCCGATGCGATAACCAGCGCAAGCTGCACGGCGGGCCCAAGCAGCTGGGCCGATGCCCGGGAACAGCAGGGTTACGTGCTCCACGGTTCCAGCTGCGGGAGGAGGACAAGCCGCCCGTACGGCCGGTCATGACCGGCCTCAACGGCTTGGCTCGCACCACCAACACCACCAGCCATCACCGGCAGGACTACCACATCACGGTTGCCCAGCTGCGCATGCTGCTCGCAGACATGCCTGATGACGCCGTGGTGGTGCTGGCGAAGGACGCTGAGGGCAACGGCTATTCGCCGCTCGCCCTGCCCGTGGAGGCTGCCTGGTACGTGCCCAGATCCACGTGGGCGGGTGACACCTACTCGCTCACTCCGGACGAGGCCGAGGACGCGTACGACCCGCACGAGCCGTGTGGTGATGAGCTGCTCGCGGTGGTCCTCGGCCCGATCAACTGATCTCCCGGCTCAGCAATCGCCCCGGCCTGTGTCAGGTTCGGGGCGTTGCTGCGTGTGGGTGGTGTCGTGCAGCTGACACCTATTAATGTAGACGGTCTACATATTTGATGTAGACTGTCTACATGACGTTCTTCCGGATCCAGTCCGCAACCCGCAACCTCGCCGACCTGCTCGACGAGAGCACCTGGGAGTCGCGCAACTGGTCCGACGAATGGGCGCCCGCCCGCCACGGCGTCTCAGTCTGCGGCTCGATCGACGGACTCATCACCTACTTCCAGGCCGCATCCGGTTGGGTAGACGAGGACTGCGTCGTCGTAGAGCTGGACGGTTACTACTCCCACGAGGACGACGAGGATGCCCACGCGGGCGCGCTGCTCGTCTGCCCCACCCGGATCGTCTCCGTCACCCCGGTCAGCGACGAGCTGATCGCCCGCATCTACGCCTGAGGAGGCACCCCATGACCCGCGACGACCTGATGATCTGGCTCGGCCCCGAGGGGCGTCCCGCCCTGACCGCCGATCAGGTTGACCGGCTCCGCGAGGAGTCCGACCGGATCGACGTCCGCTACCCGGACCCCGACGAAATCGACCTGTGGACCGCGGCGATGAGCGCGGCGATGCAGTACATCCTGGGCGAGGTCGACCCGGACGACGCCGGCCGGATTCTCACCGCGACGCGAACGCGTATGGCGTTGGAGTTGGCGGCCAGTCGTCAGCTCGCGGTGATGCTGAGGGCTGACGGCAGCAACCGGTCAGCGGCGGCAAGGCGGACGGGCATCGACCGGATGACACTGCTCAAAGATCTCGGGGAGCGGTGACGAGGGAGGAGCACCTGGGTATCCTGCGCCGCCGGGCACGGTCCCTCCGTGAGCACAAAGACCGTCTAGGTGCGGCCGTCGTCTACCGCAACCGGATGATCAAGCTGGCCAGGGCTCAGGAGATCTCGGAGATCTCTTGCGCGAAGATCTTCGGCCTGAGCAGGGCGGGCATCCGGAAAATCAACCTTGCCAACACCCTGGTGTGGCCAGGGCCTCTTCATGACCTGCCGAGCGTGGCGGCCGAGGTGGCGGCGGTCGAAGCTGCGTACATCGCAGCTAGGGACCGTCGTGATGCCGCGATCCAGTGCGCCGACCGCGACTTGGTGCCGCGGTCGGAGATCTGCGAGATCACCGGTCTGAAGTCGTGGCGGGTCGCTGCCATCTGCAAGTCGGGCTACATGGCCCCGCGCAAGGCGAAGAGGGGCCCGACCGGGCGGAGTATCGAGGCTGTTCGGGCTGCGCGGGTGGCGGCGCTCGGTCGCCAGCGTGAGGCGATTCGGCAGGGCGCTGCGGAGCCGCCGAGCCATGGGATGTCTGGCTACAACCGTGGGTGCCAGTGTGATGTCTGCCAGGCTGCCAGGCGCGTATATGACCAGGGTGTCGCGGACCGGAAGAGCGGGCCGTCTCGTTCTTGAGTGTCGCACAACCGACACCCTTAAATGTAGACGCTCTACATTTTAAGATGTAGACTATCTACATAAGCACGGGGGATTGAAAACTCAACAGAGGGAGTCAAAGTGGCCGAGCCATTCACCTTCATCACGGTGGAAGACCTCTTCCGCGAGCACCGCGCCTACCTGGTGCGGGTCGCGATCGCGGAAGGCCTGTCGCACGCCGACGCCGAGGATGCCGTGCAGGACGTCTTCGAGATGGCCCTGGGCCGGTACGACGCGCTGCACCCCGGCCGCGCGAAGACTTGGCTGCGCCGGGCGGTGCACTACCAGGTGCTGGACATGGTTACCCGCCGCCGCCCCCAGCTGGTCGGCTACGCCGAGGAGTTCGCGGACCGGCCCGACAATGTCGAGGAGACGATGGTCAACGCCGGGCTGTCCATGGGCGACCCAGACACCGCCCTGTACGTCATGGCGGCCCTGGCCGAGCTCCCGCCCTCCCGCCGTAAGGCGCTGGAGATGTGGGCCTTCCAGGGCATGAACGCCCGGGAGATCGCCGCCGAGATGGGCATCGGTGTTCCGTCCGCCGAGACCTACCTCAACCTGGGACTGCGGGCACTGCGCCTGCACTGACCCAATGGGCCCGGAGCGTTTGCTCCGGGCCCGCCCTGTTGGGTTACCTGTATTACAAGCAGACATTCCAGCCCGACCCCAGCAAGGGAGCACCCATGTCCGAGCCCGATCCCATCCGTACGTACCTGACCCCGCGTCTTGACCAGCTTGCCGCCGCCCAGGCCGCCAGCGATGACGCCAGCGCGGACCAGGTCATCGCCGACCTCATCGCCGACAACAACCCCGGCGCCCGCGCGGTCATCGCCGATGCGCTGCGCCTGCTCGCCGCCCGTGACGCCGCGGAGCACGCCGGCGGCACGAACTGACCACGAGAGGACCTGACGTGAACTACGAAATCTTGCACCTGACCACCGCCGACGAAAGGTTCTGGGAGCTCACGAACCCGGTGTTCAACAACTCGGACATGGTCGCCACTATCCGCTCCGAGAGCGACGGCACGATAGCCATGGCCCCGAACAAGACCTGGTGGGTCGCGTTCACCCCGGACGACAAGGTGCTCGGCTGGGTCGCAGCCCGGCAACTGCGCGGCTACGTCCAGGGCGAAAGCCACTACGTGATGGCGGAGAGCCGGCGGCAGGGCGTGTTCACAGCCCTGGTCGCCGCGCGTACCCGGCACCACGCCGATCAGCGGCAGGTTGCTTACGTCGCCGACGACGCCCGCAACCCGCACTACCGGTCTGGGTTCGTCCACGGGGGCGAGGATGGCTTCGGCAGGTTCGGACACCACTGGACGAAGGTGGTCCGGGATGCCGACCCGGAGCCGCAGCCCCCGTACATTTTCTGACCCGTACGGCAGACGCCCCGGTCCTGTTGCAGGCCGGGGCGTCGTCGTGCACGTATGGGGATCTACGTCGCAGGGGTTTGCGGGGTCATGACGCGTCCTCCGCATCCGTTGCGCACGCCGAGGGTGCCGGGCGGAATCGCTTCTCCCGCTCCTCGACCTCTTTGCGCACGCTGTACAACACGTAGGCCACGGGCACCTCGACGCCAGATCGCTTCGTTTTGTGGGCGTTCAGGGAGATCAGTATCTGCTTGGCGGTGGCCGCCATGCTGGAGTCGGTGCGCGTGTATCCGCTCTCCGGGTGGAGGGAGTACCGCACATGCATCGCGATGGACTCCAGCATGAGTTCGCGGTAGGTGGCGGAGCCGACGAACCTTTTCTGGTCATCTGTCAATTCTGGCGGTTGAGTGACCGCTGGCAGGTCGCGGTCCTTGCCGATCTTTCCCATGTTGGTCACTTCCGGCCGCCTGTCTTTGCCGCTTCTCGTCGAGCGCGCTGGCGTTCGAGTTCTTTGGTGCGGAGCGCAGTTCGCTCTTCTTCGGGCATGGCGTCTTGGCGCAGGGTTTCCCGGTTGCGTTCCAGTGCTCGCATGAGGTCGGCCTGTATGACGCCGTCTGCGAGGGCTTGGCGCAAGGTGGCCCGGTAGTTGACCTCGGCTTCTTCGATTTTGGCGTAGGCGGCTTTGACGTCGTTGATGGTTGTCACGCCCGTAGTTTAGCAATGTACTTGGCTAAGTACAAATGGCCGAAAGTACTAGGCCAATAACTTGTGGAAGCCAAGACATCTTGCAATACTTGTCTCATGACGCAGTCGAGCACCGCCACCAAGACCGCCAGCCAGATCGCGGACAAGCTCACCAAGACCCAGCGCTACACCATCCTCACCGGCACGAACGGCAACGAAGTCTTCGGATACCGCGCGACCATGCACGCTCTGGTGCGGCTCGGCCTGCTGGATTTCTCCAGCGCATCCGAGCGCCTCGGACGCCTGACCATCGAGGGCATGAAGGTGCTCGCCATCCTCAGCGTCGACATGGACGACGTACACGCCGAGGCGCTGACGGTGAACGGGCAGATTGACCAGGCGACCGAGTTGCGCGTGGCCTACGAGCGCCACGCCGAGTGCGACACCTGCGCGACGGGGCCGACCCACCGCATCTGGTTCAAGGCGGGAGGCGCGGTCCGGACCTGCTACCGGCACAACAGCGCCGGCTACTGGCCGACCGGTGACGTGGACTACGTCGAGCTGATCCCCGTTGCCGAACTTCACACCCGCTGACCGGACCGGGGCGGCCACACGGCCGCCCCTCCAGGGGCGACAGGTGCACCACCGGGTTCGACTCCCAAACGCCCACTCCGAACCACCCCGACCACCCGAGGAGCAAGCCATGCCGCACGACCCGCTCGGCGTCCAGTACGACCACTCCAGCACCGACTGGGACGGCACGATCCAGTACGTCCGCAATCACGCCCAGGGCACCGCCGGTGGACCGGCCTACTGGTCCAGCGAGCACGACTGCAACCCGATCTGCGGCTGCCACCTGTCGTCCAAGTGCCAGGGCTGCGGAGTCTGCATGAACTGCGACGGCTGCTACTGCTACGAGGACTGAGCAAGGCCGAAACGCACCGCCGAGAGGCAGGCGCGTCGGGCGATGAGGTCGCCCCTGACGATGGCCGTCAACCAACTACTCGAGGAGCCGAGATGTCCAGCACCCCGCTCAACCTGCGCGACATGCGTGACCACGCTGGCGCGGACATCAAGCGGTACGCGACCAAGACCGAAGCGGCGGCGGCACTGCGCCCGCTGAAGCTGGGCGCCGAGGTGCGGCCGGAGCGTGCGGACCGCCGATTTGCTCGGGTCTGGGTCAACGCGGTCGAGCCCGTTGGTGGCGGACGCTCGGAGGGGCGGGTACTGCTCACCGAGCAGGGCGGGTGGCTCATCATTTGCGCCGCCGACTGCATCGATCGGCACCGGAACCCGGACGCCCCGCGTGAGTGCCCCGGCCATCCGATGAGCGCCGAGGAGTCGCACGACTTCACGATCGTCCTGGTCGGTCACCACCGCACCGAGGTGATCAGCATCGGGCTGGACCGCAAGGTCCGGCTCACGGATGGCACCTACGTGTGGAACCCGGCAGGAACGCTCTACCGCGCCCGGTGCATGGACTGCCCGTGGAAGTCCTCGCGCATAGAGGAGCACTCCTACGCCTCCCGCGCCGCCCGAGAGCACTCGGCAACCCACTAGCCCACCCACCCCCGCATTAACCGGAAGGACCACGATGACCACCGTTCCGCAGCTACCCGACGTTACCGAGGCTGGCGCGATCGTGCTGAACGCGGTGCGTGGGGCAACCCGCTGTGGTGGCACCTACCGCTACCTGTCCGGCTCCGAACTGACCGTGGCCAGGAAGCTGGTCCGTGACCGGCTGCTCCGCAAGGTCGGCTCGGGCACCCGCAACTACGCGCTGACCGATCTCGGCCTGGCCTGGGTCGCGGAGCGAGGCACCCGATGAGCCGCTGGAGCCTCGTCGCCATGCTCAACAAGCGGGTGTGCGTCACGCGCCCGGACGGCAGCACGGTCATCGGCGTGCTCGTCGGTGCCGTGAAAGTCCCGGGCAAAGCCCCGCACATCCTGCTTCACATCAAGAACCACGCCTACGAGGCGATCGCCGACGAAGACATCACCCGAGTGGAGGAGATGTGATCAAGTTCAACTGGCGCAGGGGCACGAAGAAGATCGCCAAGGTGCGCCTGGAATTCGAACTGGACGCACACCTGCTCCAGGGCATCCTCATCTACCACTACTCCACCGACCACGACGCCGACGAGTTGCCCGACGATCTCACCCGCAAGCAGGTCGAGGACGCGATCCGCAACGTGCTGAAGCGCGGTGGCATGGGCGGGTTCGAGTGCTCCTTCTATGACGACGTCCCCGCTGGTGAAGATGAGGCGTTCGACGCCTGGGCGCTGACCGCAGTGCGGCGCTGCTTTCCCGAACTGGCCGGCGAACTTGCAGGCTAAACGGCGCCCACCCCCATCCGCACGAACCGAAGGAGCAGCCATGACGCAGCCAACCGCACCTGAGTGCGCCCGAGGGCACGGACCGATGGTCTTGCGCGACATGACGAACGCGACCTACGAGCAGAAGTGGTGCGGCGTCTGGCACGACTGCCCCGACCCGTGGTGCAAGAACGCGCACCTGACCCCGTCGCCCGAACTACGCGCCCAGCACGCAGCCCACGCCACCACTCCGACCCTCGACATCTGAGGAGCCCCGATGTACACGATCAGAAGCACCAACCGGGGCATCGTCCTCGGCCACTACGGCACCTTCGGCGACCTCGCCACCGCCCAGCAGGTCACGGCGAACGTCACACGGATCGCCCACAGCAAGTTCGGTACGACCAGCACCTACACGGCCGTGCCGCTCCCGGCCGGGGTTACTGCGAAGCCGCTGCATCCGAGCTACACGGCCTGAACCGCCCGGCCCGCCCTGGACCACCGCCAAGGTTGGCGGTGGTCCAGCCGCGTTTCAGGCCGCGTGGTTCGGCTTCTTGCTGCGACGCTTCGGCTTACTGCCCAACTTGATCCGCCGCTGGTGAATGTCCCAGAGCGCGAGCAGTTCCTTGCCATTGAGGTAGATCCACACGCGGCGCTGCGACTCCTCGGTCACGTTGCCGTCGATGTTGAACAGGGGGTACTCACGACTAATCGCTTCAGTCTCGGCCTGTTCAGCATCGCGCCGGTTCGGGTACCAGGTCTCGGTTCGCCGTTTGCTCAGGCCGTGCCAGATGGCAGACGCTACGTGGCTCGTCTCACGCGTTGACGGCGTACTGGTCATCCCAACGTAGAGCAGCACATCATCAGCGTCGTAGTGCCTATACACACACGTTCGCCGCGCATTGATTGGAACTCGTCGGGGAGCAGAGACTTGGCGAAGAACCGGGACCGGCCCTTGCGCCAGCGACAAGCCCTCCGTCGTCCGAGTCGATTTTTGGATCGGCACCGGCCTGCCAGACGTGAGTACCGGGCCTTCTTCGTTGCTGATCACCCTGCGCACGCGGTTTACAGGCTCCGGCTTGGTGTCGGAGTGCCGAGGGTTCTTGAGTAACCCCATCTCGCGGAGCCGCAGAATGCTTTTCCCAGTGACAGACAGAGACACGTTGGCCCTGCTGGCGATCTCTGCGACGCGGGGGTCATCACCGGGAACAGGGCTGTGGAGGGTGCGCAACGCGAGATAGACGCGAAGGTCTGAGCCGCTGAGGACGCGTCCGCGGTCGTCCTTTGCCGAGAGGATCGTCCCAGGGAACAGGCCTCCTGGCCTGAGGTCACGATCGGGCCCGAAGCTGACCTCCACGCGCTCATCCGCCGGCAGAACCGGAGTGCTCATCTCGGGCGGGCCAAGCGGAGCTGGCAGCAGCAACCGAACATCCGTTCGGGGCGGAGGAGGGTCTACGCTTTTCATGGGTCGCCTCCCAGGGCGATCAAGGGCCTGGCATCTGGTGTATCAGCACCTGCCGGGCCCGCTTTTTTGTTGTTGTGCCTCAAATTCTACCCTGCGGTGATCAGCGAACTTGCCACCCCCGATCCGGGCACGGCGGGCGCACGGCATGCCCCAAGACCTGACACATCAGCATCCTGGCGATCACACCACGCCCGGCCTTACCGTTGGTGGTACACCATGTACCCCGCGACGGGAGTAGCCATGCCACAGCAGCCAGACCCCGAAGTCGGCCGCCGAGTCGAAGCCCTACGCAGGCGTGCCGGACTCTCCCGCGAACGTCTCGCCGGTCTCGCCGGAATCAGCGCCACCCTGATCAAGTTCGTCGAAACCGGCCGCCGCAGCCTCACCCTCAATGCCGCCCAAAAACTGGCACCACACCTCGGCGTACGCGACCTCGGCGACCTCTACGGACCCACCGTCCAACTCAGCCTCACCGGACGCCAAGCCCACCCCGGCGTCCCCGAAGTCCGCCAAGCCCTCACCGGCACCAGCTGGCGGCTCACCGTAGAAGGCGACGCACCCACCCCCGAATACCTACGCGGTGCCGTAGACGCCGCCTGGCGCACCTGGCACACCTCCCCGAGGCAGCGCACCGAAACCGGGGCGCTGTTGCCCTCACTCCTCGACCAAGCACAACGAGCGGCCCGCCTCCACGAAGGCACAACCCGGCGCCAATCGTTGGCCATGCTCGCCGAGTCCTACCACCTCGCCCAGGCGTACCTTGCCTGGCACGGCGACCGGGAGTTGGTGTGGCTCACCTGCGACCGGGCCATGAGCGCCGCCCTCGACGCCGACGACCCCCTCACCATCGCCGGAGCATCCTGGTACGCCGCCCACCTGTTGCGGGCAGTCGGACGCTCCGATGAGGCCATCGAACGGCTCGCCGAAGCCAAAGCCCTCATCGAGCCCAGGGTTGCCGCCGGCGGACCGGAGTGGGCTGCCATGTTCGCGGACCTGCACCTGTGCGCAGCCCTCACCCGGGGCCGCAACGGCGACCAAGGCGCCTGGGCTGAATGGGACACGGCAGCGGAGATCGTGCGCCGGGCATTACCCGCCGGGTACGTACACCCGTGGACGCGCGTCGGCCCGGTCCTCGTTGACGTTGTCGCGGTCATGGTGTCCGTGGACCTCGGCGACCCCGACCAGGCGCAGCGGCGGGCACGATCCCTGGACCCCGCGTCGATCCCGAGCATCGAGCGCCGTGCCAGGCACTACATCGAGCTGGCACGCGGCACCGATTTGGAAGGATCCCGGGAAGGCACGCTGCTGCTCCTCACGCAGGCCGTGAACGTGTCACCGGAGTGTGTGCGGTTCTCGCCGGCAGCCCGGGACATGGTTGACCGGTTGGTGACCGAGGGCGGGGCGTCGATCAGGGCGGCGGCGGAAGCACTCGCCCAGCGGGTCGAGTTCGAGCCGTAGGGGTTACGCCATGTAACCCGGTACACCACGTACCAATAGATGCCCGCCGCTGGCACGTACCGTCATTGCACGGTCGCGGTGGGCGTCGCCCCAAAGCTAGGCGCAGCTCGTCTACCGCGATCCGTCCGGAACAGGTGCGACGGTCACCCGCCCGCAACCGGGTGACCGTCACACCTTCCCACCTTAGGGAGCGTGACGTGCTCGAACGCGACTGGCAAGGCTTCGACGAGGAACGTTGGCACGAAGGGTCTGCCCTGCAGGCCGACGAAATCCAGCAGGTCTACGCCGCCAACCGGGCTCACGACTGGAACTCGTCCACGATGGTCGTGCAGACCATCCACGACAGGCTGAGAGCCAGTCGCCCCGCGCCGGCAGATGCGCCCAGCTGGCTTGCCGACAACGGCGAGCAGGTGCACATCGGTGACCACGTGGCCCTGTCCTGGCACCGCGACAGCATCGGCCGGATCATCGGCCCGACCGACAACCCGGACGTGCCGCAGGTCGTCATCACCGAGGGGCCGTGGGTCGGCTACGTGCGCGAGGTCTACCCTGCCGACATGCTCCTGAAGGTCCAGCGGTCGGGAGCGTGGGAGTGAGCGTGTTGGAGCCGAAAGAGCAGACAGCAGCGCGGACATGTTGACGGACAAAAACCCGAACATAACCGCGTAGCAGCAGGTCAAGATGCCTGGGATTGCAGACAACTTCGCGGACATCTTGCGGCCCGTTTCCCACTGGGAGGCGGGCCGCTTTGTTGTCGTGTCCTTGACACTTCCCTAGATTTCCTTGCTCAACGCAGGGCTTTTCGATAAGATAAGTCTTGACGGAAGCAAGGGATGGAGGTGAAAATGAGAAACGACCGGATGGACAAAATCGTCGCGGCAGCGGCTCGTCAGGGATTCTGGGTCCGCCAGACCCGCAACGGCACGTGGGTCTTCGGCAAGGAGATCGCCACGCTGACGTTTGAGCGCACCCCGATCACCGTTGCCGAATGGCGAACGATGGTCAACACGCTGCGCGGTTTTGGGCTGAAGTTCCCCGAGGGGAACTAAAAGCAGGTGGGGCCACGAGTGCACCGTGGCCCCACCACCATCCGAACCTCGACGGAAGCAAGAGATGGAGAACCCCAGCATGACACACACCACCAGATGGACGGCCATCGTCGCCTACCCGCAGCCACCCGCCGAACTCACCGACGACCAGCACGACAGCCTCGCAGACCTGCCCGGCTACGGGTTCGTCACTGCGGACGGCACCCACGTGCGCCTGGGCATGACGGTGGAGGCGGCCACCCTGCGGCAGGCCACCGACGCAGCCCTACGTGCCGCCCGCGAAGCCCACACCGCTACCTTCGGGACGCCGGGCGACCCTACCGAGATTCGGGTCCTGCCCGAAGACATCTACCAGCAGGAAATCGCACACCCGCGAACCCTGGACCTGCTCGGCACCACCGAGATCGGCGAACTGCTGGAAGTGTCCCGCCAGCGCGCCGCCGAGCTTGCCGACACGCACCCGGAGTTCCCTGCGGCAATCGGCGAGACCAGCCGCGGCCGGGTCTGGACGCGCGACAGCATCGTCAAGTTCGAGCAGCGGTGGAACCGCAAAAGCGGCCGACCCCGCAAGACCACTGAGGAGTGACCGTGGACAAGTACACCGTCCGCATCGACACCACCTACCTGTCTGGGCAGACCATCGCGGCATACGCCGTCGAAGCTGGGAACGCCGACAACGCCGCCCTGAAGGGCGTCAACCGGCTCAAGAACGAGGGCACCACCGTCAACCTCGACGCAATCGCCCTGCACGTTCGTCGACACAGGGACAAGGCATACAGCCGGCTCGGGTACGACCAGGCAACTGGGACCGTGCGGCCCATCTGACCCACGAACAGCGAAATGCCCCGACTCGTGAGAGCCGGGGCATTTCGTTCGTGCTGGCCATAGGGCCAAGGTGTAGACCGTGCCGGAGCACCTCACCGCCAGCCCTCCGGGCACGAGCAGGCTATCAGGCGTCAGGGTGGAAGTAGAGGATTCAGGGCCAGGCGGACCGGATTCGAACCGGCGACCTCGTCTCCTTCGGGCGGTGTGACGTGCTCTGGCCAAGCTGAGCTACGCCTGCACCCTGAACCTCGCGCCTCAGCGTACGCGCCAGATCCCGGCGAACCTGCCGCGGCGAGCGGCTACGCGATGGGCAATCCGGGCCCGGCGGTGTACGGCACACCGGGCACCACGGGCGGGCAACCCTGCCCGGCATACGAGCCACCGCGGACCTCCCCCACTCGTGCGCGTGGGCAGATTGACGAATCATCTGTCCACCGTTGACCAATGATCTGTCAACCCGCCCGCCCGAACAGCCCATCGACGTCCGCCAACACGGCTTGGAGGATGGACGCTTCATGCAGCGCGCCGCGCCGCCCCACACGCTGAGGACCGCCATGAGCTACCCGCCGCAGTCCGGACCGCCCTACCCGCCCGTACCTCCGCACCATCCTGGGCCTCCGCCGTACATGCACATCAAGCAGTCCGGAGACGGGTCGAAGAAGTTCCTCAACCTCTCCGTCGGCGCGTTGTTCGCGGTGATCACCGGCATCATCCTGGTGTGTTGCGTCGGCCCGATCGCGCTGTGTTTCCTGTCGCCGGTCCTGTCCGGGTTCAGTGACGGGGTGACGCCTGATCCGACCGTGGAGATCACCTCGTGCAAGATCTCCGACGGCGATCTCCTGCCGACCGCAGAGATCAGCTACAAGGTCACCAACAACGGCACCAGCGGCGAAGGTTTCATCGCGAAGTTCGAGGTCAAAGACTCCGGCGGATCGCGGGTAGGCGACGGCATCGACTACGTGTCCACCATCGCGGGCGGCTCCACCGCGTCCGAGTCGACCACCGTCTACCTCGACGCCAAAGGCGGCCAAACCTGCTCGCTGGTCAGCATTAACTGACGACGCGACGAGGACGCCCCCTCCTCCCATCACGGGAAGCGGGGGCGTCCTCGTCGTAGATCAGGCGTCCGGGGTGATCTCCTCGGGCGCGCCAGCGATCACGGTCACTTCGCTTTCGGCTCAGCGGCCAGCCACGGCAGGAACCTCCGCAGCCACCCGTCAACGCCCGGCATCGCGAGCACGCGCGTTATAGCGCCCGCAACGACGAGGGTCTGAGCTACCGCCGGTGTCGCATCAATGCCCGCGGTCGTAGCCGCATACGGCAGCAGCGACAGCAAGGCCACCGTTGCCGCGAACACGGTCCGGGCGGTTGCCCGCCACGGGTGGCGTGTCTGAGTTGGTGCTGGGTCCGGCATGGTTTCCTCCTCGGTTCAGTGACTGGCCTGATCGGCTGTTTCCGGCATGGTGTCCCGCCCGCCGACCTGGACCCTGATCAGGACCACCCACCGCCACCACCAGGCCGCGCCGATGCCCGCATAGGCCAGCACCCGCAGCAGCTCCTGGCCGGGGTAGTCGGGCCCGAACACCTGCTGGAGCACACCCAGCAGCAGGAACAGGGCACTCGACGTTGCCAGCGTCATGATGTTTCGGCCCATCTCCGACCGCCACCATGGGGCCAGTAGGTGATAGGTGGCCATGAACGTGATCACCCCGAACAGGGTGGTCACCCGCAACACCTCGGTCAGGAGCGTCACCGGTGTTCACGCCAAGCAGCCGCGATCATGCCCGCGAAGTTGTTCCGAGTTCGTATCTCCTTCAGCGCTTGGACCATGCGGTCCACCTCCCCCATCTGCTCACGTGTCTCTTCCAGCCGCCGCACCGACTCCTGCGCGGACCGCAACACCTCGGGGTCCACAGCGGGCAGCCGCACCCGCCGCCGTGGCCACCTCATGCGGCCGTGTCCCTTGCTCTTGGGATCGCGTTGACGATCCCGACCGTGGTCCGTGAAAGCTCCATCAACTCGTTCACCTGCCGGGACAGAAGCTCGTTGCGGGCTTTCTCCGCTTCGTACCCGGCGGTGACCGTCTGCAGTTCCCTGTCCTTGACTTCGAGGAGCCTGTCGACGGTGCTGAGCGGGATGAGCCTGCCGGTCAGCACCAGCCATACCGTGGCCAGTGCGATCCCGGCAGCGCCGCCGGGAACCGCGAACGGGGCGATGACATCCAGCATCAGCCGGCCGGGCGGGGGTCCGTGCTCGCGGCGGCGTACGCCTGCGCCAGCAACTGGTTCTCGTGCGCCTCGGCCGCTTCCGCGCGCTGGGCAGCCGCATCCGCGCGGGCGTTGGCCGCATCCAGTTCCGCCTGCAGCTCGCCGATCTGCCCGGCCACCTCGTGGATCTCAGCCAGGATCGGCGCCGAGTCCACCCCGCCGCCGGTGGCCAGTGCGGTTACCGCCGCAGACAGCAGGTCGATCGACGTTGCCGCCGAGATTTCCCGGGCAGCCGACGCCTGCTCCCGTGCTGCCGAAGCCGCCTGCCCGTCCTCGATCCGGTCCAGGCGGGCGATCAGCCCGCCTCGGGCCGGCGGAGTGCCGTAGGCACCGCAGCCCAGGTGCGACTCGGTCCACATCTCTGCGAGTAGGAGATCCGAGGGGCGGTCGCCGAGCTTGGCGTCGGTGATGAGTTTGGGTTTGCCGTACTTGCCGTAATCGGCCATGGTCATTCCTCCGTCCAGCTCCGCCTTAACCAGCGCGAGCAGGTGATCGAGTGGGAAATTGGGGCCCGGGTCGGTGTGCGTAGTGCCGTGCCACGCCCGGCGCATCAGGTCGTGCGTGACGATGCCGGTCGCTTTGCCGTCCTGCATCTGAGCGACGGTGAGTAGTTGCGGCACGATGCCGTGCTTGCGGCAGTCGCGGGCGATCTGACGGGCCAGCAAGGACCAGGCAACCGATGACATCCACCGGGCGCGTGACCATCCGTTGACTCCGGTGATCTCGTACGAGATCGCGTGGCGGTTGCCGGTCGTCGAACCGGCATGGTTGGCACCGAGTTCGGTGGTGAGACTTTGTGTGATCGAGTTGGCGTCAACGTAGTAGTGGCTGCTGGTGCCGTCTGTCCGGCGCTGCGCGTAGTCGGCCTCGCCGGTGTCCGTGGCGTCGTTGCTGGTGTTGTGGATGGCTATGTAGCGTTTCGGGTAGCTTGTTTTCCCGTAGCTCTTCGGCGGGCCATCGTATGGAATGTCGGGATACTGGGCTGCCATGTCCGCCACCTCACGCAACCCTGCGAGCGGTCCAGCGGGAGCCCGCCAGCACCGATGTCGCGTTGGCGTTGCTGGCCAGCTGCGCCCATTGAAGGATGGCCACGACGTCAGCGGTGTCCGTGACGAGGTAGCCGTGCAGCCGCGACAGTGTCGCCGTGGTCGAGCAGCCGATTGCCAGCTCATCGGTTGGTGTTGCCACGTCCAGGCTGCCGGAGTTCGCCGCGACACCGTTGAAATCTCCGCCGGAGCCGGAAGCGAGTGCCGGGTCGAGACCGGCCAGGAACATGCGCACGGAGGCTGTGTTCGTCCATGCGATCCGCCCACGGAAGTCCCCAGCGGCGTTTGCCGCCGAGAGGAGGATCAGGTCCATGAAGAATTCGTAGGTGCGGCCTGCTGTTCCGGCTGGAAACGTCAGCGTCAGCTCGGAGTCGTCGGTTGATGTGGTCGTGGACGTGCGGGTCGCACCCGTCGCCGCCTTGATGATCGACAGTGGTTGCGCCCACGACATGGCCTCATCGATCTCGGCCTGCAAATCCTCGGCCAGGATGAAGTTCCCGGCCAGGACCTGGCCTGTTGAACCTGCCACTTCAGCTCACTCCCCTCAGAGCCCGTAGATCGGCGACTGGTAGACCCGGATGGGGGCACCGGCCAGATGTGTCTTGTCGGTGGCCAGGCGGACCACCGTGAACGTTTGCGGTGATGACGCGCCGACGATGGCCGTGCACTCGTAGACGACGCCGCCGACGAGCAGGTACATGGGCTGCCCTGCCGGTGCGAAACGGTCGGGATGCGTCGCGGTGGTCACCCACAGCGGGTATCCAGATGCGACCGTCACCGACCAACTGGTGGCGCTGTCGGACACGTCGGCGGTCAGCGTCGAGCCGCGGGTGTCGTAGCGGATGTACTGCGGCGACGTCCCATACCGGGCCACCTGGTAGGTGGACGCCGGCGAGGCGTTGATGCTTGCCGTCCACTTCAGGCTGTTGAAGAACTGCCTTTTGCCTTCGATGACGAGGTTGATCTGAGCTTGGTTGACCTGCGGTGGCGGGTTGTCCAGGGTGATTCGTGCCCCGTAGCCCAACGTCACCCACGTTGGGATCAGCGCCTGGCCGCCTATGGTCGCGAAGTTGAAATCGATCTGCGGCCAGCGGTCTTCGTCGAGGGTGTCGCGGTGTATCCGCCACCGGGCGTGATGCGGCAACTGGTCATCGCTCTGGACGTTGACGGTGACCGAGTCCGCGTACAAACCGGGCCCACCGGCCTGGATCCCCAGTCGCGAGGTCTCGTCTTCCTCTACCGCGAACAAGCCACCATCGCGGGTGACTTTCCAGCGGTTCACCAGAGTTGCATCGTCATCTGCCGGTTCCGGCTCGCCGTCTACGTGGCCCTCGTCGAAGTCCAACGCCATGCTGACCGGTGCGTCATATCGGTCCCGGAGCGGCTGATACCCAAGCCCCCAGCCAGCCTCGTAGAGGACGCCCATGTCTGCGCGCTCGGCGTCGCGAAGAACGTCAATCAATGTTCCCGTTGGCTGCGGACCCAGCACTGTGGACTGGGCGGCCGAACACTGGATCGGTATACCCGAGTAGCCGCACTCGCGGATAATGCGCTCATGGGCCATTTCGCCGACATGCGCTTGCAGGGCACTGGAGTGTGTTGCGTAGTCCGCGGCTGTGCCGCTATAGACGGCAACCTCGGCCAGGCTGTAGTCATCCAACGCGGACTGCGTATTCGAGGACAGGCGATTCAAAGAACCCAGCGTCTGTCCTGCGTATGTTACGCCCGGTCGGGCCTCGCCGTTGCGCCAAGCACTGATCACCGCGTCAGATCCGACCTGCTCGCCAGTGACGTAGTAGTGATACCAAAGCTCAGTGGTTGCATCCGCAGCCGGTGCAGCCGTGACGCCAAGTAATGTCGAGACCCCGTCCAGGAGAAACGAAAGATACAAGATCGGATAATCGTCAACTGCGTCCTCGGGACGCCTCAGCGAAAATTCAAACGACCAAGGGGCCGCGACGTTCATTACCTGCGTTTGCACATAGGAGTCATTGAGTCTCGCAGCTAGATCTTCGCCGCCGCCCGGTGGCTGGGTAACGACCGCATAATCGGGCTCCACCATGGCCGCCAACATCGGCGGGCCGCCACCCGGCAGCGCGGACACGAAACCAGTCGACCCGACCGGGTCATACATCCTCCAGTAACCCAGCAAACCGGACTCGGCGAAAATGGCGCGTTCCATGGGATCGGCAAGAGCGTCGCCTTTCTGCAACCGGCGCAGGACGCCGGAGCACTTGATCGGCGTGACACAGTCCAAAGCGCCCGGCGCCCACCTGGTCGGCCACTCGTTGACGAAATGCTGCACCACCGTGTACATGCCCGCGCCCGCGTCCAACTCCAACCAAATCGGCGTGTTCGGCGTCAGCAAACCCCAGTACGGGCCGAACGGGTTCCGGGTGCTGAACCGGCCGTCGTTGGTGAGCGTCGCAGACGTTGATCCGGTAGTGACCAGCGACGAATGATCCCCGCGCCCATCCGAGGTGTCGACCCCACTATCCCAGCGCATGTACGTGGTGATGTCCGTCCACGTCCACGTCAAAGGGTCAGCAGACAGATCGGCGCCCAGAGCCAGGCGACCCCGGGGGCGCAAGGGCGACGTAGGGAACGTGACGGCAGACAGCGGTCCGGGCATGCTCGCGCCGGGCCGGCCGCGCCGTACCCAGTTCGCCCACCGTGCCGCAGTCGACGCCACTACTACTCGTCCCAGGTCACGTAGGTGATCATCGAAACGGCTGCGGCGAACGTCACCCGCACCCGCAGGAACCTGGACACGGCAATGATCGGCCGCTCATCCGGCATCCACTGGAACACGTACGGCGCAATACCATCACCGCCGGCGGTCAGGCCGGGCACCTCAATTACGTCATGCACCCGCGATGCGGTAGTCGAACCCTCGGCGGTGGCGGTGTAGCCCGTCGCCCCCGTTCCCAACGTCATCAGCGATGCCGGCTGGCCCGGCACAAGCGGCTGCACGCCTGCCGCCACATGGGCGGTGACCGTCGCGGCAACATCGGTGTCGAGCAGTTCCACGATGCCGGTGCTCGTCGTCGCCGGTGGTGCGGTCAGCGAGAAACCCCAACTGATCAGCGTCAGCTGCCTGGTCGCCGGAGTGGCGATCTGAAGCATGGTCTTGATGACGGTGCCTGTCGTGACCGCGACCTGCGCGGCGGTAGTCGGAGCGGGTCCGTTCCAACTGCGATAGCGGTGGGCCATTGCCTTACCTCGATGCTTTCCCGAACGCGACGGAGACGTCCCCGCCGCCTTCGACGTTGACGATCTTCCGAATGAGGTTCGCGACCTCGGTTGTTGCGTTACGCAGCTCGATGATCAGACGCACCTCACGGGCACCCCCACCCCCGCCGCCCGCAGCCATGGCTTCGCTGCTTCCATGGGGGATGACCTGCGACCCTTGCGGCAGGTTGACGAGTTCACGTCCGCGTTCGCCGACCCAGGCCAGGCCGCCGCCGATACCGCCTTGGGCGAAGCGGTTGATGTGCGAGGTGCCGATGCTGCCGCCACCGATTTCGTTGCCGAAAAGGTTGACGCTGGGCAGTGTGAATCGCAGCCCGTTCCACCGGTCGATGATCCAGTTCAGGGCGGATTTGAACGCGTCCTTCAGCCCGTCGAACAGACCGGAAGCATTTTTCTTGATCTTGTCTTTGGTTTTGCCGACCGCAGTAGCCCACTCACTGACCCTGTCGACCCAACCACTAACCATGTCGATCAAACCGCCGACCTTGTCAGCCACCCAAAAAGCGGCCTTGCCCAAATCCTGGATGCGCTCAATCCAGTCCTGGATCTTCTGCTTGTTCTCCGGATCAGCAAGCCAGTCCCGAAACTCCTGCATCCGAACGATCACACCACCGAGGAAGGTCGACGACTCCCGCTTTGAACCCGGCCACAAGGTCGACACGATCTCACCGAGGATGTCAATCGTCAGGCCGCCAATCGACCAGATATCCGAGAGCGCCCTCGACGCACTCTCCATGAACGACGTCAGGGAGCCGGATTCGTCAGCGGTCTTGATCCACGCAGAGAAGTTCTCCACCAAACCGGCGATCTTGTCGCCCAGGGTTTCCAAGAACGGCGCAGACGCGGCAGCCAGACGGCCGAACGCGTCCACGAGCGGGCCCGAGATCGCCCCACCCACACGCTCCACGAACCGCCCGAACCCGGCCATGGCGGTGGAGATGTTCTCGATGAAATCTTTCTTGCCCAGCGAATCAAGCAGCGACTTGCCAACCTTGTTGAAGCTGCCAGCAAGCCCACCCAACATCGGGCCGAGCGTCGGCAGCCACTTCGTAGCCAGATCCTTGACCGAGGTGTCGATACCCTCAAGAAGCCGGTCCTGCGTCGACTTCTTCAGTTCGTCGAACTTCGGCTTCAACGCGATCAAAGTCTTGATCAAAGCCTGCGCGTTCGGCGACAACTTCGCCATCGCCTCCGCGAACTTGTCCACCCCACCAGCCGCACCGCCCGCACCCTCAGCAACAGCCTTCTGCGCGTCGGCGAGCCGCCACGTCGCCTGCTCCAGGCTGCGCTGCGCCTGCTTCTGACGCTCCAGAGCGGACTGCACCGCGTCGCTGCCTTCGACGCCCTTCTTCGCGCCGGCAGCCTGCTCCTTGCTCAGGTCATCGACGTGGTCCCGCATGTCATCGACCGCGCCCACAGCCTGACGCAGAGCAAGCTCGGCTTCCTTCACGTCCAGGGCGGTACGACCCGGCTGCCGGCGCACCTCACGCAAACGCTGCTCCGCCCGGGTGACCGCGAGGATCGCGCCTTCCTCATCCCGCTGTGCCGACGCCAGATTCCGTTGCAGGTCACTGAGCCGCTCCGACTCATCCAGCCGCGCCTGCGTCACCGCCTCCTGCGCCTGCCGGGCAGCATTCTGCGCGTCCGCGAGGTCGAGGGTCGCGGACTTCACCTCACGCTGCGCCTGCACCACCTGCCGTGCGGCAGCGGCCGAGGACACACCACCACCGCTGGCGGACAGGCCGTACGCGGTCCACGCATCCGACAGGCCACCCAGGCCCAAACCCAGCACCGCGACCGCACCGCCGAGCCCTACCAGCAGGGTTGTCACCGATCCGGCCGCACCGCCGATCAGGAGCAGCGTCGGCGCCAGCACGATCAGCCCCGCGAGCGCTGCCGCAGCAGCAGCGACCAACAGCAAGAACGCACCGACGAGGAGGTTCACGCCGCCCGTTGCCGCAGTGAGGCCGAGAAAAGACGCGCCCGCAGGAAAAAGCGACGCCAGTGTTTTACCGACGCCTTCCGTCGTGACCGACGCCATGCCGACGATGGTGTCCAGGAAGCGGCCGAACATCGAGGTGCCCGCGTTGACGCCGTCGCCGAGGCCGTCCTTGATGCCCTCGCCTAGACCCTCGCCGAGGCCTTTGCCTTCCTTGACGAACCTGCCTCTGGCATCACGAAGCTTGCCGTCCGAGCCGCGCTTGATGCCCTCGCCCAGGGCCTCACCGGCACGCTCGCCTGCTTGGCCAAGGATCGTGGTGACCTTGTTCCCGTGGTCTTTGGCGTCGGCTTCGGCTTCCTTGAACGCAGGCTTGGAGGCGTTCGTGCCTTTGATGCGAATCTCAACGTAGCCGTCACTCATCAGCAGACCCCTCCTCTCGGCGTCCAAGGTGTTCGATCTTCAACAGGCGGAGTAGGTTCGCGTCCTCGGCGAGCAGGTGTGACGGAAGGCAGTGGAAGCGGTCGCAGAGGCCCAAAATCAGGCGGGCGTCAGCAAGCTCTCCTGGTTCGGCAACGCGATCTCCATCGGCATCGACGCCTCCAGGGACTGCTGCCCAGCGGATGAGCTCCGTCCCAAAGGGGCGGACACACCAGCGGACGCGTCCTGGATCGCGTTGACCATGGCCATGACAAACCCGAGGTCCTGCGCAGCGAGCGCCTCACCGGTCACCGGTACGGGCTTGCGTGGGCTGTCGTCGTCGTCGTCGTCCTCGTCCTCAAGCTCTTCGAGGTTCCAGGACTTGATCAGCGACGCCAGGAGGTTGAAGACCTCCTGGAGCTTTTCGCGAACCTCCGGCGAGTCGTCGGCCAGATCCTTCAAGCTCTGCAACGCGGTCAGGTCGAGGAGCTGGCCGATGTTCAGTCGCCGGGCGAAGACGACCAGGCCCTCGAACTCCTCATCGTCGAAGACCAGCTTCAGGTTCTTGCGTACGTAACCGGCCACATCAGGCCCCACTTTCCTGTGAACGCTTCTTGTTGGAACAGGCCTGGCGGCAGTGGGTGGCCTCCATGTATTTGCGGAGGCCACCCAACGTGATCACGTGGTCCACGTGGGAATTTCGCCGCCGGCAAGGACCCCCGGCACCTGCCAGGTGAGTGATCCGTCCGCCGCACGCGTCAGTGCGTAGTCGGTCAGCAGCACCGTCACCTGAGGTGTGGTGCCGAGGATCTGCCCCGACACGTTGAGGAGGATCTCCCTGGCCACGCTGGTGGAGGGCGCGGTTTTGAAAACGTCGTGGGACGCGTTCGTGCCGTCGTTGAACACCCCGGACCAGGAGAAGGACAGGTCCGCGAGCAGCAACAGCCGCTCCATCGCCGACTTGTCGATGCCGGTCGTGTCCTGCACGGCGCGCGGGGTGCTGAAGTTGAACGTCGTGATGTCATTCCTGAGATCACGTAGCGTGCCACCACTGTCGTCAATGGACATTGAGGTCCACGAAAGGCCGGATTCCTTCGAGATGGCTACTGCCCTCCTTGGTAAGTGGAGGGCAGTAGTGGCCACCCTCCGTTACTCGACTGCTTTTGCGCGATGCAGCAGCAGGTACTCGATTGCCTTGCGCATGTGTTCGACGCTGTCGCCGAGGAGGCCGAGCGCACGGTTGCATGAATGGCACAGGAGTGCCCTGATAAGCCCCGTCTCGCGGCAGTGATCGACGGACATGCGCATGACTTTCCCGTTGCGCTTGGTTCTTTCTGGCCTCTTGCAGATGGCGCAGACGCCGTTTTGCGCAACGACCATTGCCTCATATTGTTCGGGCGTGAGGTTGTAGTCCTTCTTGAGTTGAAGCCTGCGGCGGTTCGTATTGCTCTGATCGCTGTTCCGGCTGTACCACTCACGGGTGGCGGCAGCATGGCAGGGCTTGCAAATGCTCTTGAGGACAGGACCGTACTTGCCTTCATGGCCCGAGTGGAACTCTGTTCGATCTCTTGCAACATGGCATCTGTTGCAAGTCTTTGGACCGTCCTGACGGCCGGTGTATCGCTTGCGCCTGGCCTGCTCGTCGGGCACTGCGGGGACGTAGTCGGCCTGGAAGCGCGCCGCGTCGCACGCCTTGCAGGAAGCCTTTCGTCCGTACTTGCCGCGAGGTGCCTTAGAGAACTCGGACAGGGGCTTGTCAAGCCTGCACTTTGTGCAGGCTCTAGAATCGGGGACCATAGACCAATTCTAGTGGATTCTTTGTCCATTAACGACATCGCTTACCCCCTTTCCCGGGCGGTTTTCAGCCTGTCCTGGTGCCCCGCGAAGTCTTCGATCCAGAACTCCGGCTTGGTGTGCTTCACCGCAGGCGACCCCGTCGGGTTTCCCCTCCAGTCACCGCCCAGCACCACGAAGTTCTCCGGACGCTGCAACGACACCCGATGCGTCGACACCTTGAAACACGACTGCCCGGGCGGAAACTTGAACTGGATAAACCCGCCGCCCACCCGCTCCTCGAAGAAGCGTCGGCCGGCACGGCGAATCACCGCCTCGTCCTGCGACCCAGCCGGAACCGTGGTAACCCAACCGAACTGGTAGGGCTGACAGTCGACCTCCGCACACGTCGCAGGCCGGAAGTGCGTGGCCATGGGTGACCTGATGCCATAGGTCTTGTACGCCGCAGCCGGCAAGTTCGGGACGATGCGGTTGAGTGGGCGCCCCATCAGAAGGCCGTCGCCGTCAGGTTGCGCATCACGGTCACCGAGAACACCAGTGATGTGAAGCCGGCCGAAGTGGTGGTGACAACCCGCAGGTACCGTTCCACGGCCAGCGTCGCCGATGTGGCGATGCGTTGAGATGTCGGGCCTACCGTGACTGCGGTGAAGTCGCCGCCGGTCACGTCGGCGTAGACGTCGGCGCCGTTATCCGACGACTCTTGGATCTTGATAGTGGCGTCGGTGCCGACGAAGGAGAAGACGTGGAGGTACGCCTGAAGGCCGAACGTGGACGCCGAGGTGAAGTCGACGCCAGTCCCGTTCGTTGCCGCCGTGTCGGTGCGTTTGCCTGCGGTGAGCTGTCGACCCCATTCCAGCCCGTACGCGTTCGCGAGCGCCTGCACGGTGAAGGTGAAGGACCCGTCCGCACCTCGGGTGCCGTCATAGTTGAGCTGCTTGGCCACGCACGCCGCCGCCGGATTGCCCAATGTGGTGCCCCGGCAGTACGTGACGATCTGATCGGTTCGGGGCAGCGTTGACAGTCGTGGGTGGGCCTGGCTCGCGGCGTCGTTGAAGAACGCCATGTACTCCAGGCCGCCGTCACGGATACCACCGATGCGCTCGAACGCGCTTTTGTCGATCGCTGTCACGACCAGCGGCTTCGGCCCGCCGCCGATCTTCGACAGGGAACCGATGTCGCCGCTGAGGTCGTATCCGGCCACATAGCAGTTGTCCCCAAGTCCCGACTGTTTTGCCACGTCATCCTCCTAGCTGGCCTGCGTGAAGGCGTCGTTGATGATCACTGGGACAGTGATGTTCATGATTCGCATGGTGATGTCGCCGAGCGTCTGCCAACCAGCCTTCGCGAGCAGGCGGTAACCCGATTCGCCGAGCAGGTCGATGTTGCGGACGTTGCCGCCGAGGTCGAAGTCACCGGAGTACGCCTCCATCAGCAGGTCCGTGGCGTTCGTCAAGGCCGGGTCGATCGCGTCCAGTGGTTGCTGGGCGGCCGGTGTGTACAGGCGCACGGCGTAGACCGAGACCGCGGCCGTTCTTGCCAGACCGGACGCCTTGGCGTACGGCTGGATCTCACTGACCCACGTCCCACCAGTCAGTCCGTTGCCGAGGGCGGAGATCGGTTCGTGGCCGACGAACTGCTCGAACAGACCCAACGCCTGGGCGTGCGACATGAGCGCGTCGATGGTTGCCTGCGTGTTGAGTGCCATCAGCCCATCTCCCCGATATGCCGGGCGAGGATCCGCGTGCACACCTCGGGCGCTTTGCGCTGCAGTTCCTGCGTGACCTCACGGAAGATCCCGTAGCCCTTGAACCGGGTGACCGGGTAGTTGCGGGATCCGGTCCCTTCCAGCCACGGCCCGTAGACCACACCGTTGTCGTGGATGCGGGCCAGCTCGCGGGTGACCTTCTGCGCCTCAACCCGGGATTCGTAGTAGCCGGTCGGCTCTTTGAAGTCGCGGACGAAGCGGACGCCGAGCATGCCCCGGCCTTCCTTCGCCAACTCCCACACCGTTTCCGCGAGGGTGTCGTCGATGGCGGCCTGGGCGCGGCCGTCGAAGATGGGCCCGGACACGTTGACGTTGACCGTGTACGTGGTCATATCGATCGCATCCGAGCTTTGCGCCCGTACGCGATCCACGCGTCCTGACGGATCTGCCTCAGCCCACGGCCCGACGTTTCGCGTTCGTTCTCCCCGGACCCGGTGGTGCGCGCGTATCCGGATGTGCGCTGGATCAGGGTGTTGAGCGTCTCGGCCAGGCACAGTTCCGACACCAGGGCCGGCGGGACGTGCTTGACGACCGCGGTCGTGTCGGCGTGCGTAGCCGCCGTGGTGCCCAGTGCGCCACGGGTGACGGTGAGCCGGCGCGGGGCGTAGATGTCGGCGTTGGCCGCGTGGATGGCGAGGACGGATCCGTCCCATGCCCGTTTCACTGTCAGGACCGATCCGGCGATGTCGACGACGAGCATGCGTTCGGAGTCGATGAGGATGATCTCGTCGACGACGGGTGCGTTCGTGAGGGTGGACAGGGTGATGGACACGTCGGCGTTGGATGCGGTGAGGCTGTCTGCGGCGTCGATGTTGACGGCGGTGTCCATCATGGTTTTGCCGGTGACGAGCATCCGTTCCGAGTCGACCTTGATGATCTGGCCGACGCCGATCAGCGCCGAGTCGGTGACGTCCACAGCGGTTTCGGTGGTGTCCAACGCTTCGGCAAGCGCCCCAGCCGGGGCTTCGTCGGCGCTGTGTCCGAACACGCCGGTGATGGCGATGCTGCGTTGGTGGGTGTCGCCGCCACCCCATGAGGCGGTGCCGTCAAGGTCGATTTCGATGTGGGTGTACGGCGGGCCGGTGTTGGCCGGTTCGAGGAAGTAGTCGGCGGCGACGATGGTGTCGCCGCCGGAGGTGAGCGTGGTGATGCTGATCAGTTCGTCGGCGTCGAGCCACAGCCGCCACGGGCGGGCGTACTGGTTGTTGGGCCAGTCTTTGTAGCGGGTCGCGACCTGGGGATAAAACTTGCGGTGCAGGAACCCTTCGATGCTGCGGGAGGCGGACTCGATGGCACGATCAACCTGCCCGTTGCTGCGGGCGGTTTCCTTGATGTCAAGGGCTGCCTTGACTTCTTCCCTGGTCACGTAGACAGGCGTTGAGATTGCCATCGGTCACACCTCCTTTCAGGCGTCGGTCGGGTCAATAACGGAGGTCGTCGGCGGTGCGTCCGCAGAATCGGCAGTGGAGACCACCTCGAGGTCCGGCTTCGAGGGGTTCGCCGTCGTACGAACACGCGACTGGCGGGGCGCTTTCTTGGGCGCGGTAGTCGTCTTGCGCTTCGCGGAGGATGTCGAGGAGCTGGTACCAGGAGATGGCTGTTCGCCTCCCTCTACCTCGGTGGCGGGTTCGTGCATGGTGCTGTCGGCGGGGGCCTCAACGCCGCCCATCGGCTCGTCTGGCCCGGTGAGCCACTGGTCGAGGCGTTCCAGGTCGGCGGCACCGATCGGCTCGGGACCCTGCTCGCCGACGATGTACGTGTGGGTCAGGACTCCGCCGGTCGCGTACACCTCGGCCGGGTCGTCCTGGGTGATGACAACCGGGCCGGTTACGGTGCCGCCGTCGACCTTCGCGGCGTCGCTAGAGTCACCCACGGTGCCGCTGTCGACCCGGACGACCCTGCGAATCAGTGCGGCGAGCCGTTCGTCGGTGTTCGTGAGGTCGAACTTCACCGTGACCGGCTCGGCCTGCGGCGGCAGCAATGCGGGAGCGTCGGCGGGCGGAGCGTCCTGCCCTGCCCGGGCGGCAGCAAGCGCGGCACCGAACGATCGACGTGATGGCCGCGGCGGGTCGCCTTCGTGGGACGGCCCACCGTGCAGCGTGATTTTCGGGCTCACGTCACACCTCCGTCACGGGCTGGACGGGTGCTTCCACGACGGGCACGGTCAGCGTCGGATCACCCTTGCTGCCCTGCTCCACCGCCTTTTTGCCCCCGCAGTGCGGGCACGCGGGCGCGCCGACCGTGTACGCGGTCGTGCACTTCACGCAGATCAGCAAAGCCATACGAACCCTCCTCAGAAGTAGGTGACGATCAGAGCGACGCCGTCAGCACCAGCACCACCGGCACCGGAGTTGTTGCCGTTCAAAGACGCACCACCGCCACCGCCACCGCCGCCGTACAGGCCGCCGGCAACCCCGGACTGCGCCACGGTCGTGATCGACCCGGCACCACCACCCGCACCACAACCACCCAATGCCTGACCGGCGGTAGCAGCCGTGCCAACAGTCGGCACGGTGGTGTCGACGACACCGCCGGTGCCGCCGCCAGTGCCGACGTAGTTCGAGCCGCCAGTCCCGCCGGCACTCGCACTGTCACCAGAGGTGATGCCACCGCCAGGGCCACCACCGGCGCCGGTTATCGCAGCGGAAATGCTGGCCCCGGTGCCACCGGCACCGCCGGACGTGGACGCGGCCCCACCGGGGGTGCCCGCCGTTGATCCGGATCCGGCGACACCACCGGTGCCAACCGAGGCCGTGCCGCCAACCGCAGCCGTTAATGTTCCGGCCGCCCGGGCGAAAGCACCGAACGTTGTGGCGACACCCGAACCGCCTGCGGCACCGCTGGTGTCGTCCGACGTACGCGCGGCACCACCGGCACCACCGGTGCCGATCGTGACCGCGACCGTTGCGGTCAGAGCTGATGCCAGGAACCGGTATGCGGTCACCGACCCGCCGTTGCCGCCACCACCGCCGCATCGGACGGTTCCGGCAGCGCCACGTCGACCACTGGCCCCGCCACCACCGCCGGCGATGAGGAGGACTTCGACGATCCGGGCCCCGGACGGTTTCGTCCATGTGTCCGTCGCGGTGAAGACCTGCGTGTCGCTGCCCCGGTCCAATGTGTGGAAGTAGTCGGTCATGTCAGCCGACCAGGTGGGCTGCGACGGAGTAGCTGATCGAATCCGCATCTGCGTGGGTCATGGTGATGCGGATCGTTTCCGGAACGACGTCACTTGCGGCGCCGTTCGCGACGGTGGCGATACCGGGGTAAATCTTGAGAATTGTTGTTCCGGTTCCGGTGATCGCCGAGCCGGTGAGCAGGTTGTAGTAAATGCCGGACAGCGGGTCGTAGCCGTCGATCGTCGGGACCACCGACGGTGATGCGGTGATCGCGGTGACGTCGATGACCAGGTGCAAACCCCGGTTGGGTCCGCACCCGACTGTGACGGCGGTGGGGGTGGCGGTGCGTGCGGCGGATGCGTACACCGTCACCGGTGGCGTCTGCCTCATCACGGTCATGGCCGCACCGCCGCACGTCCGGACATGCCGGGGGCGGGGCGGGCCCCGGCGTGAGCCGGGACCTTCCCCATCCGGTCGGCGACGTCAGCCATCAGGCGGCCACCAGCGTTGCGCCCGAGTCCAACGGAACCCAGTACACGACCCAAGTGATCTCGCCGTCGGTACCAGCCGACACGGACTCGATCTGACCCACCGGAATGGGCACGATCCCAGCCAGGGAGATCGTGGACACGGTGGTATTCGAGCCGCCAGTGATCGCCGCCGCCGGTGACGCCATAGACAGCACCGCACCAGCCGGGGTGTCGTTGGTGCCGAGGTCAGTGGCCGTGCACAGATCCATGGTGGTGCCCGTGGTCGGGTTGCTGACCAGCTTGTAGCTGTTCGCCACCGTGATTGCGGTGTCGACGATGCCGTAGATGGCGGTGATACCGACCCGGCCTCCGGCAACGGTGAACAGGGCTACCGTGGTCGCGGCGAGCGTGCCGGTCGCTTTCGCGACCCGCCGGCCCAGTGCCGGCAGCGGCTCGGATGTGCTCGACCCAGCCGTGTTGACAGCCCGGCACTGGTCGAACACCGCCGACGTTCCGACGTAGGCGCCGTTGAATCCGGGCGCCGTCGACAGCGTCACATACGCCACGGCGCGAGACACGATGCCGGTGTTGGACGCGTGGAGGTTGACTGCTGCGGCCTGCGTCGCGTGGCGCTGCCGCAGCTCGCTGCGTCGGATCTTCGTGTTCGTCGCGGCGGCGGTGGACTCGATGCAGCCCGTGGCCATGAGGCCGTCGATCTGGGCGTCGTCGATCTCAACACCGTCCACAACGGCGGAGATGAGGATTCCGGACTGGATCGCGTCACCCGAAGCGTGCGAGCGGCAGATGTAGCGGACTACCCTGCAGCGGGCGGCACCAGTGCTGATGATCAGCGGGTCCACGAACTGTGTCGTCGAAGCCGGTTCGCGGACCTCAACGTCTTCGAGGAGGCAGTCGGCGCCGGTCACCGCAATCGCGTTGACGACGTCGATCGTCCCGGTCGCGGTGATCAGAACGTTCTTGACCGTGACGTTCGCGGCGCTGATCAGCCACGTCGATGCGGTGTCAGTCGCGTACGTGAACGTCGGCCGGCTGGAGCCGCTGCCGAGGCCGATGACGGTCACTCCGGCGATGTCCATGGTGATGTCACCGGCCGCGTTGACGGTCTCCGCGTGGCTGGGCATCACATACACGGTGTCGCCCGAGGTGACCCGGTCGGAGGAGAACGCGTAGGAGAGGGTCGCGAACGGCAGCTCTTTCGTTGTGCCGTTCGCCGCCGAGTCTGCGGCACCAGTCGCGGTCGAGGAGACGAAGTAGACACTGCCGGGCACGTCGGCCACGTCGGGGACCGCGAAGGTACCCGGCGAGGAGCCGGCAGTACCGGCGGCGTTGACGACGAGCATGTCGTAGAACTGCATCGCAGCGCCGACGTATGCGCCGGTGAATCCGGCGGTGTCGTTCGTCGCGGTGCGGATGCGGGCGGCGTCGACAAACCCGGTGTTGGATGCGTGCAGGTTGATTACCGCGTCCTGGGTGGCGTGCCGCTGCCGCAGGATCGGGCGGCGGATGATCGTGTTCGTGGCTGCGGCGGTCGATTCGATGTTCCCGGTCGCGTACAGGCCGTCGATGTTCGGGTCGTCGATCTCGACCCCGTCGACGGCGGCGGAGATGAGGATTCCCGACTGGGCAGCGTCACCGGACGCATGCGATCGGATGATCGGCCGGATGACACGGCAGCGGGCACCGCCGGTCCCGATGATGATCGTGTCGTCGAACTGGGAATCGGCTGCACTGTCACGGATCTCAACATTGGTCAGTGAGCAGTCCGCGCCGGTGACGGTGATCGCCGACGCGATGTTGATGACACCACTGGTCGTGATCAGCACATTCTCGACGGCCACGTTCGCAGCCGACATCAGCCACGTTGCCGTCGTCGCGGTCTTGAAAGTGAACGTCGGCCGTGACGTGCCTCGGCCTAGGCCGACGACCCGTACCCCGGCGATGTCCATCGTGATCGACCCGGCGGCAACGACGTCCTCCGCATGGCCGGGCATCACATAGACGACGTCACCAGACGTGACCCGGTCGGACGAGAACGCATACGCCAGCGTCGCGAACGGCAGGTCGGGGCTGATACCGGCCGTTGCCGCGTCCGATGCGGACGTTGCGGCGGAGTCGACGAAGAACACGTCTCCGGGGACCTGGTCGATACCGGCGATCGTGAACGGTCCGCCTGCGGTTTTGCGGGAGAACAGGGGCGAGAACTTGCCCTGCGTGGAAGCCATGTGGTGTCTCCGTTTCGGGGTTTAAGACCCTTGTTGGAGACCGCCCGGCACGTCGGCCGGGCGGCCGTTACGTCAGGACAGGGGGGCGGCCAGAGCCTCGGGTGCGCGCTGCACCTTCAGCCCAGTCAGGACCGGCACGATCGCGACGTGTCGGGTACCGTTCGTGCCCAGGTCGGGCACGTTGAGAGACACGTAGTCATAGCCGGCGGACAACTGCTCTCCCCGAACCTCGACCACGAGGAGCAGCTCCTCGGATGCCGCACCCACGTTCGTGATCTCCGACGCGGCGGTCTGCGTGCCCTTCGTCCAGGCCTCGTCACCGTCGAGAGTCGTCTCCGACTTGTAGTAGTAGGTGGCGACGACGTCCAGGTCCTGCGAGGTGCCACCCGTCGATGCGGTGTGTTCCTGCAGATCCACGTCGGTGATGTCGGTGCTGGCGCCCGTCGTCACGACGACGAAGGAGCAGCAGGCGGCATCCTTCATCGAAATCCGGGCGCCGGTGATCGCACCGGCAACCGCGTCGGTGGGGATCGTGACCGAGCCGACGTTGAACGCCGCGCCCAGGCCGTTCTGTGCCATGGTTTTCCTTCTTTCGTCTCATGTGTCCGGTTCGGGGCGACACTGCCGACCCGGGTGGTGGCGGGCTGCCGGGATTGATTGCGGCAGCCCGCCAGGTTGGCTAGTCGGTGGCCTCGACGAACTGGAGCTCGTACGCCCTGCCGCTGCTGAACTTGTCCGCGACGGTGCCGCGCACGGTCATGGACAGCGACAGGTGCGGGGTGGCGAGGGACCAGTCCTTGTTGCGGCCGTCGGCGTAGTCGGGCGAGAACGTGAGCCCGGCCTGACGGCTGTCGCCTTCGCCGGAGGTGACGACCTGCGTGCAGAGAACCTTCGCCGTGATCACGAACGGGTCTCAATCTCGACAAAAGCGGACAAGGTGTCACCGCTGTTGGCCGGAGTGATGGCGGACTGGAGCCAGGGCCGGCCATCGACGCGCTGCAAGATCCTGTACGCCGTCTGGTCGTTCGCGAACCGATAGTCCGTCGACTGATCCATGGACATCATCTGGCGGTCGCCGATGAGGTAATAGTTGAGATCCGCGAACACGAGGTCACCACGGGTACCCAGCTGGGACGCCTTCTCGGTGATGACGAGCGGACGGCCGAGGATCGTCATCGGACCCGGGCCGGCAATGTTCAGCAGCATCACGGGTGCGCCGCCGGTGCCGACGTTGACGGACAGGGTGTACAGCTGGACGAGGGTTTCCGGCGACGCGTACCACACGGCCTGGTTCAGGCTGGCCGGGAACATCCGCGAGTACATGTTGATGACGTTCTCGGTGTTGATCGTGTTGGCGGTCTGGCCCGCTTCCTTCGTGATCGCGATGGACGCGGCGTTGCCCGCGCCGATGAACCCGAGGGGTTCGCCGACACCGGTGCCGGTCATGTACGCGAGGTCCTCGAAGAAGGCGAGCGCCTTCGGCCACAGGCCTTCGAGTAGCGCCGTGAACGACGTGAACGAGTCCTGGAGCAGCTCGTTGGGCACCAACGCGAACCCGGTCAGCTTCTTGGCGTCGAGGACGGCGCGACCGAACCGGGGGCTGGACTCGGTGAATGCCGCGGACTCCTCGCCCCAGTAGGCGATCATGCCGCCGAACACGGAACCCGCATTCGTCGTGGAGTCGATCATCGGGAACGGGACGCGGGGTGCTTCCATCGGCACGACCGTTGCCCGGGGCCGGACCACCGACGTCTCCAGCGACAGCTGCAGCAGCTGACTGCGGAACACCTCCGGCACCAGGAAACCGCCCTCGGACGGGACGACGGAGCTGGTTGCGTTACGGATCTGCGCGATCTTCTCCACGGCGTCGGCGGACTTGTTCCGGTGCCAGGTGGCCCGCACGTAGTCCTCGAACGAGCCGAAGATGTTGTCCAGCGGTGCACCGGCCGCGCGCGGGTTGTACCGAGTCGCCTGCCTGTGCGAGTTGGACATGCCGGTCGGACGGTGCTGCGGGTCAAGGTTCAGCCGCTTGATGCTGTCCTTGTCGTCCTTCTGGTCGTTGTCGCGCAGCATCTGCGCGACGACCCGCTGAGCTTCCTCGGTGATCTGCCGGCTGAGGTCGGTGGGCGGCGCCTGCTGCGCGGCGGCATAGTCGGTGATGAACGCGGTCGCGGACTCAGGCGAAGCAAAGATTTCCTTCGCCCGGTCCGTGTCGGCGATCATCTCGGCGAGCTCTGCCGAGTTCCTCGGGACCGACAGCGCCCGGTTGTAGACCCGGCCGAGGCGGCGGCGGCTGATGCCGAGGCAGGCCAGCTTGTGCCGCTGCCCGGGGCTGATTGCGATGTTGCCCTTCACTTGTTTGCCTCCTGGGCAGATGCGAGCTGGTCGTCCGCTGTGGACGGCTCGGTGTTGGTGAGTCCGGCGACGAGGCTTTGCCACGGGTCGGCGGGGGTGTCGAGCCATGCGGGCGTCGCCCAGGCGGATGCCTGCGCGATCACGGGTTCGGGGGTCGGCGCGGTAGCGAGCGGCTCGACGGCGGATGCGCCGGTTTCGACTTCGGCCGTTGCTTCACCGTCCGCAGGCTGACCGGCCTGTTCGGTGACCGCTTCGACCTGGGCATCTACGGGCATCTCGTCGGCAACAGCTTCGGCGGCGGGGGTGTCGGTGGCCTCGGGCGCGGAGTCGGTCGGCCCATCGGCCATCGCGACCGGAACCAGCACCGGTGCGGGCGCGTGCTCACGGCCCGCGTACGCGAACACGGTGAGGTCCCATTCCGACTTCGGTTTCGCGTCCGGCTCCAGCGGGTTTCCGGCAACCTCGTCGACGAGCTTCAGCGCTAGGGCTTCCTGGGCGTTGAGCCAGGTTTCAGCCCGCATGCGCTCACGCCACATGGCGATGTTGCCGCCGGCGCGCTGCATGTAGATGTCGGCGATGGTGTCGGACAGCGATTCGAGCAGGTCAGCCATGGACGACATGTCTTTGCCGTTGCCCATGCAGAACCCGGCAGCGTCGTGGATCATCATCTGCGCGTGTCGCATGATGACGATCCGGTCCCCGGCGCAGGCAATGAAACTGGCCGCGCTCGCGGCAAGGCCGTCGATGCTCACTTCGATGCGGGCGGGGTGGTTCTTCAGCGTGTTGTAGATCGCGACGCCGTCGAAGACCTCCCCACCTGGGGAGTTGATGTGCAGGTTGATGGTTTTGGCTTTGACCTCGGACATCTCCCGCGCGAACATGTCGGCGGAGACACCCCACATCCCGATCTCCGAGTACAGGTAGACCTCCGCCGTGTCCGGGCTGGTCTTGTTCTCGATCCGGTACCACGTCTGCTGGTCGGCCCGCGCACGCATCCGTGCTTCACGGGCACGAGTTGCCCTGCCCATGTCTGTCCTGTCTGCGCCCGAGGGCATGGTGAAAGCACGGATCGGCAACAGCCGGGCCGTGTTGGTGGCATGCTTGTCGACGCCGACGGTGGTCTCGACGTCGTCGAGCGCTTCCCAGATCGGGTGCTGGCGGTCCGCAGGCCAGGTGATGTGCCAGTCGTCGCCGCTCAACGGCGCGATCGTCAGCCGATCATCGGCGTGGACAACAACGAGCATGCCCACGCTGGTGGGGATCTGGACCTCGGAGACGGGGGTGAAATCCCAGTCGTCCGGGGCATCGTCCGGGGCTTGCTCGGTCTCGTCCTGACCTACCCGCACAACGTCGATGGAGTGGGAGATCTTCGCCCACTCTTTGTCGCTGAACGACATTTCGCGGACATCGCCGTGGACGTCCTTGACCCGCACACCCACACGGCTGTCACCGTCCGGGTAGAAGTCGACGGGGCCACCGTCGGTGCTCACACGGCGAGCGGCTGACATCATCTGCGCGGAGTCGACGACGTCCTGGAACTGCTTGTACGTCATTTCCACACCACGGCGTTCGGTGAGGCTTTCGAGGGTGTCGTCGGGGTTGGCGATCTTCAGTTCGTATCGGGCGCGGCCGGTTTTCGTCACCGCGTACAGCGGCACCGACAGGTATGAGCCGTCTTCCTGACGTTCGCCCTGGATGACCCGCTGGGTTTCCCCAACGTCCATCTCTTCGCGCAGGTCGGTCATCCGGAGGTCGAGTGCGGTGGCGTACGAGCCGCCGACGTTCGCGGTGTAGGTGCCGTCGGAGATGCGGATCCAGCCGTGGTCTTCGTCGTCGCGGGCCACACCCTGGACGGTGATGTCGCCGCCGAGGAGTTTCACCGTGTCGGAGGCGATTACCTCGGGCATGCCGTCGGTCCACCAGCCGCGGTGGTCGCGGGGCTGGCCGGGGTTGTACTCGGCGCGCGGTGCCGTCACGTCCGCGTTCGTCGGTGTGCCGCCTGCGGGTGCCTCCGTGCGGTTCGTGTCGTCAGGCTCGTCAACGACCTTGCCCAGCAGCACGTCAACGACATCGTCGGCGAACGCAACCCGGATCCGGTCGAAGGTGACAGGCCCAACCCTGTCGGTGAGCGCAGCAACCTGGGCAACGTCGTCGGTGTGGATCAAGGTTGTGTGCGGTGTCCAGGGCGCGTGCTGCGGCGGCAGGTCCAGCCCGGCAACATCGGTGACTGCGGCAAGGATGGCGTCATGCGCGGGGTCGAGCCCGGCACCGGACAGGCCAAGGGCGATGCACGTTTCGCGGTCGGTCGCGTCGCCGGGGTTGAACACGGACAGGGCGAAGCCGTCAGCTTCGATAGGTGCCCGGCCTTCGGCGTACGCCTGGACCGCGTCGAGGATCTGCGCGCGCGCCTCATCCGGGATGTCGGCCGCTTCGCCGAGGTAGACGAGGGTGGTGTGCAGTTGGGTCGGGCATTCGCCGCCGTCAACAGCGAGCCGGGCTGCGTCCTGGATGCTGGGGGCGAGGGCGATCATCGCGCCCGTCATCGGCGCCTGCATGGCGTTCATCCGGCCGCCTCGTTCCAGGTGGCCTTGACGGTGCCGCGACAGCGGTTACGTCCGAGGCATGCGTGGTAGGGGCCGCCGGCATACGCCTTCCAGGCGTCGAGCCAGGTGTCGAAAACGGTTCCATTGATGTCTTTGCATGGCTTACAGGTCGCCCGGTCTAAAACTTCTGAACTTGCGTAGATCGTTTGTGGAACGTCTTTGACCGTCTCCAGCCGACCGACGTTCTGCGCCCGCGTCATCGCCGCGCCCAGCTGCTCACGCAGGTACGCATCCGACAGCCCGGCAAGGTGCTCGCCAACCTGCTCGGCAACCTGCTCCGGGGCGACGCCAGGGGCGTACACGCGCACCGCTTCACGCCCGGCCGCCTGCGCGAGACCCTGACCAAGGAGCTCGGCAACTGTCTCAGCGACCGGCTTCAGGCCGGGGAACGCCTTCGGGACAGGCAGCTTCTTGCCCTGGTCGGCAGCTTCCTTAACCATCTGCTTCGCGGCGGTCGACGCCATCGCAGCCATCGCCGCCGAAAGGACCGTGGCAGCAGCCGCGGTCGACACGACCAAGGCGGCCAGCGCAACCACGGTGCCAGCAGCAATCGCCGCAGTGATCTGGGCGAGTAGCTCCGCCTGCTGTGCGGCACTGATGCCAGCCCACACGATCAGGAGCGCGGCGAGCGCCTTCTCCCAGTCGTCCTGCACCTGCTGCAGTTCCGGATCATCGACCTGTACCGGCTCGGGAGCGGGGGCAGCGTTGAGCCACGACAGCTCCAGCACCGACTTCGGCTTGGGCGCGGGCGCGGCCGGCTTGGTAGCTGGCTTGCCACCACCGGGCTGCCCGGCACCGAACGCGGGTGCCGGGGGTTCGGGCTTCTCCCACACCATGCCCTCGGGCAGACCAAGCGGCTTGATCAGGGACTCGCCGGTGAACCCAGCCGACACGTACGCGGCCGTGGCGTTGGCTTTCGACTCCCGCTCGCGGTCGCGTGCTTCAGCGTCCGGCGGTACCGGGTCGTCGTAGTCCCACTCCAAGCCTTCGGCGGTGGGTCCGTACTTCGGCAGGAGCTGGAAGTTCAGCATGTCCTTGATGCGGTCGAGCCTGGGAATCGTCAGGTACTCGGCGAACATGACCTTGCCGGACTCGGCATTTGACCTGTTGACGTTTTCGGTGACGCCGAGCATCGACTTGGAGACGCCGTACGCGACGAACAGTTTGTTGTCGCCGACCTCGGCCAGCTCGACGAACTGCATGTCGCGCATGGTGTATTTGCGGTCGACCCACTTCATCTTGTTTTCCAAGATGGCCACACGGTGCGCGTTGTCGATGCCCTGGTGTGCTTCGGCCCAACGGTCGCGGAACTCGTTGAACTCGTCGTCTCCGAGTCTTTCCTCAACCTCGATGATGCCGCCGGGCTCAGCGCCGTTGACGAAGAAGTTGCGGTTCCATTCCTCGCTGTACCGCTGCGAATCCAGGGTCCGCATCAAAGCCTGCACCGGGCCGAGACCTCGGTAGATGTTGTCGGGGTCCGGCATCCGCATCTGGATGACGTCCTCTTTGCCGAGCGGTACTTCTTCGCCGTCGGGTGAGGTGTAGATGTAGCCGAGCAGGTAGTCGGTCGGCGACACCGCCGGGCGCATCCGGTGCGGCGGGACCGGCCACAGCTCCAGCGGCAGATTCTTCATCTGCGGGCTCTTGGCGATGACGATCCAGCCTTCGCCGGTCAAGTCGACGTGCTGCTGTTCCGTTTCGACGAAGAGCCTGTTGGTGAAGAACTCGTTGGGCTTGTTCCACAGGTCGATGCACGCGTGCGAGGTGACCTCGGTGCGGTCTTCTTTCTTGCCGCTTTTGGCTTTGCGCCACAGCCGCCAGTTGACCGCAGCGGTTGCGGTCGAGGTGCGGTTGACGATCCCGAACAGGGTGCCGTTGGACCCGTAGGCACGTAGTTGAGCTTGCTGTCCGCGCGGGGCGTACGCGTGGCGTCCGCCGGTGAGGGCTGCGCTGCGGGAGACGAGCGGTACCGGTGCTTTGTCGACGATCGTGCCGAGCAAGCTCCTCACCGCCGACTGCCGGGCGGCGTGGACGTCAGGAACTCCAGGACGAAGCACGAGACGCCGGCGGCTGCGATGCCTGCGGGGATGGACAGCAGGCCTGCGGATACGGACAGCAGGGCGAGTCCGCTGATTTGGAGGCTGGCGGAGCGGAGGGTGACGGCTTTGGCTTTGGCTTTGGCTGCGGCGGTTCGCGCGCGGGCGAGCATGGCGGGCAGCGGGTTGCGGATGGTCCGGGGCGCTGCGTGCGCGGCCATCGTCATGACGCGTCCGGCCTGTACACGGCGAGCGCGGCTACGTCCTCAACGAAGAGGACCTTGTCCAACTGGGGACACTCTCCACGGAGTCGGTCTCGCATGTCCGCGAACTCGTCGTCGTTGAGCCTGCGGTTCAGTGCGATGAGCAGGGTGTCGCCGGGCCGCACAACGAGCCCTTGCATGCCTTCGATCACCATGCCCGTCACCCCTGCCGCGTAGCGCCCTGGTGGTGACCGTACTAACTGATTGATCAGTCAGTACCATGAAACTGGTGCGACGGCTGATCTTCGCTACGGCAACCAAGAAATACGGCGGCAGCACGCACTTCCACGCCCCACATCACGCGTTATCGCGCACCAACCCGCACGGTCACGCGGAAACACCGAAGGGAGCGCCATGGCCTCATCCGAGAAACCCGGCAGGACGCCGAGGCAACCGCTGGCCACACCTGACGAGGTAGCTGAGTACCTGAACATCGAGACGACCACGCTGCGAAGCTGGCGACGCAGAGGCGTCGGACCCGCTTGGACGTACGCCGGCGGCTTGTGTCGCTACGCCTGGGCCGATGTGGACGCTCACGTCGAAGCCGAACGGAAGGTGCCCGGCGGCACGGCGGGCGAGGTATCGGCGTGAGCCAGCAGCCCGGAGCCTTGGCCGATCCGGCCGCTACCACCCAACCAACCGAAAGGAACGTTCGCTTGAGCACGCTCGATGTACACCCGGTCGCCGACCTCTTCCCGATGCTCGCCGACGACGAACTGCGCGAGTTAGCCGCCGACATCAGGCAGCGCGGTCTACTACAGGCGGTCGTCCTCGACGGTGAGGGCAGGGTGCTCGACGGCCGCAACAGGCTGGCCGCGTGCAAGTTGGCCGGGGTCGAGCCGGAGTTCACTACCTACAACGGCGACGACCCAGACGGGTACGCACTGTCGGTCAATATCGCTCGGCGGCACCTGACCAAGGGTCAGCAAGCCATGGTGGCAGCAAAAGGCGCCGTAGTCTCCGGCAAACCACAGCGTTGGTTTGAAACAAACCAAGGCGTTAGTCATTCCCGTGTGGCGTTCGCGAAAACGGTTCTGGATCATGCTCCGGACCTAGTGGACGCGGTGATTGCCGGAGCGTCCGGTCTCGACGAGGCATACAAGGTCGCCCGCGAGCGCAAGACTGCTGCCGACTCCGTCGAGAACCAGCTAGCCCGCCTGCGTGCCGAAGACCCAGAGCTGGCCACCCGCGTCATCGAAGGCGAACTGACCTTGCCTGGCGCGTGGGCTGAACGCAAAGCCCGCGCCGAGGAAGAAAAACGCCGACGACGCGTTGCGACACATCTGCTGTGCGAGATCGTCCCATCCCTCGCCCAAACCCGGGACACGCCAGCCGCAGCCGAATACGACCCCGACGAGGTACTACCCGGGCGGACCATCACCCGCGAAGTCATCAACGATGCCATCACCGCCCTCCAGCAGATGGCCGACACCTGGAAGGAACGCGGACTTCAGTGAGCACCGCAGACGCACGCCTCCGGGAACTGGTCGTCCAAGCCGCAAGAGCCGTCACAGACCAAGTAACCGGACGGTTCGACAACAAGAACCTCGTCGACGAAATCAGGGCACGCCTCGCCGACGAATCGGTCATGGGACACGTCCGTGACGCCGGGGCTGACCTGCTCGCCAAGAGTTTGGCCACCGGGTTCGCGAAGAAGCGCAACCCGAAGCCCGGCAAACCGTCAGGGATGTTCCACCCGGAGGCGATCCTTTCGCTCGGCGACGGCAAACGGATCTGGATGGAGTACGCCACCGACCGGGACTTGATCGAGTGGGCCCGCCAGTCCACGAGAAACCTTGCCAGGGTCGCGAACGCCGAAGGTGACCGTCAGACGTATGTCGCGGACCGCCTCGGCGTCATGCGCGACCATCCCGGATGGCTCCTTGGCCGTGTCGAGCGGGAACTCTTCGATTACGCCGAAGAGTCGGACTTCGACGACTTCGACGACGGCGATCTGTCTTGACGCATGCAATGAGCGCCGACCTGATCGCCTGGCTTCGCAAGCAGTTGGACGCCGACGAGCAAGCCGCCCATGCCGCAACGCCCGGCCCGTGGACGGCTTACGGCACCAGGCACGTTGGCGTCGAGCAGCTCGGCTTCGATGATGGGCACCTCATCTGCGAATTGGAGCAGTGCCCCGACCATGAAGACCGACGAGCTACCGACGCTTGGCACATCGCCACCTGGAACCCAAGGCGAGTGCTGGACGAACTCACGGCAAAGCAGGAACTGCTCGACATGCACGAGCTACACATCGTGCCCGACATGGAAATCGTGCCACCTCTCACGTCGCAGCCGACTTCCCTGGCCTACCGGCTCACTGGCACGAGCCATCGCGCTTGCAGGGCGTGTGACATCTGGCTTGATGGCTCAGCGTGTAGAGCCGTTCGCCTCCTTGCCCGCCCGTACGCGGACCGTCCCGGCTGGCGCGAGGAGTGGGCGTCATGACCCACAACCTGGACGGTCTCACCGTCGAGCAGCTGCGCACCCTTGTCCGCACGATCGACATGTACGGGCAGGGCTTCATCTGGCATAACCCGCGCACTGGAGAGGACATACTCCTCCCGCCTGCCGATGTGACCGTGGTGGTCGGCGCGCCTTCCGCGTACACATACCCCGAGATCACCAGGTATGGCAGCGCCGTCATGAGCCAGGCCGACGACGGCACCATCACGGTCTCGCAAGCTGACAACCGCATCGGCGTTTCTGGTGACCTGTGGGATCAGTTGGACATGCCCCACAAGCGCCCCGACGGGACCCTATGGCTCGACACGGCAGGCGAGTACCGGTACCGGCGGGTCGGCACTTACTTCCAGGCAGACGTGTTGGTCTTCGACCGCCTCGCCGACAAGGACGGCCCGGCATGAACCCCGGCTTCAACGCGCCCATCAGCTTCGGGACCATCACTCTTCACCTGCGCAAACTGGCCGCCACCCACCGCATCAGCGGGCACATGCTTGAACAGCTCCGCGTCGAAGCCAACCCGTCGATGAACAGCTTCTTCGCCGATGACCTGCTGCTCACGCTCAGCACTGAAGCGTGGACCCAGAACCTGCCGCCCGAGCAGGTCGAGACCACGCGCGCGTACGGCTTCGAGACCCCGGACAGTTGGTGGCAGCACGCCAAGCGCCAGTACTGCGACAGGTGGTGGATGGGCTGGCTCGCACGGCGTCGGCCGCCACGGATGCGGAAGCGAACTGTCACGGGCACGTTCGTTGTTGACCTAGACCGGTTCCGGGTCTACCCGGCAGCCCCGCCGGTTCCGAAGTCGTACGGGGCGCCGATCCTGCAGCATGTGGTGAGCTCCGCTGTTCAGTGGATGTGCAGCGAGCCCGAGGAGGATGCCGGGTTCCTGCAGCGTTCCCCTTACTTCGCGAACCGGTCGCCGGCTGGCCCGGCCGCTGATGGTTCCGGTGAGCCGCAGTGACCCTCCAGGAAGACTTCAACGTGCAGTTCATGCGCGGCTACCTGCAGCGGATGGACGACGCCATCATCGGCGACGGGCAGGTGGTGACCGACGACGACGCCCGTGAGGCCCTCGCCCGCATCCGTGCCGAGGAGGAGTTCGAGACCGGCATGCTGGCGTTCATCGCCCAAGTCGCGAACCGGCCTGCTGGCGACTGGCGGGTGGTCATGTCCAGCGAGCAGCGTGCGTTCGTCAGGTGGCTGCATCAGCGTCAGCAGCGCCTACGCATCTACGCGGGCGGGCGCTCGCCTGCGTTGTACGGCTGCCCGATTGTCATCGACGACACCGCCACCGCGCCCAGGTTGGAGGCACCGTGACTGCCGAGGACGATTTCACCGCAGTGCGGGATCTGGTCAACGCGAGACTGATCAGGCCGTTCCTGTGGGAACCGCCGCCGCTGTTTGGGCAGGAACTGGCGACAGGCATAGACGACATGCTGAGGAACCTCGGTATCACCACGGACCTGCCGCCGCTGCCACCACCGAAACCGTTCACGCTCAGGCAGCTCGCCGATCTCGTTGCCAGCCTCGACCCGCCGCCGGAAAAGCCGATGCGGTGCCGCATGTCAACCGCCGACCTCGACGCGCTGCGCGCTGGCACGTTGGAGGTTGACCCGGAAACGCCCGCCTGGCTGAAGCGGTACGCCGCTTTCCCCGCCGGCCTGTCATCTGGTCTGCGCGATCTGTTCGGCATCCCGATCGCCATCGACGAGGACTGCGAGCGCCCAGTCATTGAGCCCATCCCTGAACGCGACGACACGGAGGCCGAGCATGGATGACCTGATCGCCCGGCTGCGGGACGCGATCAGCGAGGAAGGCCGGTTGGCGTTGTCCGCCACCGCTGGCGCCTGGACGGTTCAGGGAGAGCCCGGCCGCGAGATCGTCTGCGCCCCCAGCTGCCCGACGAAAGAGTTCCCCCGTGGGGAGCAGGTAGCCAACACCCGCCTGTTCAGTGGGTCTCGTTTCCCACGCCCGCGAGCGAACGCCGAACACATCGCCCGCCAGAACCCGTCCCGCACCTTCTTCCGGGTGACAGCCGAGGTGGGAATCCTGAAGCTGCACACACCCGTGTGGGATCACGTCGAGTGGCCGCACGCTGCCGACGACCAGGGCAAAAACTGGGTGTGCCCCACCTGCCGACCCGAAGACCCCACTCCGTGGAGCCCGGCATTCGGTGAAGCCGGTGCTCTACCCGAAGGTTTCGTTCCCGGCTACACGCTGGCCCCGTGCCTGACGCTAGTGCTGCTGGCCGAAAGCCATGAAATCGAGGTACCCCAGTGAACAACCTCATCACCAAGCTCCGGGCCGCGATCGACGAGGATGAGCGGATTGCGGAGGCGACAGCCGAGACGTATGGCGGCACCTGGGAGGACGGCGGCAAGCGCGGCGAATTCGTCACCACCCCGTATGGCGGCCGGGTCGCATGCGGACCGCACGACGGCTGCTGGTACGACGGCGAAATCCGCCAGCACATCGCCCGTCACGACCCGGCCCGGGTGCTGGGGCGAGTAGCAGCCGACCGGAAGATCCTCGACTGGGTGAAGTCGTGCGACGGGTGGGACGCTGAGTGGGACAAGTACGGTATCGAGCCCTTATCGGGGATGCCCAGCACCGATGAACTGGTCGCGGCGCTCGCCCAGGGCTACGGCATCGAGGTGCCGATGTGAGCGACCTCATCGCCGCGCTGCGGGCCAAGCTTGACCACATCGAGCAGGTAGCACGCGCAGCCATCAGCCCCGGAGCGAGCGGCAACTGGCATGTCGGCCACCATCGCTGCGACGAGCATTGCCCCACCGACCCATGCGAAGACGCCGCCGAATGCGCCGCTGACACCTGCTCGCACGCCACCGTCGTCGGCCACGACATCCACATCTACGACGAAGGCGGACACGGACCCAATCAGGCCGAGCACATCGCTCTCCATGGGCCAGCTGCCGCACTTGCCATGGTTGCTGCGCACCGCCTACTCCTCGACCGGTTCGAGCAACTCACCAACAACCGCGAGCGCATGTTCGACCCGAGCCTGAGCCTGCAATGGCATCTACTGGGCCAGGTCGTGGAGACCATCGCCCGCGGCTACCGCATCGAGGTGGGCAGGTGAGCATCGTCCGGCGTAGCAGGAACGGCGGGCAACGCCACCAGGACCACAGGCAGGGCATGCCTAACCGCTGCAACGGTATGTGCAAGCAGCCGAGAGCCCGCCAGTTTCCCGTTCTCATAGTCGGCGGACCGTTCAACGGCAGCACGTGCACCACCAGCAGGGCGCCCACGTTCATCGTGATCCCGCTAGCGGCGGAAGACGCGGCCCTCCACTTCGGCGCGGATGTCGAGTTCCCTCATCCTGCTGGTGCCACCCTGTTTCACAGGCGAACGCCTCGCCGTGAACGAGTACGTGATGGCCAAGGCCGCTACCAATACAGGTACGTAGGCGGCCGGATCTACCGGCGGACGTGGTCAGCGTGAGCGCCGTCTGGGCAGATCGCGGTCTCGTCTACCTCGGCGACCGCGAAGCAGAAGACGGACCCGACAGCTTCAGCCCCGACGCGGCACGCAAGCACGCGGCAGCCCTCCTGCTAGCAGCCGATGAAGCCGAGCAGCAAGCCGCCGTGCTCGCCGCCCTCTGCGACCAAGGCCACGACTGGGGGCCGTACTACAACGGGTTCGGCCGCGCAACCATCCGCTACTGCCGCCGGGCACGGTGCATCGAGACTGAGCGGCACCCTGGGTGGATGCCGTTCGCCGGCCGCTGGCATCCCGGCATGGTGTACCCCTACATCCCGCAGGTTGATTGCACCGGACCTGGGTGTGACCGCTGCGCAGACGAAGCCCTCGGCCAGGCCATACGTGGCATCTTCCGTGCCGCGTTCAACGCCTACGCGGGAGAGCTGTGAGCAGCCCAGACCCGATCGACGCCGACTTAGCCCGCGAGTACGCAGCCCTCAGCCAGTACGTCATGCAGCGGCAGATGCGTATCACCTCCGTGCAGGCGAAGGTCTTCCTCTGCCTGCTCCAGGAAGCTGCCCATCAGATGATGTCCATCGACATCGAGAACACCCAGTCAGGTGTGCCGCTGGATGAGCTGATGTTCCCGCCGGGATGGGATCGGCGATGAGCAGCACCGGAACCGGGGTCGTCGTTCGCTACGAACCGCGCGGCGCGGCACTGGAGTTCATGAAGGATCGTTCTGCGGAAGTTCTCCTGGCTGGCGCGGCAGGAACCGGTAAGAGCCTCGCAATGTTGTTTAAATTGCACATAACGTGCCTTATGGTGCCCGGCGTCCGGTCGCTTCTGGTGCGGCAGACTCACGCTTCCCTAACCGGCACGACGCTGGTGACGTTCGAGCGCGCCGTCATCCTGGAAGCGCTCGGCGCCGGGATCGTGTCGTGGTTCGGGGGCAGCGCCCGCGCGCCCGCCGCGTACAAGTACAGCAACGGGTCGGTGATCCTGGTTGGGGGCCTCGATCGTCCCGAAAAATTCCTTTCGTCCGAATTCGACCGAATAGCCATTGACGAGGCCACCGAGATCACGGAGACGGCCCTCGAAACCCTCATCACACGCCTGCGAGGGAACGCCCCCACCTACAAGCAGATCGTCGCCGCCTGCAACCCCGGGGCGCCCCTGCATTTCCTGAAGCTCCGCGCCGACCGCGGTGCGATGAAGATGATGCACTCCACGCACAGGGACAACCCCGCCTACGTCAACACCGACGGGTCCCTGACCGAGCGCGGCGCCGACTACATGTCGAAGTTAGAAGCCCTCACTGGCGTGCGCCGGCTGCGACTACGCGATGGGCTGTGGGCTGCCGCTGAGGGTGTCATCTACGACGAGTTCGATCCGAGCATTCATCTGGTTGACCTGGACGACATCATCCCCAACGCCGCCGAGAAGAAGGCCGAACTCGGACGGGAACTGACCGTTGCGGACATCCCCGAGAACTGGCCTCGGTTCTGGGCAGTCGACTTCGGCTTCGTCAATCCGTTCTGCTGCCAGATGTGGGCGGAGACCCCCGACGGGCAGCTGGTCCTGTACCGGGAGATCTACCACACCCACAAGACCGTTGACCAGCACGCGGCCGACATCATGGCATGCGTCTCGGTGGCAGACCCCAGCCACGTCGGGCGCCGCGGTGATGTCGCTTCGTCGGGGCGTATCTGGACCGAGCCGAAGCCGAAGGCCGTGGTGTGTGACCACGATGCCGAGGGACGGGCAACGCTCGCGAAGGAGCTGAACCTTCCGACCCGGGCTGCGGGCAAGAAGGTCAAGGAAGGCATCGAGCGCACCCAGGTCAGGTTCCGTAGGCGAGCGGACGGCAAGCCAGGATTGGTGTTCCTGCGCAACGCCCTGGTTCGCCGCGATCAGGACTTGGCGGATGCGAAGAAGCCGACGTGCACGGTCGAGGAGCTGCCCGCCTACATCTGGGATATCCGGGATGGCGGCAAGACCAAGGATGAGCCCGTCAAGGAAAATGATCATGGCGCAGACACGATGCGCTATCTCTGCGAGTACCGCGACCCGAAGTCCCGCCCCAGTATCCGCACCACCTAACAAAGGAGCACAACCATGTACAAGTTCCGCGTCCGTGACATCAACAGGGACACCGACACCGTTGAGGCGGAGGGCTACTGCGAGGACGGCGCGTTCGTCAACTTCCGTGACGACAAGGGTGATCTCGTCTACAGCATTCGAGTCGAGCGGCTTCAGTCCGTGGAGCGGCTGTCGGAGCCCGACGCTGCGTAACGCCCGGCGCCACCAACAACAGCCCTCGCCTCTACCCGCGGGGGCTGCTCGCTGTCCAGGCTCAGTTCCTGCTCGCCCAGGCTCCGTCCTGAGCTGATCGGCGGCCGGTTGGCTGGTGCGCCGTCCGGCCGCCGCCACCGTCCTCGCGGATACGGCATCTGCCGGTCTCGCCGACGTCTCGACGCTCCGTCGCAGACCGTGGGATCCGGATGGGCTCGAACCACCGTCCTCCCGGCGGGTGCCGAGCGCTCTTTCCGCTGAGCTACGTTCCCGCGCCCAGGCGATCAGCCCTGAGCGGCTCGGTTTCCCCCGCCCGATCACGGCGGTTCCCCTCGCGTGGAGACACTCGGTGTCGAACCGAGCGGGGCCGCCTTGCCAGGTCGGCCTGCGCACCGTGCGCTATCCCCTTGGTGGAGGCTCTCTGGTTCAACCAGACCCAGCGGCGTGGGTTTCGATCCGAGCCCCCAGCCCTTCCGCGATCAACGGAAGGTGCCGCAATCCACGTGACCACTGTAACGCCCGGCACTGCCCGCATGGCAGCGCGCACGACGAAGCCCCGCCGTCCCTCACGAAACGACAGGGCTTCAGTGATCAGTGTCGACTCGCGTTGCCTTCGGCTGACGACAGCAGTGCGGCCAGCCGCGCCCGCCGTTCAGCTGTCAGATCCGACACGACCGCTTCGAGTTGTGCGATGTGGAAGTCGACTCCGGTCCGCGACTTGGCTGCGTGCACCGCGCGACGTCGGCGGAAGTCGGGGTCTGTGATGGCGCCCTGTACGGGCGATTCGGGATTGCGGGGCATCAAGCTCTCCGTGCGTGCGGAATTCGCGCCCCGGTGAGAGCGATTACAACGGGGGAACTCCGCCACCCGTACGGTTGCCGCACCCACGAGACTACCGCAGGAGTGCGGCAAGGCGTCCGCGCTGCTCGTCAGTCAGGTCTGACGCGGCCTCTTCAAGCCGTGCGATGTAGTAATCGGGGGTTGTGCGGGCTTGAGCGGCAAGCTTGGCGCGCTCGTGTCGCCACTGCGGATCGGCCAGACGGCCGGTAGGGCTCGGCATCGGAACTCCTGGACAGGGAAAATCCGCTCCCTGTAGAGACGAATCTCCGGAGGAGCCTGCCCGAGCTCTACGATGCCGTGCGCGGTTGGCGTGATCATCGTAGCTGCCTACCGCCGGGACGGTCATGGCACCCACGACGAAGCCCCGCCGATCCCGAAGGACTGGCGGGGCTGACGCGTTGCACGGTTCTCGTACCCGAAGACTTGAGTCAAACCGTATCAGGTTCGGCGTCGGGGAACATGTAGTCGCGGTGCTCGGCGAGCATCATGCCGACCTGGCTGGGCAGTTGGTCTCAGCCCGTGTTTTCCCGCGTTTTCTGGCACCCGAACTGAACGGTAGTTAAGGAAGGCGCGGCTACGAGTACAGATAAACCTTCCGCTCCTCCGTTTGCGCGTAGTCGTCGTACCAGCCGCGCATGCCCTCCGGAGTCAACTCCCACGACCGCGGCCTTGCGCAGAGGTGACACCTGTATGCGACCCTGCCGGATTCGAGGAACTGCACCAACGGCGAATCCTGCCCGCCGACAGCGGGCCCGCCCCTGGGCATGCCCTTCACCACGATCTGCCCGTCCGCTTCGTGGAGGTGGAAGAGCGCGGCTTCCGGGTGTCGGCCATCGTCGGTGCACACGAACGCGACCTCCCCTACAGAGGGGCGATCCTTCCGCTGCTCGCTCGTCACTCCTGCTCTTCGCTGGCGCACGCAGCCAGCACCCGCTGATCGCGGTCCGGGGCCAGCAGGTCGTACACCGTCACCGCAGGTCCGAACGTTTCCGCTCGCAGGGTGTCGGGGCCGATCCGCGCCCACGGCCGCTTTGCTCGCAGACCTTCCATGCCAAGCCGCCACTGATCGTCGTCGGAGAGTTCGGCCCATTGCTTGTTGGCGTGTTCGTAGCGGTAGGAGGTTTGATCGTCGCCGGACATCTCATCCCATTCGGCCCGACCAGCATCATCCGCAGCCCACTCGGGCATCCAGCCGGCGTCGACGACCGGGTCCCACTCGGCGATGTCCAGGTTCGGGAACCCGTCGGTGACCGAGTGCGACATGACGACCGGGCCGTCATCAGTTTCGCGAAGCAGCGCGGTCACGTCTTCCCAGCCTTGGTCAGACCACTTCCGCTTGCCGCCGGGTTCGTAGTACCAGAGGCCGGCACGGTAGATGCCGCACCGCAGTCCCTCGTCGATCAGGTCCGCAAGCCATTTCCGGTCCGGTCCGTCAATCCAGCCGTGGCTTTCGCACCAACCGTGGATTTTCGCGGCGAGCGCGATCACATCCGATCCGGCAACCAGCGCAGTGTTGAGTGCCACGCTGCCGCCGTCAAGCTGTTGTCCGGCAACAGCGAAGTTCAGGCCGTACCTGACGAGTTCGGTTCGCAGATACCTGATGAGCTGTCGTTCTGGACCTTGGTCAATGCGCCCAGGGAGGGGCTGCCCAGGTTTCCATTCCCGGGCGGCAATCGAGTTACGCGCCTGCTGCTCTCTGGCTTCGCGCAACTGGTCGTGAAGGTAGCTAGCAACGCACTGGCTGCCTGGGACCTCGGGGATCATGGCGATGATCTGTTCGCAGCGCTCCAAGGGGAGGATGGGGTTGTTGAGGTCCCAAGCGGCTTCAGCCGGGCCACGGGCGACGTGTTCGAGCCAGCCGCGCTCGGAGCCGCGGAGTTCGGCGGTGCGCTGCTCGCTATGGAAATAGACGCGGCTCATCCGGTGTGTTCTCCTCGCCTTAGGTCAGTTTGTGACGGGTACAGCGGCAAGCCACGCGTTGTGAAGCTCAACGATGTGACGGGCCGCTTCCTCATGCACGAAACCCGCCACCATGTTGGGCAGGCCGGCGGTGGGCGGGTCTTCGGTGGTGGTGATGCACCAACCGCCGATCGTGTCGTCAGGTTGGGCGTGCCAACGGGCGCGCTGCACGTCGGGCCAGTTCATCTCCGCTCGCCCATTCGGAAACCTGGGCGCCCGTTCGGCCACCGCGCGAGCGCCCACTCGAACGCCTCAAACGCGGCTTGGCGTTCCATGTCGGTGAGCCGTCCTTCCCTGCGTAGTGCCCGCCACAGGCACCAGGCTTCCAGGTACGCGTCGGTGTCCGGGTAGTCGTCACGTTCCGGCTCGCCGCTCATGCCGCCTGCCCGTTGCAGAAGTCCGACTGTGGTCCAGCCGTCAGGCAAGGTGCCGAGCCGCACGCTGGGGCGCGGGACGTCGGCACGCAGGTAGCTGACCGTCCGTTTTTCGTCGCTGCACGGCCACTCGGTGCGAACCTTGATCGGGATCTCGTTGCCTTCGGTGTCGATGAGTTTCCACTGCTCGGTGTCGAGGCGCTTCCATGGTCGTGCCGGCATGACCGACGCAGCCTGTTCGATCGCATCGGCAGCGACACGGATGGCCGCGTCCAGGTCGCTCATGCCTTCCACGCATACCAGACCACAGCGGCGCTGGCTCCTGCGATGAGTAAGGCCCCCACGATCCCCCACAGGCTCATGCCATCCACTCCGTGCTGCTCGATGCCGGACCGCAGACATCGGATGCCCACCAGGCCCGGGTGCTGAACACGGCGTAGTGCAGTGCCCTGAGCGAGTGGGTACGCCTGTGGATCTCGTCGTTGCGCAGGCCGCTCGACAGCTCGTCGATGAGACCACCGCAGTTCCGGGCGATGAGCAGCAGCCCGCCAGCCAGGAGCTGCGTGATCAGTCGGAGGCCGTCGAACAGCAGGCGGTCGCCGCCCACTGTGGTGATGCCAGCTCTGCGTAGGTGCCATCGGAACTCCGGGGATGCCGGGTCCACGACGATCCGCTCCGGTGTCACACCGGCAGCATCTCCCGCTGACTCGGCGAGCGGGCTGATGCTTGCCATCCACTCCTGTAGGGCGGCGACGTGCTCGACGTCGGTCTTCATCCCGCGAGCGGCTCGGGGGTTGTACCGGTACTCGTCGGTGACGTACAGCCGTCCGTCTGCGCCGAGGCCGACGAGCAGTGCGGCGAATGGGCTGATGACCCCGGGGTTGATGCCGCACGATATCCAGCGGGTGATGTGCGGGATGTCAGCCCGGTCGACGACGCGTACGGCCCAGTCGAACGTGGCCGAAAGCTCCCAGGGGTCTAGATCTCCAGCAAGGTCGGCAGGCCAGACGTTGAGCCGCGCCCTCGTTCGGCGCCGGGCGGCCTCGATCTCCTGGCTGCCCGGCGTGTTCATCGCGCTCTTCGGGTGGTTCATCCGAGTCTCGCTTCCTGCCGGTCTGCGGGCTTATCGCGGGCCCAGTACGTGGGCGAGTTCGGGCACAACTGGCAGCCGCCGACGAGCGGTGCCCGGTCCTCGGCTTTCGGTGCCCAGGAGCCGCCCTGTCCGCAGCAGATGCCATCGAGCTTGGGATCTGCCTGCTGCTCGCTCATGACCACATCCACCAGAGCAGGGCGTTGGCTTCTCGGATGAGAACCAATGCGGTCACCAGCAGGAAGAACCAAAGCCTCCACCGTGGGATACGTACGCCTGCAGACAGATAATCCCGGACGCGTTTCATGCCGCCCACGCTTCCTGCCAGCCGGGCATGTGCCGGTACGGGTACGCGAGATCGACGATGACGGCGTAGAGGACCTGTTTGACCATGTCGTGCGCGTATTGCTGGTCGGCGTGCACGGTGATCCTGACGACGTTGCCGAGGTAGTCGTTGCGGTAGTCGTACCGGTCGCTGGGCTGGCCGGCTTCCTGGGCGGCCCTGACGATGAGGTCGTACTTGTCGAGCACTGCCCTCTTGGCGGCAACCTCGTCCAGGATCCGCTGACGGTAGGCGGCAGCAAGGCGGGCGGCTTCGTCTTCCTTAGGCCAGCCAGTGCCGTAGACGACCATCACCTCGCCTGCCACGGTGAATACCTCACTGGTCGGCGGGCGGACCAGTGGGCGAGTGCTCGCGGCCGGGGCGTCGCGTTCGTCGAGGTCGCACTGTAGGCGCAGCCAGGCGACCAGGTCCCTACTCATGCCGCTGCCTGCTTGCTCGTCTGGTCTCGGAAGCGCAGCAGCTGAACCTCTTGCACCAGTCGCCACAGCGTGTCCACCGGAACTGGCACGTACGCCTGCGGGAGACCGTTCTCGGGCAGGTCGAGGGCGTCGCGCATCTTGCACACCTCGACCGTGCTGTCGGCGTTGAGGTCGTAGGTCATGACGCCGGCCCACGCGATGACGTCGAGGTCGCTGTCGTCGCCGTCGAGGAACGAGGAGCCGTCGAGCTTCGCCATGGTCATGATGTCGTGACGTTCCTGAAGGTCTCGGACGTGATGCCGGTAGGCACCGAACAGGTCGTGGCGTAGCGCCTTCTCCTGCTGCTCCGGATTCAGCTTGACCCACGCCTCCGCCATGATCTGAAGGTCGCCGGGCCCGTAGCTGCCGTCTTCAGGGTTCGTTGCCATCCAGGCGCTCGTCAGCTGCTGCTCGGCTTGGCGCATCGCGGCGAGGAGTTCGTTGCCGACGTTGTAGTTGCCGGCCAGTTCGTTGAATGCGTCATCGGTCATGCTGCGTTTCCCTTCTCCTCAGTGTCGGGCTTGAGGTAGACCGCCACGATGAAGCAGCAACTACCCGGCAGCCGCACGTCATCTCCCCAGTCGTGGCTCACGTCCGCGACCCGCCACAGGTCTGGGCTGTAGCCGTACCGCACCTGCTCGCCGATGCGCGGGATCGGTTGCCACGGGCCGACGCCGGGAGTGGCCCACAGGAACTCATCGGTGTCGTGTCGGCGGAAGATCATGCTGGTGATCTGTCCGCCGCCGCTCGGTTCGGTCATCTAATCCACCTGCGTTCGGATGGTGAGGGTCAGCGGCTCAGGCGAGATCATCGCGGACAGGTCGACGTCGAGCGCCTCGCAGAGTGCGACTGCTTCGCTGAGCGTGATGCTGCGTTTCCCGACCTCGATCATGCCCAAACTCGGCCTCGGCAAGCCGACCGTGTCAGCGAGTTGCTGCTGCGTCATCTTCCGAAGCTTTCGCATGCTGGAAAGTCTGGCGCTGAAACGCTGTTCGTGCTTGGAAAGTGTACGCACGCCGCCGAGCGTAGTCCGATTTTCTGACAAAGTCACTTCGGCGTTCCAGGTCGAAGCGGCTCCAACCGAGGCATCACCGCGCTGTCATCGACCCGGATGCCCATCCCGAACAGCCGCGGCTGCCCTTGCACCTCACGCGGGCACAGACGGTCGAACGTGCCCTGATCCATCACCACCGTGGCGTCAGCTCCGTACTCGGCCAGCTGTAACTGCGCGTACAACTCCATGACGGTGTCGGCCCGCTCGCAGGTCAGCGGCTCCGGGATCCGCACATACCTGGTCGGCAGCGGTGGGGCAACGAACACTTCCGTCACCCGGTTGCGCTTCGGGTCGTCCATCGCGGTCCGCCACCGAACCGCGAAGTCCCGGTACTCAGCCCAACCCACCCGGTTGCCCCACCGGTTGCAGCAACGCCACATCAGCCAACCCCAGAAGTCCCTCAGCCAGCGCCAGGTCACCGCATGTCCTCGTTGCTGATGCCGACGATTTCGTACTTGACCCCAGCGGACATCTCCACCTTCTGCGGCGCCTCGTACCCGAACGTTGCCGCCCGGCGTGCTTCGATGCGCAGGAGCCGGTCAACGGCGTCAAGGATCGGCTTGTCGTCGGTGATGATGTCGCCCAGGTGCTCGACCCCTTCTTCGTCGACATGGGAGTGCCGGACGGGCTTGCCACCCTGGATGACGACATGTTCGCGGCGCAGCACCTCCCATACGGCCTGCTCGGCTAGGGCGAACTTGGCTGCTGCAGCCTTGCGCATCTCATCGGCGGCGGGAACGGTGAGGTTCTTCATCTCTTCGTCGCAGATCTGGGATACGCGTTGCTGGCTGATGCCGAACTTTTCGGCGATGCGGCCTTGGGTCCATTCTTCGGTGCGGAGGCGGAAGATTTGGGCGTTGCGTTCGGCGTCGCGTTCGGCTTCCCCCTTCTGCGCGTGGATGCCGTTTGGTCCGGCCATGGCGGGGTCCTTTCTGGGACTAGGGGCTTGGTACTAGCGGGTTCGGCTGTCTTCTTCCTGATCAACCGGTACCCCAACGATCATGGTGTCATCGATGAGCGCCGGGTCGTACCACGGGCTGTACCACCTGCATACGGTGGTGTCGCCGGGAAGCGTGTACTCGGCTGCCGCTTTCTCGGTCGCGTAGCGGAGTGGTCCGATCTTGCCTTCGCGTCCCCACCTGACCGCCCATTCCTGCCGTAGTGGCATGGCGGTGGCGGTTCCTGACTCGACGGGTGGCAACGCTCCGCTTGCCGGTGGTGGGGTGGGTGAGGCGTGCGCGGGGCGTTCGGGTAGTGCTGCGCTGGACACCACCTGTTGCCCGCGGTCGTATCGGGGTTCACGCCGGGTCATGACTTCTCCGTGCTGGCGCCGAGCGCGTTGATGGCCGCCGTGATGAGTTTGTCGCCGGCATCGTCATCGCACTCCTCGCAGTACCCGTCCTCGTCTGCGGTGTAGCTGATGTGCCCGGCGCGGCCAAGCGCGGCGTAGAGGTCGTATGTCCATCCGCTGTTGCCGAAGGGGCGTTTGCCGCTGAAGCCTTCTTGCCCGATCCAGACCTGCTTGAGCAGCTCAACGAGGTAGCCGCGGATGGTGGTGGCGTCGGCGTCGTTGTCGGCCATCGGTGTGTTGAGGATCTGCTCGGGCGTGGGTGTGGCGGTCATGGCTTGCCTTTCATGATCAGGTTGAGGATCTTCTTGAGCACAGCGAAGATGCTGATGCCCATGATGATCACAGCGACTGCCGCCAGGCATTCCCAGGCGCCGAAGACGAGCCCGAGGGTGATACCGATGACGAGGAAAGCGCCGAGTGCGCAGGCGATGTCGATGCCGATGCGGCGGGTGATGTTGTCGTCTGCGGGTGGGGTCATGGCTTGTCCCGTCCGGTGCCTGCGGGGGACGAGGAAGTGCTCGACGCGGGGTCGTAGAGGTAGGGCTGTGCGCCAGCAACTGGTCCGCCGGAGTGGTAGCGGACGTTGAGCTGGTGTTCGTTTTCGGGCTCGACACACATGCGGGTGATGCGCTGTGCGGTGTGGATCTCGCCGATGGGCGTGATCCAGCACAGAGCTTCGGCGATTCCGGCATCCCACCAGCCTTGGGCGAAGGGGTCGTGAGGCTTGATTGCGGTGGGCAGGCGTCGCAGTTCCGCCGCGATCCGCTCCCGCTCGTCGGCGCGCACCCTGGCCTCCCGACCCGCGATCAGCTTGTGTGCTGCGGTGAGCACGATCTGGGCGGCCTGCTTGGCGTCGATGCCGGTGATCTCCTCGAATTCGGGCTCTATCCACGGGCTCAGGTCGGCGAGCGCCGCTTCCACGGCTTCGTCCATCCACTCGGGCGTCTCGGTCATGCCTGGCCTCCGTCTGCCCACTCAACGGTCGAGCCGTCAAGTAGTGGCAGGTGCTCGAAGCCGGTCGCGGTCTGCGGCCAGATCCGCGCCTCCTCGTTACCGTCGAGCCAGACACGCCCGGACGGGAACTGAGCACCATGCAGGACCACCTCGTCTGGGCGGGTGACGCGGAACAGCCGCGCCCAGGTGTTCGCGGCGTTCACAGTGCACCTCGTTTGATTGCAGCGTCGAGGAGCCTGTCGACGCGGGACCGTTCGGCGTCGTAGTCCTTGCGGAGGGTGCGAACGTCTGTCGTGCCGCCGTAGTGGGCGGACAGGGCGTCGAGGAGGGCGCGGGCCATGTCGTCGGGTAGGCGCAGCGATGGTTGCTGGCTCAGCTCTGCTGCTTCGTGTGCCTGGTAGGTGCACCAGGTCGGGTTGACGGGCAGCATTACGTCGGTGGTGTCGTTCGGTCCTCGCTTGGTGAGGTAGATGGCTATACCGCTGAAGCGGGTGTAGTCGGGCTGGATATGGGCGCGGGTCTCGCTCACTGTGTCCTCCACGGCAGGTTGCGCAGGTTGGTGCGGCGTACCACGATCTTGACCGGTTCGCCGTCAAAGCCGACGAGCATCTCGCCGTCGTGCTGGGCGAACTGCTGGATGCGCCATTCGTTGGTGGTCTCGTCCAGTTCGATGCGGCCATCGACGGGCACGTCCTTGGGCCGCAGGTTGTGGTCGCGTACCCACTGGTGTACGGCTTCGCGTTCGTCTGGGGTGAGGTGGAAGTATGGGACGCGGTCGGTCATCGGGTGTGCTCCTTCTCGGTTGGGGCTGGGACGTCTTCCATGCACCAGGTACAGATCCAGTGGTGGGCTGCTCGCCGTGACCAGTCGGTGATGGGCGCGTGTCCGACGAGGGCGCACATGATGCGGGTGGCGGGTTCGATGATCCACCACAGTTGCCAGGGCCAGGCTGCGAGGTGTTTACGCATCGGGGCGTTCCGGGTTGGTCGGTTCGAGTTCGATCAGCGCCGACCGCGAGTGCGGGTAGTGCTTATTCGCCCACGAGGCGGGTTGGATCTGAAAGTCGATCGGCAAGCCGGTCATCTGCTTGCCGAGGTCTGCGGGGTAGCCGGTGTCATTCGGTACCTCGGTCCGCGTCCACCCGTTGTCACGAGCGTCCTTGCGGGCACCTGCCGGGGTCCGGTCGCGGCGCGGGATGTGCTGGGCGCCGCAGTCGCGGTCGCAGTTGACGAGGTGGACGGTGTGGATGCTCATGCCTTCACCCGCTTCGCCTGAGCGATCCGCTCGGCCTTGGCCGGGCTGATCAGCTTCCACGGGCCGTGGCCGATGATGTGTCCGGCACGCTGCTCGCACTGGTACGTGCGACGGTCGTGTCCCCACTGCCACGAGCGGAGGTAGGTGCAGCGCGGTTTGCGGCGCAGGAGACGGTCGAGGAGGTTCACGGTCGGCCTTCCTCGGCGAATGCGGCCCTCGGCTTCGTCGGCAGGGTCGGTGATCAGCGCTTTGCAAATGGCGGAGGTGCGTACCCGTCCGAACCGGCTGGTGCGGGTGACGTCGTGGACAGCTCGCAACTGGCTGGCGAGAAGGTCACGCTCCGCCTCGATGGCCTTGGCGGCCTCGACCGCGGCCGGGTCGGGCAGCAAGGCCATGGCCACCGCGTTGACGGCCTGCCAGACGAGCGCGGTGCTGCCGCTGACGCTGCCGCCGTGCTCTTCGATGACAGTCCAGCCTGCGTCGAAGGCTTTCTGGAAGTGTTCGTCGTGGCCCGGGGGGATGGGCGGCAGGTTGGTGGTGCAGGTGGTGTGCTGCTGCGGCTGGGTGGTGGGGTCGCTCATGCCTGCACCTGCGTGGTGTCGTGTCCTGATGTTGCGGGCGTCGGGACGGCGTCTCCGTCGCACCAGTGCGCGGGATCTCCCCAGCGGTGCGCGTGGTGCTGGCCGTCATCGAAGCAGCGGGCATGCGGGTACTGCTTGGGGGCGTTGGTGGTCCAGCCTCCGCCGCATGTGCCGATACCGGCATGTACGTGGTCGTGGGTGTGCCAGGGGCGCGGTTCGGTCATGATGCATGGCTCACCGTCGGCGCAGGCGTAGGGGCACGGGCGGTAGGGTTCGCCGTCTGCCCAGCCGCCGCCGCAGGTCTCGCAGAAGCGGGAGCGGCCGTCGCAGCAGGAGGCAGGTCCGCGGAGGTGGACAAGCACTCCGGTGCCCTGGGCGATGAACTCCGTCAGCTGGTTGATGTCGAAGCGGTAGAGGGGTGCGCCTTCGTCGCCGGCCAGCTCTGCGTAGCCGTCGCGGCCGTTGCCGACCCAGGAGAAGTCGGTGAAACGGGGCTCGGTGCTGGGGTTGATGTCGGGGTCGGTGGCGGCCCAGAGGTCGTCGGCGAACACGAACTGTCGGCGGTCTTCGTTCGTCCAGACCTTCAGCATCCGTACCGTGCGGAGTCGCGCCCGTGCTTCGGCAGCTGCCTGGAGTGCGGTGTCGCGCTGCTTGAGCATCTCGGCGTAGCGCTTCTCCCACAGGCGAGCGTCTTCGCGGTGGCCGCCTGCTCGCTGCATACTGGCGCGTAGTTCCTCGCCGACGGCCTGGGCCGCCGAGGTCAGACCAGCCAGTTCGCTCTTGAGACGGTCGACTTCGTCCATCAGGCCGGGTACGTCGTCGGCTGAAGCGGCGGCCTGGACGGCGTACCCCTGCAGTAGCGCCAGCCCTGCGCCAAGTGGGTCTCCGGGCAGACGGACGGTGAGGCTTTCCTGGGCGCGGACCTTGTCGGCATACCGGGCGGCGATAGCGGCGAGGTTGGGCGTGCTGCTCATGCGGTCACCGCGGCGGCGGCTTCGTGGGTGGCGATTTCGCCGGTCAGTTCGTCCCAGGTGTTGCCGGGCTCGACCGAGGTGACGATCTCGTCGTCGCCACGCTCGTAGCAGGGTCCGCACTCCAGCCACATGGTGTCGCCGTCGTAGGTGAACGCGTACTCGTGGGCTGGGTCCTGCTTGTTCGACGAGGGCATGTCCGCCTCAGCGGGTTCGCGGGTGGCGGGCGGGAACTCGCCGCGCACGAGGGCGGCCAGGCCGGGCAGGTCGGCCATGAGCCCGCGTTCGGTCCACTGCTCGGCGATGATCCTCCGCTCCTGCAGTGCTGGCCACAGCAGGAGGTCGTCGAACATGGCACGGAGTGCGGCTGCCTGGCGCTTGGCCTTGTCGCGGTCGTCGTGGGCAGCGTCGAGTGCGGTCTGGGCTGTTCCGGCGCTGAGGGTCCTACTGATCTGGTCCATGCGTCCTAGGCGTGTTCGCAGCTGGCTGGCTGCGTGGGCGTACAGGTCGTGCGCGGACTCGGTGAGGGCCTGCTCTGACTCGGCGGTGCGGGTGGTGTGCCAGGCGAGGACGGCCTGCCCGTACGCGTCGAGGAACGGGCCGAGTTCGTAGCCTGGGGGCAGCTGGGCTGCGGCAGGTGCCTGGGGCAGGTCGTAGCTCATGCCGCCACCTCGGCGGCCTGCGGGAACCGGTAGCCGGTGATGGTGAAGGGCTCGATCGGCAACCAGACGTAGACCTCGTTCAGGTCGTCTTCGTTGCCGTCCTCGTCGGTGGTCGGCTCAAGGTCGTCGTCGTACTCGAAGCCGTGATCGTCGCCGTTGGGCTCGTAGTGCGCCTCGGCGTGCTTGGAGATCGCAGTCCAGTACTGGTAGCCGAACAGGCGTCCGTCGTCCTTGCGCTTGATGACGGACATGACGTTGACGCCCTGGGAGTAGCTCTCCTTCGCCAGCCAGATTCCGCCGGGACCGTTGACGATCTCGAACAGGCTCTTGAACTGCTCCTCGGTCGGGGTCTCCGCGTAGAGGTCGGCGGACAGGACGGCGGTGGCGAGGGCACCGCGCAGGATGACGCGGTTCTCCTCAACAGTGATGCGGTCGGGCAGGTCGGTAGACATCAGGACTCCTCAGCGGTAGCGACGGTTTCGACCCAGGTCATGCCGCAGGAGCACAGGTGCTCGGGCAGGCCGATGACGCCGACGGGTAGGGCGGCTGGGTGGGTGCAGTTGTGGGTGGGGTGCTGGACTCTGTCGTAGGAGCCGTGGAAGACCGTGGTGGTCGCGGCGCAGCGCATCGGGTGCGTGGTGGGCTGCTGGGCTGGCGCCGTGGACTGGGCGAGGATTCTCGTCACGATCGCGTCGGCTTCGCGTTTGATCTGCTGGGCGAGGGGGCTGAGACTCATGCGTTGTCCTCGGTGAAGGTGCGGCCAGCGGGGTTCCAGCCGGGTTCGGGCTTGGCGTGCTTGAGGAGCTTCGGGCGCGGGTCTTTGCCGTCGAGCAGGGTGAAGAGCACCCACTTGAGCGGGTACGTGGCGGCGCGGCCGGCGTACTCGCCTCGGCCGAACCCGGCGGGCAGGTTGGCGAGGATCTCGGCGTGGGCCTTTTCGGCCTCTGCGATCTGAAGGTCGACGGTTTGGGTGATGGTGTCGGCGACCTGCTGGACCCATGCGTGGAATTCATCGGGCAGGGGCGCGATGAGGTCGGCGAGCGGCTTGTCGTCGCAGAGGTGTTCCCAGACGGTGCGGGCATTGAGCCCGGTCACGATGCGGTGCATTTTGATGTAGTCCTCGTACTTCAGCTTCACCCGGGCGTCGGTGGCGAGGTCCCGGATGACGAAGCCTTCCGCGTTGTCGCGGGCTGGCGCGGCGAGCGCTTCGGCAAGCGTGCGGTAGGTGAACACCTCGGCGCGGCAACCGGGCCACCATGCCGGGTAAGCGTTGGGTCCCCAGGTCTTGCCGGTTTCGATGTTGACGCAGCCGAGCAGGATCAGGTCATCAAGGCCGTGGTAGTCGATGACGATCCGATTACTCGGGTAAACGATCTCAGCGAGAAACGTAAATTTCGGGTCCAGGTTCAGGTTCGCGAACCGGTCGCTGCGGAGCATGGCGGTGGCGTGGATGGCCTGCTCTGAGGTGAACGAACCACGGGTGGCGACAGCCCACTTGCCGGTGCTCGGTTCCTGGAAGAAAACCGCAAGGCTGCCGTCCGCTTTGTCGGTCACCTGCACCGGGGCGTCGAGCGGAATGTGGGCTGCGCCAGCCTGGCCGTGGTTGAAAAACTTGGCGAATGGGCGGGCGACAACCTCCATGGTGTCGCTGTTGTAGATCAGCCCACGGCAGGCAAGGGTGACCGGATTCCAGGTGCCCTCGTACGCAGCCTTCTCCGTGTAGTTGAGCACGGCTAGCGGCTCGGTCGGGTGGACCTGCCGACGGATGTGCCCGGCGGCCTGTGCCTGCTCGAACATGGCACGGTCGAAGAGGTCGAACAGTTGCGTCATCGGGTGGGCTCCTTGGTGGTGATCGGTGGACAGCAAGCCGGGTCGCAGCCACACGGCGGTGGTAGCGGTTCGTTGGGGCGGGTGCGGGCCAGGAACCAGCGGGCAGCCCAGGTGTGGCAGGCGGCGAAGGCGGTCACGGGGTTGCCCCCTTCGACGACGCTTCCCGCTCGGCCTTCTTGCGAGCGCGGCGCTCACGCCTAAGCTCGTTCTCGCGCTCCCGGCATTCGGGAGTAGCCCGCCGGGCGTGGTAGGCGCGGTTGTATGCACTCACGCGCGCTTTTTCCTCTGGTTTGGCCCTGTGCAACCGCCCCCTCTCCGCCCTTCGCCTGCGTTCCTCCGGGTCTGCTGCGTACCTTGCACGTTCGTAGGCGCGCCGCACTTCGCGAAACAGTTCCGGCGATCCCTCCCGGAAGCCAACAAGCTCGTTCTCCAACTCGCCAATCTCGGTACGGAGGTGGATCATGTATCCGCGCTGATCGTCTGTTCTGTGGCCACAACGTGCGCAGGCATAACTCATGCCAACCGCAGGAGCGGCCGCTGGCTTCCCCGCCGAAGCCGAACGCTTCCGCTTGGCCGGGGTTCCGTCCAGCGCTTCGCCGAGCGCGCTAACCGCGCTGACATGCTGCGCGAACTGCTCCTTCATCACGACTCCTCGGTCTGGGCGGGTGCGGTCGTTGCGGTGATCTCCAGTCGTCGCCCGAGGGCTGCGAGCATCCGTTCGGCGAGGTCGAAGCTGAGCCCGGCCTTGCCGGTGAGTACCTGGCTGATGTGCTTCTGTGTGAGGCCCAGGCGGAGCGCGAGAGATGCCTGACTCCAGGTCGCGTCTGCGGCGATGGCGTTGCGGATCAGCTGCCGGGCGCGGTCTTCGGCCGTCGCGGGGGCGGTGGCCTCGAGTGCGTCAACCAGCACGGCGAGGACGCGGCGGGCGGTGGCGTCCGGGTACGGCTCAACGCCGATGTAGTCGCGCCCCATGGCAACGTAGCCGAGGACGGGTACGGCGGCCTCAGCGGCGGCACGAAGCTCCGCAAGCGGGTCGGTGGTGGTCACGGCTACCCCTGCGCTTTCTGGCGGGCTGAGGCCTTCTCGTAGAGAGCGAACGCGGCCCGGAACTCGGCTGGGTCTCCGCCACGGTCGGGGTGCACGGCGGCCATTGCGACGCGCAGTCGGGTTACCTTCTCGGTGGTGGTCTCGGCCGAGGTGGGTTCGGCGTCGACCCGGTTGGCGTGGAGGGTGAAGCCGCCGCCACTGCGGACCCAGACGCTGCCTTCGGACTCCAGCTTCTGCCGGTCGACGATCCCGACGCGGCCGGACCGGTCGGCGTAGTAGACCCGCATGGTGGTGCGCTTGACGATCGGGTACTGCCGGACTTCCCAGTCGAGGTGCCCGTTGAGGTCCTCGAACAGGGCGCGCTCGTACAGGTACTCGGCCGCCTCGACCGGCACGACGGTGCTCTCCGTGGTCATGCCGCACCGTCCCGGGCGGTACGGATCTCGACGCAGATGTCCCGCAGGCAGTCCTTGGACTCGCCCACGCATCCCGAGTGCGCGAACCCCAGGGCGAAGCTGAGCCCGTACCGCTGACGGCCGTGCAGGTCAGCGATCAGCCGGGCGATGCCGTGGTATCGCTCCGACGTTTCCAGGGCGCAGTTCAGGTACACCTCGACCGCAGCCTCGCCGTGCTTGTTGAGCAGGTAGCGGAGGTCGTTGAGCCGAGCGGAGTCGATGCTCCAGGCGGCGAGGTTCTCGGGAGTCGGAAAGGTCATGCCGCACCGCCAAGCGCAACGCGGATCTCGGTGCAGTCGCTTCGCCCGCAGGGAAGGTATGGCCCCTGCCGGGAAGCGTGCAGGGCACGTGCGGCGGCCTCAGCGGCTTCCTGTGACACGTATGCCGGTTCCTGGTTGGTGGTGAGTGCAACGCCAACCGCGTCGTCGTAGCGGCGACCCCAGCGCACGTTCGGGCTGTGCTCGTCGGTCTTCTCCGCGATCCGTTCCCGCACCATCTCGCGCACTCTGGTCTCTCGTGCCTCGATCAGCTCGGCGAGTCCTCGGGCGACGATGTCCGCAACGTCGCTGAAGGTGAGCAGCCCGAGGGCGGACCGCTCGATCTCGTTGTCGAGGGCGCGGATGATGGCGGGCTCGGCCTCGGCCAGCCACGTAGGCGTGGTTGGCTCGTTCAGCGGGGCGGTCATGCGGTCACCGTCGTCTCGTTGTGTGCGGCATGCGTGGTGTGGAAGTTGCACGGGCAGTGAGTCCGGGGCCATTCGCCGCTGGCCACCTCCGCCAACCGCTGGGCGTGGAGCTGCTCCAGTCGCTCAACCCAGCGGGCGTACCGGTCGCGATCGGCCTTGAGCTGCTTGATGCGGTGCACCATGGCCTCGGGTGAGACGTGCAAGGCGAAGTCCTCGCCGAGGCCGGGACCGTAGTAGTTCTCGCCCATCACGCCACCGCCGGCTTGTCAGCGGACGGGTTGACGGAGGCGGGCGACCGGGGCACCCAGAACGCGCGGCCCTCGGCATACCGGGTCTCCCAGGCCGGGCAGCTGCCGCGGTGGGAGTTGGCGTCGTTGGTCAGGCACCCGCACGGCTCGTAGATGGACGGCGGCATCTCGACCGGGGCAGGCGCCTCCAACTCGACGGCGTCGTCCAGCTCCCACTGCGCGTGCTTGGCGGCGTGAGCCTGCGCCCAGTCGACTGCCTCACCGAGGGTCAGGTACTGGTCCTCGGCACTCGGGTGATGACCCTCGCACGCCTCTTCGCTGCGGCAGATCACCATGCTGGAAACCGCGTCGTCGCCGCACGGCTCGAAGGTGTAGTCCCGCCAAGTCGCGGCGGGCTGGGTGGTCAGGTCGTTCATCGGGACTCCTTCGGTGATGTGCGGGGTCACGGGGTGGGCGCCAGTTCGCGAATGGCGGCGTGGGTGGTCACGGCGCGGCCCTGCGCAGCAACGAGAGGTTGGCGATGCGGGACACCACGCGGAGGTTCGCCAACTGGTAGTGGCGGTGTACCCACCGGTCCAGTTGGTCGAGGTCGGTCAGCGACATCCCGATCAGGCCGTCGGCACTGCGGAGCACGATGGCGTCCCATCCGCCCTCGCTGGCGGCAAAGTCGCTGGCCAGTTGCAGGAATGTTGGGTCGCTGTGGTCGACGTGGGCGTCCGCCGTCGAGAGCATCAGCTCGCCGGTGATGGGGCAGGACACGGGTTGCCCTGAGGCGAACGCATCCCGGGCAACGGTCATGACCTGCTCGCTGATTGCCGAGCGCAGAGCGGACAGCACGTCAGTCCGGTGAGTCGGGGGCGTCAAGCAGCTGATGTAGGAGAAGTCGGTCTCCGTGCCGTCATGGCGGATCAGGAACAGCCCGCGCTGGCTGGGGTACTTCGGGTTGCGCCTGACCTCGAACCAGAGGATCCCGATACCGATCTTCGTTTCGGACTCCGGGTGATGCAGCATCAGGTCTTCGAGGAATCCGTGGTGCTCTGGGTCGCTGACGGTCGCTCCGAGCGGGTAGCCGTTGAGGATGTCTTGGCATGCCTTCTGCGCCTTCCCCTTGGTCGGAAAAGCTCGGTCACCGATCTTGATGGGCTGCGCGGTCATCAGGACTCCTCTGAAGGCGTGGGCTGGGGATTCGGGAAGGTCAGCGCTTCCACGCGTAGACCTTTTCGCCGCCGAGCAGCGGAGCACCCTCGGGACCCTTGACGTGGGGCGCAATCCAGACGGGACGGTGGACCTGCCGGGCCGGGTACCAGTGCTGCCGCCAGTGACCGCGCACGATCCACTGGTGGTGGTACTCGCGGTCGGAGTCGCCAGAGCTGCTGCCGGACGGTCGGCGCAGGGTGATCACGCGGACTCGCGGCGGCTCCTGGTCCTTGGGCATGCGCCGACGGGCCGCCCGGTCGAACTGGGCGTCGGTTACGGTCGCAATGCCGGGCTGGGCCATCAGGAGCCATGCGGCCTTCAGGACGGTCACCGGCTCCTGCATAGCACCGGCAGCGCGGGCATCCTTGAGTGAGGAGAACTCCCCTCCATCAGAGGAGCGAATTCCGAGAGAAGTACCGAAAGGCCACTGTGTGTTCCGGTTGGGAGACAGGTGCGGGATGGTCGGACAAATCTTCTCTGCATCCTTGGCGGAGTAGATACCGATTCTTGCGTATTCATCCAGCATCGCCCTGGAGCTGGTGTACCAGGTGACCCACAGCCCGTCTGTCCACGGGCTCCAGCTCGCGGCAACGATGGGCACGTGGACGACGGGCGACCCAGCGGCGACGGTGTCCTCAATGACGGTGAGCGGCTTCTCGAAATACGCAAAGCCGTTCGGAACCGGCACGTCTTCGGGCGTAAGGCTGAATTCGGGAAGGCTCCGACCCGACGCTACCGCCAAGTCGGACATCTCCGAGCTGACGTGAAACAGCTCTGAGGTGCGCAAACGGCTGGCTTCGGCGAGACAGAGCATTTTGGCGGAAGCCGATACTGATGCCGCCTTCGGGACGAAGGGCTGGCGACCTGCCCGAATGCCGACTTCTATGGCCTTCTGGCTAACCTCGTCAGTGGCCCACTTGATCGTCTCGTCGCGCAGTTCGGGCATGTCAACAGGGCGGATGTGCATCAGGACTCCTCGGTCTGGGTGAAGGCGGTCGCGGGCTGCTCCCATTCGGACCAGCCGTCCACGGGCTCGATCGCAGCCGGGACCTCCCTGCGGAGGGGCTCGCCGGTTTCCCAGTCGACCGGGCCGCCGGGATGCGGGCGGTAAACCTTGCCCATGCTGGCGGCAAAGCGTTCGGCATCGCGCTGCATCTGCTCGCGTTCGTTCTCCCGGCTCACGGCTGGCCTCCGGGCTGGATATGGCGGGTGGCCTGGCTCATCAGCCCGGCCAGGTTCGGGTTCTTCGACCGCTCCCGCCGCCGCCGCTCTTCCCTCGCCCGCAACTTCGCCAGGCGCAGCTTCGGGTCGGTCTCCCGGATCTCGCCCGCCCAGCCCTTCTCCGCCAGCCGCTCAATCCCCGGACGGGCCGCCTCCATGCACGCCTCGATCCGGGCCTGGAGGCGCGCACTGCGCTGCTCCGGGGTGAGATCACGCACCGGGTCAGCAGCCTTGATCGCGGCGACGGCGGTACCGCGGCTGCGGTCCTCGCGGAGCATCCGGGCGCGGGCCCGGATGAAGGCCGGCGTCAGGTACTCGGTGTTCTCCCTGAAGTGCGCCTTCATCGCTGCGACGCATTCGGCGTAGGGCAGGTCTCCGAGGATCTCGTGCCAGACCAGCACGGTGGCGTCGTCGATGTTGCGGTTGTCGACGTTGGAGATGAGGGTGAGGAGCTGATCGGTTTCGGAGAGGTTCACGCCGCGCCTCCCTCAATCGCGGCCTGGGTGTGTCTACCCCGGGCTTCGAGTGCTGCGATGCGCCGGGCCCGTTCAACGTTGGCCATGTTGCGGTCGTTGAGCATCAACCCGTTGTGCTCGGTGAGCTGGCGGCCAGATGTAGCGCGGGATTTCATCGGCGGCAGCCCGTTCAGCTCGGTGCGCAGAACGTCAACGGTGACCGAACGCCCATCGGCAGCGAGGCGAAGCACGGCGTCGCGGATCTCGGTGTCGGACCACTTCTCCACCTTGATTGCCTTGGCGACGATTCCGTTGACTGCGGGCCACTTGCACAGAGGCTCAACGGCGGCGTAGGCGTCCGTGATGGCTTTGGACCGCTGGCTGATGGTTAACGGCGCATCGGGAACGAGGGCGAGTTGTCGGGGAGGCGGAGCCGACTCCGGCAGCGCCGTAGGCGCTGTAGTAGTTGTCTCTTCTCTTCTCCTCTCCTCTGCCATAGCTTTGCCATCGGTTTGCCATCCATTTGCCATGGCACTTGGCATGGCACTTGCTATGGATGTGTCGTTCTCATCCCAGAGGGGCACGTCGGAGGACGCCTTCTCGTTCGAGATCCGCCTGCCCTGAGGCTTCTCCGCTGGTGCCGATGATGAGGTCTTTCCCCAGCGTGCGGCGGCTCCGGCCCTACCGGCGTTACGGCGCTTGTCGGTGAGTTCCTGGGCTTCTTCCTTCGACCGTTGGTGCTTGAGGAAGTCGTGGACGTACGCCCAGCCCTTCTTCGGCTGAGGGCAGCGGTTGCAGTCGTGCCCTGGCAGGTGCCATAGCTCTTGCTCGACAAGTGCCTCCGCGACGTCCTTGTCCGTGCCTGCGATCCGGAGCACGGTGGAGACCGGGAAGTGCCCGTCGGTGAACGAGCCGCCGGAGTACGTGATCGAGCAGACGTACGTCCACGACGCGGCCGGACTGTCGATCACGGCAAGCTTCGGGTTCATCGCGATGTCCGTGGTGATCCGCACGTACAGACGCGGGTCACGCGGGGCCTCGCTGGTGCTGGACATCAGACTTTCGCCCCCTTCGACGTGTTGCAGAAGTCGCAGAGCGCCTGGAGGTTCTCGACCGTGGTCGGGCCGCCCAGCGAGTGCGGGTAGACGTGGTCGAGCTCGAGGTACCGGTAGCCCGGTTCCCCCGCCTTTTTTGCCCGCTTGCCACGGATCGAGGTGTCCCGACCGCCGACGGTGTAGCGACCGTCGTAGTCGGGGTACTCGCCAGCGCACCAACCGCAGCGCTGGCAGGTGAAGCCGTCTCGGATGAAGACCAGCCGGCGCTTCGTAGCACTCACCTTGCTGCGACGCTTGGGAAGGCCTTCGGCACTTGGCGCTACGGGTACGTACTCGAGCTGGGGTCGCGGTGTCGGCGCTTTGCGCGGGCGTGGCGTACGGGGCGCGACGGGCGGCGGCAGGAACGGCCGGACAAGGACCTCCTGGTCATCCCAGTCGACGGAGATGAACTTAGCTTCGTGCAGTTCCCGGAGGTTGCTCTCGAGCACCTCGACCGTGAGGTCGGCGGCAGACGTTGCCCAGCGGCACATCCGCAGCGGCAGCACGCCGGCGGCGCTGATGTCGGGCTGTGAGGTCAGCATCAAGTACGCGTGCTGGGCACCAGCCTCGAGCGCCCGGAATTCTTCGTTGCGCCAGATAGCGGTAAGGATGTTCGCGTAATTTCTGGACATGGTCAGCTCGCTGCTCGAGCAGAGATGAACCCGGCGTCATGGGCGCCGAGAGCGATAGCTCGAGTGAAACCGAACCAGTTGGTGTGGACCAGCCACGCCTTTTCCTGCAGGTGCGCTGTCCACTGGACTAGTTGCGACCAGGTGCGGACCTCGTTGGTCGAGATGCAGTAGCAGCTATCGCAGAGGGCGACGCCGTCCCCGTCCTCGGTCCAGTGCGGGTTGCAGAAGTCGCAGTGAACCATCCAGGTCGCGGTACTCGGACCGGACAGCAGCTCCTCAACGTCGATACCACTGGACCACGGATTCTGCTCGCGGACGTACCGCTGATGAATGCCGACCTCGAGGTGGGAGATGTGCAGTGCCCCCGCGCTGCTGCCGTCAATCTTCACGTGGCAGCCCATACACACGGCGATCAACTCGGGCGTCCTACCGAGGGGCTCCTGGGTTACCCAGCGCCCGCCCTGGTTGTGCTGGACGTTATAGAGCGGCTTCTCGGCAATGATCGCCCGGCGCTCAGCTTCCAGGACTGCGGCCCGGTTCGGGTAGTGCTCGACCTTGATATCGGCAACGCCAGTCCACCACGCCTTGTCAGCGTTGTGCTTCTTCAGGCGCACCGGGATGGAGTTGGTGATGCCGATGTAGAGCAGCGTTCCGCCGGCACCGTAGAAGCGGTACAGGGCGTGTGGCTCGTTGTCGGTTGTGGTTGCCACCGGCGCTCCCCCTTGATCTGTATGTGTGGTGCTGGTTGGTTGTGGTGGTGCTCCGGTCCGGCACACGGGGTGGCATGCCGGACCGGGGATGGGTCAGGTGAAGCGGTGGAAGGTCTCGTGCGCGTGGTCGGGCATCCAGCGCAGCTGCTCCAGCTCCGCGAGGTCCTCGGCCGTCATGACGGCCGGGTTGGGCCCAGCCCAGATCTCGTCATGCTCGGCGCTGATGCCGGGACGCTCGTCCGGGTAGCTGGCGAAGATCGTGAAAGCTCGGGCCATCTCGTCGTAGACGCTGCTCATGTCGGTTCTCCTCAGGTGGTCGGTGGTGGGCCGGGGTGGGTTCAGAGGTCCGCGTAGTGGGTCTGGCAGAGCCGCGTCTGGGGGCAGTCGTCGTCCGGGCAGCCGTGGTGCGGCAGGGTGCAGTACTGGTCCGCCGGGTCCCGCTTGACACGGCTGACGTAGATCAGCGGCTTGGCGGGGTCGAACTGCTCGGCGTCGTCGTCCTCCTCGTAGCGCTCGTACTCGCCGGTGAGGCGGTGCTGGCAGAACACGACGACGATGCCGTCGTCGTCAGTGGTGGGGTCGTCCTTGGCGAGGTCGCAGCAGATGTCGGGCTCGACCGGCGGCAGCCCGTGCCCGATCAGCTCGCAGCCGTAGACGTGGCCCTCGCCGCGCTTGGCCATCTCCTCGGCGTAGCCCTGCACGGGCAGGTTGCCGTGGGTCAGGCGGTCGGGGTCGACGGCTGCGAGGCCCTGACAGCTCAGGTCGCTGGCCTTGGTGGTCTCGGGCACGGGCGCTCCTTGGGGTCTGGTTGTGGGGTCAGCGGGCGATGCGGATCACGCGCAGGTTCTTCGAGCCGTACTGGTGGCTGAGGTAGAGCCACGTCTTCGCCCATCGGGCGTGGCAGGAGCCCTTCTTCAGGTCTGCCGGGTGCCAGCCGGTCTCGCGGCGACGCCATAGGTCCTTCTTCTCGGCCAGGACCACCGCTCCCAGCGGCGGTTCCGGGTCGGGGGTCGGGAACACCTCGGGCGCCAGGTTTTGCAGGTGCCATGCGTTGGCGACGTAGTGCCGGGTGCGCTCGTCGTGAGGCTTCTGATCCCGGTCGACGTAGCCCATGTGCGTGTTGCACTTCGGGCAGAGCAGACCGCGAACGACACAGTGGCCACGGGCGTACTCCCAGATGCCTTCGGGGAGTCTGTTGCGTCTGTGGTCGTGGTCGATGGCGAGTGGGTGCCAGGAGGTACCACAGAGTTCGCAGAGGTCGTTGGCGCGTTTGCGTAGGTGCTCGTACTGCTGGCACGTCATTCCGTAGAACGCGTGCTGGCAGTTCTTCGGGTGCCACAGGCTGACCTGCACAGCGCTCCTCCCTTCGACCGGCTGGTGTGCCGTCTCCATCATTATGGCACATCATGTTGCGAAGTGACATTGCGACCCCTCGTGCCATATAGTTGGCACCATGGATTGCGACACGCTGATCTGCGACACTGTGGCTGTGGCCACCGAACCGTCCGAGGAGTTCCTTGCAGCCGCACGCGCCTACGTAGAGGCCGGCGAGCTGCTCAAGCGGCGACGCGAGGAACTGGCACCGCTGATCGCCATCGAGGTGGGGCGGGGCGTCAAGCTCGCCCTGGTGGGGCGTCATGCGGGCTACACCCCTGAGCACGTCCGCCGTATCGCCCGCGATCACGGCGTGGGCTCGGCCATCGACCGCACACCCCCAGCCCGCCGCGTAGCTGACCCGGACCCCGCTCCCGACTCCGCTTCTTCCTGACATCCCCACTCCCCCTCCCCCTGTGGTTCCTGGCGCGGCCTCCCCGCTGACCGCGCCAGGTGTTGATCAGCTGTCAGCTGGCACGCCAGGCAGGCAGGCCCTTGGTTTTGCGGAGCCTGTTGTAAAGCTCGACGACGACCTCGGCGACGGCTTTGCCGACGGTGACGCCGATCAGGTCCGACAGACCCCGTGACTTGCCCAGGAGGGCGCCGGGTCCGCCGGCGTATTTGCTGAGCCGGTCGGTGAGTTCGGAGACGTTGATCGCTTCCCCGTAGCGCGCGTAGACCAGGCCCAGGCCGTCGAGGAGGCGGCCGTCGACACCGTTGCGGTCGTGGCCCCACGCGCGGGTGATGGTGGCGATGGTTTTCTCCGCTGCGGCCGGGCTGGCCCGGTAGACGCGCTCGAAGGCCTGGATCGCGGACAGGCATCCGGCGTCGCCGGCCTGGGCGACTTTCCACCCGTACTGCTCCAACATCAGGGTGATCATCACGGCGTCCTCGTCGCCCTGGATGACCCGCACCCGGAACAGGTCGAGGTAGCCGGGTTTGGCGGTGTTGTTGAGGAGCCGGAACATGTCCGCTTCCTCGGGCAGGGTCAGGTCGGCGAAGACACGGCAGGCCGCGGTGCCGCCGCCGTGTCCTGCTTCGCGGAGGGCTTCGACGCGGTGCTGGCCGTCGATAACCGCGTTATCGCCGTTGTCCCGGCGGGAGACGGTGATGACACCGAGGGCGTCCATGTTCAGCTCGGCGGCGATTTTGCTGACCCGGCGCTTGTCCAACGGTCGCTGCACGCGCGGGTCGATGATGAGCGTTGACACCGCAACGTTCTCTACCTTGGGGTTACGCATTGGTACGCTCCTTGCAGCGTTTGATGAGCGTTTCGAGGACTCGACGCGCTTCGGAGAGGCCGTCCACCCACTGGGCGGCCTCTTCGCTTGTGATGCCGGGGTGCAACTCGGTGATCTGCGACAGGCCGTAGCTGATCCCGGACAGGTTCGCCAGCGCGGCCGTGACGGCCTTGCGCTGAGGTGCAGCACCGGCGATACCCGCCTTGACGGGTGCTTTCAGGGAAGACGCGCGTAGGCCGCGGACCTTCTCGTAGGCGGGGGTGATGTGACCGGTGGCGTCCATCTCGGCCAGGGCCGCGCGGGCAGCACTGCGCTCGGCCGGGGTGGCGTCCAGGTCTGCTGCGGCCTCGACGACCTTGCGCGCCTTCTGGTAGCTGGTGCTCGGCAGCCCGATCGCGGCCCCGACGATGTCCCGGACGCTTCCCTCGGACCCTATGTTCACGTGATCAGAGGGTTCCTGCTTACGCCCGGACAGCATCCGATCCGCCGCACGCGGCTTTTCCAACTCCTCCAGTGCCCGGCCCAACGCCACCAGCTCGGAAATGGTCATCTCTTTGCGTTCGGTGTTCTCGTCCCGCTCAGCGATCAGGTGCGCAACGGCGTCGTCGAGCCCGTCAACGACGATGGCTGGCACCGTTTCCCAGCCCAGCAGCCGGCATGCTGCTAGGCGTCGTTCTCCGGCAACGAGGCGCCCGTCTGTAGTGACGGTGATGGGGTTGATGAGCCCGGCTGGTCCGGCGATGGATCCGGCGAGGGCGCTGATGTTGCCCATGTCTTTGCGGTACCGGCCGTCTACTCGGATGGTTTCGATGCGCATCTGCATCAGTTGTCGTCCCTCCATGGGCACTCCTTTATGTGTGGTGCTGGTGTTGGGTGGTGACGGCCCGGTGTGGTTTCTTCCCCCACGCCGGGCCGGGCTGGTGAGTCAGACCGTGTAGTCGGCGGGCAGTTTCCCGAACAGGTCGGCGTGCTTGACCTTCATCTGGATGCGTTTGCCGCCCCGGGTGAGGAGCCCGCACGGGGCGGTGCCGACGAGGCCTTCGGCCCAGAAGTCGCCGAACTGGGACTTGAGGCCGGCGGCGACCGCGGTGAGGGCTTCCTGGACGGTGCCGACGCTGATGTCACGCGGGGCGGCAGTGATGCCCAGCGACTTGGCGATGCCGTGGACGTTGTCGCATTCCAGCCACCACTGATCGATGCGGACGTCGAACAGGGCGAAGGACTGGTCTGCGCGGTACAGGCCGCCAGCTTTCTGGATCTTCGGCCCGTAGCCTTCGCCGTAGAGGACGACTTCCTGCTCGCCGAACGTCTGCTCCAGCAACTCCTCGGGGAACATGACGTCCAGCGCGGTCAGGAGCGTGGTGGGGATCTGTGCGGCTTCGGTCCGGCCGCCGTAGGTGACCTTGTGCCCGTTCCAGAAAACGCGGATCGAGGTGCCGTCGATCTTCTCGGCCCACGTCCAGTTGATGTGGGCGAGTGCCCCGAACTCGGGCATGGTCCAGTCGCCCCAGATGAGCTGGTTGCGGTTGGGGCCTTCGGTGTGGCGCTTGAACGGACCGTAGATCTTCGGGTATTCGGTGGTCACGTCAGTTCTCCTGGGTGGTGGTGGGCCGCTTGGCCCAGTACGGGCCTTCGCGCTGGTCGTCTACGCGCCGGTAGCGGGTACCGCAGGAGCATTCGGCGATGGTGCCGACAGGTTGGTCGCCGAGCTCCGCGAGTTCGTCGTGGCAGCGGTGCTGGTCTGGGACGTGGATGAGGCGGGCCATTGGGTGTGCTCCTTAGTGGTGGGGAGCCCGGCTCGGGCGGCGCGTTGCTGCTCCCGGGTTGGGCGGCGGATGCCTTGCGGCCGGGAGTTCGGGTCGTCGATGGTGTCGTCGTCCCAAGCCGCCGGTGGGGCGTGGCGGAGTTGGCGTGCCTTGAGCGCAGCCATCCGCGACGGGCCCTCGGTGCCGGCGAGGTCGTCGTAGACGGCGGCTACACGCTGGGCGAGGGCGTACGAGATCTGGCGCCTCGGGAGGATGAGGGTTTGCAGGCTGGACGCGGTCGTTCCGGCCCGGCAGGCCACCTCGGAGGCTGGCCAGCCCATCCATGCGAGCGCCTGGACGCGCCGGCGGGTGCCGGCGGAGTCAACGCCGCGCTGGGATGCGTGTGGCTTCAGCGGCAGGGCGAGGATTGCCCGCTCGGATTCGGGGAGCAGTCTGGCGGTGCGGCCGAGGTGCAGGTTGTGCGGCACCCAGGTGGACAGTCCGGCTTCGTCTGCGATCTGCTCGTACGCCCAGCCGAGTTCGCGGAGCGCTGCAACGTGCTGGCGGGCTTTGGTGGCGTTGCGGTAGCCGTTGATGCCCATACGGATGGTGCGCCGGTAGTCGGATTCGCACATGCCACGGGTGTGGGCGGGTTTGGGGCAGCTACGGCGGGTGCACTGAGCGGTCTGAGTGTCAGGCATGACTGGCCTCCGACACGAACAGGCCGAGCTGACCCACGGGCTGCTCAGGGATTGCCGGGGTCTCCGTCAGCTCCGGGTTTCCGTAGATGGCGGCGTGCTGCGGGTGGATCTGGGCGTACTCCTGCCACGACACCCGCCCGCCGAGCAGCGAGTCGCCGACGGCAATGCGCGGGCGGATGATGTGCGGGATGGCGTCCAGGCGCAGGTGTGGTCCGGGGATGAGCCCGGCGCGGTGCATGAGGTCGCCGACGGCAACGACGGTGCGCAGCCGGGCGACCGCGGTGGTGAGCGGGTCGAGTTCAACACCGGTGACACCGGCAACTATCCGTTCGATGGCGGCGGCCGGGCTGACGGGCTGCCAGCCGACGGCTTTCGGCTCTTTGGACTGGCGTCCGGCCAACGCGCCGGTGGTGTACAACTCCCACAGGTAGTCGATGGTGCGGACCAGGAAGTGCCCGGTGCCGCACGTCGGGTCGATCGTCATCAGCGTCGTGTCCGGGAAATCGTTGGCCGCCGGGATCAAGGTGCGATCGAGGATGAAATCCGCTACCCACCAAGGGGTCTGAACGAGGGCGTGCGCTTTGCGTCGGTCGGCGCTGAGGTCCTGGAGCAGGTCGCCGATGATCCAGCCGCTGATGCTGGCCGGGCCGTCGGAGACGCCGTAGGCGAGCCGAGGCGCGTCGGTGATCCAGTACTCGACGAGAGCCCGGCATGCCTCCTCGGACGGGGTGCCTTCGGCGCACGGCGTCCACCTCGGGTCCATGAGGCAGGCGGTCGACGGGTGCACGGCCAGAGCTGCCACGGCCTGGGTGAGCCACTGCCGCATGCCGTCGGGTCGGGCGTCGATGTGCCGGCGCATCTGCAGGTATGCGGTCGCGGACAGCCACGGGTCGATGAGGTAGTGCGCTTCAGCCCAGGCGACGCACGCGGACATGTGGACCCAGGCGGCTGCGACTGGGGTGCGGCGTTCCTCGGGCAGGTCGGTGAGGGTTTCGGCGCAGGCGTCTACGTGTTGGTGGAGGGCTTTGATGAGCGGGCGCGTCCACTTGGTGTCATCGACCTGGTTGGTGGTGGCCACCGGGTTCTCCTTCCTGCGCGCTGATGGTTGGTGGTGCCGCTTCCTCCCGCGCCCCGACGCAGGCCATGCGCCAGGGACGGGGGTGGATGGGGTCAGCTCTCGTCGAGCCAGCGACGCGGCGACCCGCCGTGCGACATGCGGTAGGCGCAGTCACCGCAGCTCCAGATGTAGAGCCACTTCGCGAAGCGGCCCAGCTGGCGGTTGCAGTGCTGGCACCTGCGCCTAGCCACGGTCGGGGCCGATGAACTCGACCGAACCGGCCATCCAGGTGATCGCGTCCTGGCGGTGCCGAGCGCAGATGACGGCGAGGCTGTTGCGCAGGTCGACCAGGAATCTCACCAGGTCGTCGGCGAACTCGATGCACCAGCAGGCGTTCTGCCACGGCTCATTTGGCAGCGAGTACCAGCGCCCATGGACCGTGGACCCGACGTACCGGCAGGATGCGCTGATCTCCCTGTCGACGTCGGCGGTGAACTCAGCCCATTCGGCCTGGGTGAGTTTGTCGTCGCTGTTGCCGATGCTGATGTAGACGGTGGCGTTGGTCATGTCGGTGCTCCTCGTGGTGGTCAGGGCTGGGTGGGAGTGGAGGGGTTTGCGTCGAGCACGGTTCGGCCAGTGGTGGTGAGCTGCCACCGTCGCCACCAGCGCCCAACCACGGGAACGGGCTCGCCGGGCTCAACCCAGCCCGCCCGGCTTAGCGCGTTGACGGGACCGGTGACGTTCGTGTCGCCGTGCCATGACCCGCTCGGCTTGTGGAGGGCGCTGAGCTGGATCTCGCCGTTGCCGATGGCGCGTAGCAGCCCGAGCTGGTCGGCTGTCGGTGAGTGCGCGCCCATCACGGCCTCGCCGTCTCGACGCCAGCGACCAGGCTCCGGCCCGCGTCGGTCAGTACCCAGTCCTCGAATTCGCCCCTGACGATCGGCTCGCACCAGCCGTTGCGCTGCATTGCTCGCACGCGCCGGGTGACGATGTAGCCGACCTCCCAGATCTCATCCCGGCCGACCTCACCGACGACGTTGCCGTCATCGATCGAGCGCAGCAGGTTGAGCTGGGCATTGGTGGGCTTGCGGTTAGCCACGGTTTGCCGCCGCTTCGTCGTCCTGCGCGTCGTCGACAGCGCATGCGGTGCACAGGCCGTCGGCGATGTACGTGCTCGGTCCGGTAGCTACGCGTCCGCAGCCCCACCGGCACCGCTCGTCGTCCTGGTCGTCGACAGCCGGGGAGGCGGTCGGCGTGCACTGGTGGCGCTTGTTCCACGGCTGGTCACACGCCTTGCACGTGGCCACCTCGTCCTCGTCCAGCGCGGGCGTCTCCGCCGTGGCCACGCCGTGGTGCCCTTCGTCAGCGCACGCCTGCTCGTCGGTCCAGCGAAGCCAACTCTCCGCGTGGGCCCCGCCGTGCCCGGCAGCCAGGACACACCAGGACTCGCCCCACGGCTGACCGGTCAGGTGCGACCGGCACGGGGTGGTCGGGGTGGTGGTGGCGGGCTCTTCCCATAGCCACGTCTGCTCATTCCACGCTCGGCCGCTCGGTGTGACCAGCTGGAGCGGTCGGGTGACTCGCTCGGCGTGGAGCCGCCACATGCTGGCGATGCCTGCAGCCTCGGCGAGGATCGTGAAGCACGTCGGGCAGATGATTTCGTCGTACTGCCAGGGTCCGTTGATGTCGCCGCCGCGCATGACCTCGTTCCACAGTGGTGATGGGGCGCACCAGCTGATGTTCGGGCCGCCGCAGCAGTTACAGACGCTCTCGGGGTGATGGTCGGGCGTCAACGGGTACTCCTCGGAATCGGGCATGGCTACAGCTCCTCGGTGTCGATCGGGTCGAAACGCATCGGCACAATGCGGGTGGCCTGCTTCGGCTGCGGCACCCTGGAAGCGCGGTACACGTCGGCGTCGGTACGTTCGATCAGCCGCCCCACACCCGGCAGGCGCACGCACGGCAGGGTGCCGCGTTTCGTGGCGGAAACGACTGACGTGGCGTGGATGCCGATGATCTGCGCAGCCTCGGTCACGGTGATCAGGTCCAGGCCCAGGCCCTTGATCTCGGCGGCCAGGCGTTCCGCCCGGGTGGGAGCTTTCGGCTTGGGCGTGCGGACCACCTTCGGCAGGGGCTCAGGCTTGGGTGCGATTGCGACTACGGCCCGCACATGCTTGAGCGGGACGCGCAGAAGGGCGGAGATCTCCGCGATCCCGACACGCTCGGCGTACAAGCGCAGAACCTCGTCTTGCTCCGAAGCGGTGAGGGTCATCAGAGCTCGTCCCGATCGGTCAGGTCGAAGCCCCGCGACTGACGCCGGCCCGACGTCCGCGCCTGGACCTTCACCCGGTACGCCTCCGCATCGGCACGGCAGATCAGTCGGCGCCCCTGCTTGTCCACCCGGCACGCCAGGCGTCCCTCACGGACGGCCTTCGCCACGGAGTCTGGCTTCATGCCGATCAGCCGGCCCGCTTCGGTCACACCCAGCTCGTCGTCAGGGGACGGCTCGGCCGCCGGACGTTGGGCGGTCGCACGTTTCCGCACGGCCAACGGACGCACCCGCACTTTCGGTGCCCGGTACAGTGCCCGCAGTTCGGCCTTGTCGTAGGTGGGTTTGCCGCCCTCGTACGTGACCGTGATCAGGCCCGACTTCTGCCAAGTCCGGATCGTTCCGGCGGTGACCCCGGCCACCTCGGCGGCAGCGATACCGCCAACCACGCGGGCGCTCACGATCGGCCCGCTTTCAGCGCGTCGATGTCCGAGGTGCGGAACCGGGTCCCGTCAACGGTCTGAATCGGCCGCACATACCCGGTGCCGAGCAGATGCCGCCACTGGGCGTCGGTGACACCAAGACGGTTCTTGGCCGCGCGGGCACCGATCAGCGGGGCATCGCCGTGCAGGTCGGCGTTCATGGGCGCACCGCCTTCAGGGCGTTGATGTCCTGGAGCTTGTAGCGGATCCCGCCCTGCGGGCGCCGGTAGCCGAGCAGCCGTTCAGACGCCAGGAGCGCCTGCCAGCCTTCGAGGTCCAGGCCGAGGAGTTTGCGGGCGTGAGCGGCACGCACCAACGGGTTGAGGATGTACGGGCGGTCCTGCTTCACCGGGCACCGCCACGCCAAGCCCGAAGCCTGGCTATGCCCCGCTCAACGCCGTCGAGGCGGTGGGCGTTGACCATCTGAGGTCCGGGGCCGGTGCGGTCGATGCCAGCGCGCATAGCGGTGGACATCTCCAGTAGCTGCGCCTGCGCCCAGTCCACCCCGGCATCCCAGCCGCCGGCGGGTGCCATGCGGACAGGTGCGGGCCGCGCTGCCGCCTGCGCCGCGCTGCGCAGTTGCTTGCGGGCTTTCTTCAACTCGCCCTGGGCGGCGGCGAGCTGGCTGCGTAGGACGTTGGCCTCGCGTACGGCAGTCGCTAGCTGGGTGTCGCTTTCCCTGAGGGAAACAAGGCCCTGATCGCACTGAGCCCGCAGTGCGTCCTCGTTGCTTCGGGCGTCACGAAGTTCGACCCGAAGCAGGTCAACGTCGGGCAGCGGCGAGGCAGGACCGGTCGTCTGTACCGCCAGGTCATAACTCCCAGGACAGGTGTTGCCCGGAATCTGGTAGAGATCGTCGGGCCCTGTCCGCCACGCGTCGTGGAGGTGCGCAGTGCGCGCCCACGTCACCCGGACCGGGCCGCCGCAGTAACCGCACTCGCCCTCAGGGTTGGTCGGGTGCGGCTGCTCGGCGTGGCCAGCTTTGGTTGATGCGCGAGCCTCGGAGCGGAAAGCGGTCAGACTCATCGGGTCACCGCCGACTTAGAGAGCCGCTTCAACGTGTCCGGGATCAGCCCGGACTGCATGTCCTTCGGCTTCCACACGCCAGCGTCCTGCCCTGCTTCGGTCAACCACGCCAACCAGTCACGCTGCTCAGGCTTCAGTACGCCCGTGGCGGACTTGAGCTCGCGGAAGATGAGCCCGCCCGGACCGCAAATGCTCAGGTCTGGCCAGCCTTTGCCGTCGGCACTGACCGCGGTTATCCACCGGCCCGTTTTTGTGAGTGCGGGCCGGAAGTGTGCGACCTTCAGGTGCCTCAGTGCGCAAAGGTCGAGGATCGACTTCTGGAAGATCTCCTCGGGCTTCTTTGGCTTCATCGAATAACTCCCGAGATACCCGTGGTTTCAGCCATGGGGAGGTAAGGGTGTGCCTTAGGTGTTGCGTTGGTTCCCGACGTAACGCTTGACGACTTCAAAGGCCTACTCAGCGATTGGAAAGAAATAGGGTCCTGTATATTGGATTCATGGACGAAACGGTGCGATACACGTACCGTTTGCGCCCCGGCGCGACGGCGGATGCCGCGCTGGAAGAAGAGTGGGACCGCTGCCGGTTTCTGTGGAACGAAGCCGTCCATCAGCAGAAACAAGGCAACAAGCCCACCCTGTGCGGCCTGTCCAAAATGCTGACCGCAGCGCGCGCCCAACTCGGCTGGCTGCGCGACGGCTCCCAGGTCGTCCAACAGCAGATGCTGCGCAACTACACCATGGCGTTGCAGCAGTCTTTCAAGGTCAAAGGCCGTGGACGCCCTGTTTTCAAGGCCCGTAAGAAGACTCTTCCCAGCCTTGAGTACACGCTTCGCGGGTTCGCAGTCCGTGACGGCAGGCTGCGCCTCGCGGGCGGCCTGAGCATCCCCGTGGTCTGGTCGCGCGAGTTGCCGTCGAGCCCGACCAGCGTCCGTGTCTATCGGGATTCCCTCGGGCACTGGTACGCGTCGTTCGTGGTCCGCCGCGACATCACGGACGCACCCGAGACGGACGGCTCCATCGGTATCGACTGGGGTGTCAGCACCACCGCGACCACCACCGACCCGGCCTACGACCTGCCGCACCTCGGATACCGACGCCGCTGCGCCGCCGAACTTGCCGCAGCGCAACGCAAGATGTCCCGCAGGCGCAGACCCAAGGGCAACGCCCAGTCCCGGGGCTACGAGGACGCGAAGCGCACTGCCGCGAAGCTCGCCAAGAAAGCCGCCCGGCAGAACGCCCACGCCTCCCGCATGTGGGCGAAGTCCGTGGTCGATAACCATGCCGTCATTGCCGTGGAGGACTTCAAGCCGACGTTCCTGGCCAAGTCGAGCATGGCCCGCAAAGCAGCCGACGCCGCAGTTGGTGCGGCAAAGCGTGAACTCATCGAACGTGGTGTGCGGGCGGGCCGGAAGGTGGTGCTGGTTCCGCCCGCTTACACCACGATGACCTGTTCCGAGTGTTTTTCGAGAGCCAAGATGCGCTTGGAACTGAGTCAGAGAATCTTCCGGTGCGCAGACTGCGGACACACCGCAGACCGCGACCGAAACGCCGCGAGGGTCATCCTCGCCACGGTAGAGCGTGACCGTGTTGGTGCCGACGACGTAAGACATTCGATCACCTCCCTTCGGGGCGGTCGGTCGGGTGCGGTCTGAGCCAGAAATCCCCCGGATTCATCCGTGGGGAAGCGTTAACGCCTGCCCCGGGGGATCTGCGGTAGTGCGAGCCGGATGCCGTCACGCCACAGCTGGGCGCAGCGCATGAGCACACCGATGTGGGCGTCCCGCTCGATGGGGTCCTGCCTGCGCAATCCCCAGTCGCCGCGCGGCAGCTGGGCCAGGCGGGCGCGTTCTTCGTCGGTGAGGCGCGGGTCAAAGCTCATCGGGTCACCTCCCCGTAGGTGACGGGGACCCCGGCGACCTCACCGATCAGGGCCAGCTGGCCGGGCAGGACCGGCAGCGGGGCGCGGGCAGCCAGGGCGGCGCGCTCCCGTCGGGCCTCGGCCTGGCAGTCATCGCCCTCACAGAAGTGCAGGCTGCCGACGGTGGACCACTCGGCCCGGGCAACTTGAGACCTGGCCAGCGGGGACCGCGCCTGCTCTTCTTCGAGAAAGACGAGGATGCCGCCTTCCTCGACGTCGGTCAGCCGGTTGGTGCAGCGGTCGCCGTCACAGTCGATGGCGTAGGCGGTGATCTCCTGGACGCTCACGGCATCTCCCCATCCTCGGACAGGGCTTCCCACAGCGACCGCGCCTGGTCGTCGTCCATCGGCCGGCCTGCGACCACCACCGCGTACTCGTCGGTGCCGGTCCGCACCTGGCGCAGATGCACCCGGCCGTCGGACAGATCGGCGACGAGTACGGCGAGACGGGTCAGGTCGGGCTGCTCGCGCCAGTCCCAAGACGCGTATCCGGTGCGGTAGGGGCGCTCATTGGCGGTACGACCGCCGGCACCTGCCGCCTCGATGCCCATCTGGTACGCAAGGTCGGTGGCGACCCCCAGGGCGTGGCTGAAAAAGTCGACATCGCGAGCACCCAGGGCGGCGCGCAGGCCTTCGCGGTACGCGGTCTGGATCTCGGCTCGCTGCAACAAGGTCAGTTCGCTCATGACGACACCGCCTTGAGGTCGCTGAACACGATGACCTGCCGCGACACCAGCCGGTAGCTGTCGTCCCACAGATGGTTGGCCTTACGCCACTGCTCGGCGTGGGCGAACGCGGTCACAACCGGGTTCTCCGACGTGCCCATGCGGGTGTCTTCCCACCACGGGGACACGACCTCGCCGGCCGCGCTGGCAACCGCGTACTGGGTGATGACGCTGCTGCTCACGCGGCACCGCCCACGCGCTCGTTCGCGGGGTCCTGCGTTGCCAGCCAGCCCTCTTCGTCGAACTCCTGGTCGACGATCTCCCCGTCCAGCACGGCCTCGTAACCGCCCTCGCGGATCGACCGCACCTCATCAGGGGTGATCTTCACGCCCTGGGCGGTCAACTGCTCGGCGAACGCGGCATCAGCACGCTGCTGCTCACGCCGGTACTCGGCGGAGGTCGGCACCCACTTCTGGAGCTGCCGAACCGCGCTCTTCACCCACATGGACTCCTCGTGCACCTTCCACGGCGAGGAGTCGTAGCCGGAGCCGGCCGACGAAATCTTGATCCGGGCAATCGCAGCCTTGTTCAGGACGACGACCTTGCTTGTTGCCCCGTCACGCATGCGGGCGAACGCGTACACCAACCGGAGTTCGCCGCGGTCGTCGGAGTCCCAGTCGATGTCATGCTGGGGGACGTTGTCGCGGCCGGGCCGGAACGCGAACTGGTCGCGGCTGTAGACGGCCTCGGCAACGATGGACACCACCCCGCCGCCCCGGTACATGAGCTCGATGTGACCCTGGTAGCCGATGATGCCGAGGATCTCCAGCTTGCCCCTCACCTTGCGGGGGGTCAGATAGAAAAGCTCGGTCCCCGGCTCCAAGCCCAAGCGGGCGGCGTCGAGGAGCGTGGCCAGGAACAGGCCGGGATTGTTGGTGGCGGCAACTTCGAGCTCGAACTTGCCGAACTCGGGGCCGCGCTCGGTGATGCGCTTGCCTCTCTTGAGGGCGCCCTGGGCGAGACGCACCCACGTTTCGGCCTTGATGTGGCTGGGCAGGACGGCGGCGAAGCTACTGGTGTACTGCTTGATCAGCCCGGCGGGAGTGGTGTCCTGCACGGCAACTTCGGCGGTCGGAGTTGGGGTTGCGGGGGCTGCGGTCTCGGTCATTTGGTTCTCCGAAGCTGGTCGTTGGAGGTGCGGGCGGCGAACTTCTCGCCCGCGAGAACGGCGGTCTTGGCGTCGCCGAGGTGAGCACGCAGCAAGGCGGTGTACTTGGCCTCGAACTGCTTCGCGAGGTCGCTGAACTTCTTGGCGCGCTGCCAGCCCTGCGCGACCTGGGCGGGGATTTCCTGCTCGCGGTCCTCGATGTCGGCGTGCAGCCGGCGCAGGATCGGCAGGGTTGAGGAGTGCTCGTCGACGTCGGGCGGGGTGCCGGCAGCAAGGCTGTCCATGAACCGGCACCCACGCTCACGCATGCCGACGAGTTCCTTCTCGTCGCGACGTACCCGGTAGACACGGAACCCGCCCGGGCCGAGGGCGCAGAGGTCCACCTCATCAAGGCCCATGACGTCGAGCTGCCAGAGCGCTTGGTCGCGGTAGTGGACGGGCACATCGTCGGTGCCTTCTTCGCCCCACCCATCCCAACTGAAAGCGACCCACTTGCACTCAAGTAGCCGGAGCAGCTTGAAGCGCCCGCACACGCTGCACGGCTTGAACCCTTCGATGAAGAAGGTGCTGTCTTCGTCTGGCACGAGCCCGCCGTCGCAGATGCCGCCGCAGTTGTCGATCGCGGAGACGAGCCGGTCCGGGGTCGCCATCTGCCAGGGCCGGTCGGCGTGTTGGTACAGGCCAGCAGTGTCGATGTGCAGGTTCTCGGGTGAGGCGTAGTGCTTGGCGAACCAGCCGGCGATGGTTGGTTCGAGGAACGTTCCCGTGGACATCTCGTTGTTGGCGGGGATCTCCCAGCCCATGCGTTTTCTCCACCACAGGCTGAAGAGCGAGTCGTAGGGGCTGCGGCCCATGATGGCTGCGATCTCGGACGCACCGATGCCCTTGCGACGGGCTGCGAGCCAGTCGGCTTCGTCTGCGGTGTCAGGCAGGACCAGGACGGCGCTCACGGGCACACCTCGTCGCGGTCCTGGCGACGCTTGAACGCCACGTCTAGGGCCATCTCCTGCCGGTGCGCCAACTCGGCGTCGGCCAGGGTCTCAGGCCGATCCCGCAGCGCCTTCAGTTCGGCCTGCGTCCTTGCGAGGTCGGCGCGGACGCTGGCGAGGTCGACTTGGAGGCAGCCGATCCGTGACTTGAGGTTGACAACCTCCGAGCTGGGGAGGCCGCTGAAGTCCACGCCCCGGTCTGCGATCCATGCCGGGGTCACCTGCTCCTGGCGCGCGAGCAGCTCGGCGGAAGCCTGCGGCACCTCGGGGCGCAGCGCCCGGTTGAGGGAGTCTTTCCAGTCGCTCACAGGTCGCTCCAATCCGAGAGCCAGATGTCGACGAGGGGCTCGCCCTTCGCGACACGGGTCATGAGGTCGAGCCGCCGCTCGGGGCTGAAGTCCGCGTCGTACTGCCGCAGCCAGTTAGCGTCGGCGATGCGCTGGGCGTCGGCAGTTTCCCGCTCGGCGAGCAAGCGCACGTTGTGGTTGGCAAGCCGGATGCCGACCGAGACGGCGGCGGTGAGGAGAGCCAAGAGCGCGGCAACGAGGAAGGTCATCGGCGTGTTCCAAGATCGCGGACGACGAAGCCGAGGAGCCCGAAGCCGGCGGCAAGCAGGACAGCGGCGGCGATGAGTACGGACTCGCTGCCGAGGTCAGGGAGCAGATCGCGGATCACGGCTGCACCGCCGGGTCCGGGTGCACGTCCAGCGTGACGACGGTGGGCGTGAGGTACGGGGGCCGCCGCTTGTCCGTCGCGTCGCGCCGCTCGTACGCCTCAACCCGGTCGGTGAGGTCGGCACAGCGCTCGTGGAGGGCGTAGTTCTCGTCGCGAAGCTTGCGGATCAGCTTGTCCTGCTCGGCGAGCCCGGCGTCCTGGGACTCCAGCTCCTCGCGGGCGTCGAGGAGTTCAGTGGCCAGTTCCATGTTCTCGGTGTCGTAGCGGTCCATGTCGTCGCGCAGGGTCTTGTCGGCCCAGCGGCGGGCAAGGCTGACGCATGCAACACGGAGGTTGAGGCGGAGGTTCACGGCTGCCCCTTCCGGGCGTCAAGCTTGCGGCGGCGGTTCTGCTCGTCGAAGTACTCGCCCCACTCGCGGACGGTGCTGCCGGTCTTCGGCGGCACCAGCTCTTCGGGCTCGGGGTAGTAGTCGTCGGAGAGCAGTGGTGCGGCGAGTGCGGTCGAGCGCTGCTTGCGGCTCCCGGCCACAGCGGCGGCAATGCCGACGACCACGCAGCCAGCGAGTGTGACGCAGGCGAAGGTGATGAGGGCGCTCACCGGGCTACCTCGCGGGCGGCGGACAGCAACGCGGCGGCAATCTGCTCCACCTCGTCGGCGGTGTACGGCCCGTTGCCCACGGTCAGGTCGATGAAGCCGTTGCCGGACGCATCAACCGTGGCGGTCATCTGGCACGAGCCGAGCGACCACGGCAACTTGACTACGGGAGCCGGCACGAGGCGCACGAAGCTGCCGACAAAGCTCGCCTTCAAGCGGTCGCACACTTCCGTCCAGGTGTGGCCCTGGTCGTCGCCGTCGCTCCACCAGTGCTTGTCTCCGAACTCCTCGGAGTAGTCGTGCCGCCACACCCAGCCGGTGCCGGTCTCCTGCAGCACGGTGCCGTTGGGTGGTTCCTCGGGCGCGGGCAGTTCCAGGATCTCGACGGTGACCGTCGGGTCCTCCCCGGACTTACGGAAGCTGTTCATCCATCCCGCCTCCGAGTACGGAGTCCGGAAGTGCCCGTCCAACTCCCAGTCGGGTTCGTGCCAGCCGGTGAAGATGCCCTCGTGGGCAACAACGGTGCCCTGCGGCCAGGTGGTGGTGATGCGCACGCGCGCACCGATCGGCGGATTCAGGTCGGCCATCAGGCACCGACCGTCACGGCGTCGCGGACCTCGGCGGCGAGCTCGGCGAGCACCCCGGCGGGCTCAACCTTCGGCGGGACGATGAGCAGGAGCCCGGTCGGGATCTCCATCGCGTTCTTCAGCCCGGCGAAGACTGGCGGCACCTCAAGGGTGAAGTCGAGCACCCGACGCTCAGCAACCGGGGCGGCGACCTCGGCGGCGGCATGCGCGGGCACGTGCGCCCGACGCTCGCCCTGCCGGTCGGTCCACGGCGGGATGACAACCATCACCGGCTCCAGCTCGGGCACGGTCGGCTGCTGCTCGCCCTCGGGTGCCGTCTCGGGCTCGTTGGTTTCCGGCCCCAAGTCTGTGTGCTCAGACCACGGCGGGATCACCACGGGCTGGCGACGCAGCTGCGCGGCCAGACGCCTGGCCAACCGGGCGGTCAGCGTCCACGTCCAGCGGACTGCCCGGCCCGCCCAGCGCGCCGTCACCACGACCGCGTTCCGGAAGCGTCGACCCATGCTGATCCGGATGTCGTCGGGCATCGCGAGTTCGGAGCTGAGACCAGCCGCCTGACGGGCCGCACGCCACTGCGCGTTCTGGGTGTCAGCGAGTTCCTCGGCCGGGGTCGGCGCGTCACGCTTGGCAGTGAAGATGAGGGCCAGGCAGCCGCCACCAGCACTGAGGAGGATGCCGGTGGCCATGCCGACCACGAAATCGGGGCTCATCGGGTCGCCTCGGCAAGCCGTGCCTGAGCGACCAGAGCCGCAGCCTCCGGGTCGACGGCGGCAAGCAGGTCGCTGGCGAACACGAACCGCCTGCCGTCCTCGTCCGTCCAGCACTTCACGGTGCTGACGGCACGCAGTCGCGCGTTCGCCTCGCCAAGTTCGGCGATCAATGGCCTGCGCACCGCATCGACGGCGTCAACCAGCGACTCGTCGGAAGCGACGATCCGTGCGCTCTTGTAGGCGTAACCGAGACGCTCGGACTCGGCGGTGTTGTAGGCCGCGACGAACGCCGCAACCGGGTCGGTGGTGCTCATTGGTCGGTTCCTTTCGGTGAGCGGTACAGAGCGAAGATCAGGAAGTAGGCGCCGACGGCGCAGATCGTGAGCAGGCCGAGGCCGGTCACAGCTCGCCGTCCCGCCCCGCACCGGGCGTCTCGGACAGCAGCACTTCGGCGGTAGCGCGGACGGCAGCCGCTTTGGCCTCCAGTTCGCAGTCATCGGGGCAGCAGAAGTGGAAGTCGCGGATCGTCTTGGTGACCTTGCACCTCGCCCAGTAGTGACCCTGGTTGCTGTTGCCCGTGTGCCTGCCGCACCGGTGGCAGATGATGCAGCGACAGGAGACGGTGCCGTCAGGCATCGCGTAGCAGGTCGGGCTCTCGGCATCGCAGGGCGTACGGGTAGCCGCCACCGGCTCGGCGGTCGGAGCCTCGTCGGTGGCTGGGCCCCACTCCTGGAGCAGTTCCGCCCACGTCACCTCGCGGTGGTCCGGGATCGGCCAGCCGTCGCTGTCAACCGGCGTCCAGTGCACGCCGATGCTGTCGGTGAACTCACCCCACGCCTCACCCTCGGCATCCCACACGCGGGTCAAGCCGGCGGGCTGCTCGTCGATGTGCCACTCGATGTCACCGCCGTGGGTGACGAGACCACCGACGAGGTACTGGTGCGCGGAGAACACGGTCATGACTGCTCACCGCCGTTCTCACACCACGAGCAGGGCGGCATCCGCACGACGTGGCAACGGCAGCCGGAGTCCACCTCGACCTCGATGTGCGGGCGGTCGCACGGCTTGCTGGACTGCTCCAGCCGGGCGAGTGCGCGCAGACCATCGCGGATGGCCTCGGTCCGGCGGCGTGTGATGTTCAGCGCGAGCGGCTTGTGGTTCGTGACCCAGGTACTCAGCGCTTCGGCGGCACCGAGACCCTGCTCCAGCGCGACGCGGACGGCGTAGAGGTCGCTCATGCCGACACCTCGATCCGGGTGGAGCTACCGGTCAGCGCACTCATCCACGACGCCCGACCGCACATGTCGCAGTCGTCGGCACCCTCACGCCACGCCAAGCTGTGCGCCCCGTACGCGCCACCCGCCGGGCAGTCACGCAAGGCATCCGCCAGCAGATGCGTCGCGAACTCCACCAGCAGCAGCCGGGCCGACACCTTCGTGGCAACGACCTCGGACATGTCGCCACCGGACACCCACCAGCCGATCCACTCGTCGTGGTCAAGGTGCGAGCGCCGGGCCGTGACCAGAACATTGCCGGTGGACGGGTGCCGGGCTTCGAGGATCGGGCCGTAGTCCGAAACGGCCGGGGTCAGGATTGGGATGGTCTCCATGGTCAGGCTCCGATCAGGTGACGAGAGGTGGGCCGGGAACGTCGCCGCGAATCCGTGACGACGAAGGCCTCAAGGGCTGCACGGAACCGCACCGGGTCGCCGCAGTCGACGAGCAGCAACGGCACGGTCAGGTCGTGCGCGGCGATCCAGGCGGTGCGCGGGTGCTGGGCAACGTCCTGCGTGAACGAGGAGATCGCGGCCGGGTAGTCGCCGGCAGTCGCGTGGACCATGGCCCGGTCAACGCACAGGGCCAGGTACTGGCGGGCGGGCAGGACGCTCATCGGGCACCGCCCTGTACGGGCATGCCGTAGATCCAGATCTCATCGCAGCCGTACAGCGCGACCACGTACACGTGCTTGGCCGCGACCCGGATCGGCCGGTCGCCGATCTCCTCAGCCACGGACGCAACAGCATCGTCGTAGTCGGCGTGCACCGACACCGGGTCGTGACCCTCACCGTGCTCACCACGGCAGACGACGTACACGTACTGGGCGGTCATCGGGCACCGCCGAGGTGCAGAACCGTGTACTCGTTGGTCGCGAGGAGTGCCGACAGCTGGGCGTACGGGGTGACCCAGCCGCATGCACAGCGGACGGTCCAGCCGGCACCGGTCTGGTACGGCTTACCGGGCAGGTGACAGAAGCGTTCGGCGAGATCGGTCATCGCTTCACGACCGGCATGATCAGCAGGTACCGGGTGCCGTCGGCGTACCGCGCCGGCCGCGACTTGCGCTCGTACAGCAACTTCAGTCGGGCGGTCGGATACGTCAGCGGGTTGCCCTTGTGATCGTCGTAGCAGGTGTAGACCGCGCTGCTCCGCGTGTCGTGCTCGACGAGCAGCACCAGCGGTGCCACGTCGGCGGCAGCCTGCGCGGTGTGGAAGATGTCGCAGGCGTCCAGCCACAAGACCTGGGCGGCGGCAAGACCCAGTCGGGCGCGGATGGTGTTGAACAGGTCCAGGCCGTCGGCGGAACGCCAGTCGCGGTCAGCGAACCTGGGGGACGAGGCCAGTGCCTCGGGCGTCAGGGTTGGCAGCTCATCGACGTTCGACGCGCTACCCTGAATGTCGGTGTTCATCGGACCTCATTTCCGTTGACTCCGGTAATGCGGAGGCTCTAGGCGTCGTAAGCGCCCGGAGCCTTCGTTCGTCTTGATCGGTGACCCGCCGCCCCCGGGGAGGTCGGGCGGCGGATCACCAGCCACCCGTAGATGGGTGACCTCGGCCGTAGAAGCAGGCCGGAACTGTGAGGAAGAGCTAGGAACGTGGCTAGGACTTGTCCCAGCGGGTGACTTCGTAGCGGCCGAAGCCCTGCGAGCGGGAAGCGCCGATGCCGTTCTGCTCGCCGCACGTCCAGATCGCAGCCCACTCCTTCGTCGTGAAGTCGTGGTCGGCGATGACCGTGAAGTCGATCTGCGCCTTCTCCACGTACTCCTCGTACTGGATGCCGGTGCCACGGAAGGTGTGGACGAATCGCTGGGCGATGCCGGACGGCTCGATGACGCCGAGGTAGAGGCGGTCTTCGACGACGAACACGTGCTCGGCGAGGTAGGAAAGCAGGCCCTTGTTCGTCTTGCCCCAGCCACGGGAGGTGAGCTTCCCGGCGGCAACCGCAACGGAGGCGGCTTCTTTGAGGGCGGCCTTGAGCTGGCGGCCCTCGATGTAGAGGCCGCGCTCGGGGTCGCGCTTGAAGCCGTTGAGGTGCTTGTGGTCGCTAACGATGGCGGTGGCCTCATCGGCGGTAATGCCGCGCTCGATCATGGTCTCGGCGACCTTCTCGCGGATGAGGTCTTCCTTGTCGATGCCGAGCTTGGTCTTGAGCCAGCCCTCGGCGACCTTGGGATCGGTCGGAGTGCCCCCAGCAATGACGCCGACGGTGAGCTGGCCGGTGAACCGGTGCGGGTACATCTCGGTTTTGAAGCTGTCGAACACGCTCACTGGAATTTCTCCTTGGCTGGTCGGATGGGATGGCGGGATCCGGGGCGGAAAGTGAAGGCTTGTCGGGCCGGGGAGAGCAGGTCAGGGGAGGAGAGGGATGGGTAGTCGATCCGGGGCGGGAAGAGTCGGCCGGGGCCGGGCTGAGTTGGCGTGGGCAGTCGATTCGGGTAGTCGATTCGGGACGGAAGGCGTTGGGCGGGGCCGGGTTGTCGGGCGGAGCTGGGCAGGCGCGGGGCGGG